TTGAACATCTATAAAAAAAAAAAAAAAAAATAAACTGGGTCATTTCTGACCCAGCACACCGCCGTATCGTGCATCAATCACCCTGTCATCATAGACCGTTTCCGTTCCCATATCCTCCATCGTCATCGCCACCACATCGCCCACGTCATAGTCTTCGATGCCGTAGAACACCCAGCACAGACCCGCGCCATCCTCCACCACCACGCAATCCATAGCGTGATTCACCGACCGCACCACACCACACGAGGGGTAGATGTGAGACGCGAACTCATCCGCACCCGCTCCCTTGCCCCTCATATAGCCACCCTGCGCCGCGAACACCATCACCAGCAGAACCATCACCATCACCAGCGCGAAGACCACGTTACTGTTACGCATTCGTTTCTTCCTCCCTTTCTTTAGTACACTCGTAGTATATCATATCCCCTTCCAAATGTCAACCCCTTTCGCACAAAAAACTTTTCTCAAAAATCTATTGACAACCCGACACATTTATGCTATACTCTATACGTGCCCAAGAAAAGGAGGAATCGCAATGATGACCTATTACAAGATGACTGGCGTGTTAGCCCCGAATTGTACCCCATGGTGCCAAGGCCACACTATCTATTACGGCATCAACTCAGAATCATGGCTTGGAGTTGAAGGGATTCGCATCAGAACTTTCGAGAAATTTGGTCTTCACAACATTCGCCAATACGGTAGACTGAATGATAAGGAAGTTTCCCCGATAAAAATGGCACTGTTACTGCTGACGGGCAAGGTCAAAGTTGGCGATGTGCATGATATTTATAAGTTTCGTGAACCCGTGTATATCACTGGCAAACTCCCCCACTTGTGGACTCCCCGCCCGTATGGAAAAAGGGCTTGACAAACGGTTGGCCCGTATTCAGCACCGGGCCATTGTAAATTAGATGTTAAACATCTACAAAAATCCTAAAATAAAAACCCCTTTCGGGGTCTTAGTCATAGTAGTTCTTCACAACCGCCACAATAGCCACCACAAGCACAATGAGAATAGCCACCGCGAAACCAATCCACAGGGGAGCCAGCACCCACACCCACGACCAGTCAATCACACCGCACAGCTTCAGCGTAATGAAGATAAGCGTCAGCACACTGCCGAATCCCAGACCGCCATTAGCACCGTTGTTGTTCCTGTTGTTGTTCTTCATACCAGTTTCCTCCTTCAATCTTTCCCGGTGTCTCTCACCGTGATTATATTGTATCACATCCAGTGAATTTTGTCAAGCACTTTTTTCATTCAGTGTGAAAGAAATTTCTGTCCAGCTTTCGGAACAATTCCTCAGTTCTTTGGTGAAGCCTTCAAGTTCAAACTTTTCCATCAACAGGGTGCGCATTTTACCGCCCCACCACGTGCAATGGACTTTCCAGAAGTGGCGGTCTTTCCTTTTGAGATACCGCTTAGCGATGCTATAATTCCAGCCCATACCGTTGTCGAAGAAGTAAAAACTTTTATCTTCGGCGTCCCAATGAGAGCGGCGGGGGAATGTAGTAGTTCAGAATTTCAGTAGCACGCTCTTCACTCCATTCTTCTTTGCTGTTGCGCCACGAGCGATATTTGCTAACCAGAATACTGCCACCCCAGATGGGGAACAGAATCACGCGCATGACCTTATAACCATTCTTACACCACCACTTGCGCGCCTTGTGCTTCTTCTTGTCGCCCTGCATTGCCTTGATAACTTCGTTTGTCATGGTAGTTACTTCCTTTCTATCCCCTTGGGACATTCTCATTATAACATGGCGTATGAGAAAAGTCAATAACAGATTTTTAACAAGTTAGATGTTCAACATCTATAATCAATGCTTGACTTTTATCGAATCTTCGACTATAATAATAATTGTCAGGAGGGACAAGAGGACCTCACGAAGCCACCATCGAGTGGCTACCGCAGAGCGGTGGGTGTGAGAAATCAAATGAACCTCAAAGCGAACCTCAAAAAACCTCTTGACAAAAACCACAATCTGTGGTACAATACAATTGTTCCAAGGGATGTTAGCTCAGCTGGTTAGAGCACTCGCCTGATAAGCGAGAGGTCGGTGGTTCAAATCCACCACGTCCCATGCGTGGGCCTACAACGGTTGGATGTGCAGTAGGCATCTAGCCCCGCATTTCAAAGCGCCTGATGAGAGAGTAACGCCTCGAAACATTCATGTCGCGCGGAGTCACCCTAGCGGGGGAATAACTGGTGACCAGTCCAACCACACGGTATCCATAAGTGCGGGGTCACACCCTATGTTGCGGAGCCGCAAGCGCAATGCAAGCGTTAACCACCAGAGTAGTTGGTGCTACTCCGCTGTTGTAAGAACCACTATGGATACTGCCCCTGATACTCACAGGGGAACATGGACTCGTAGCTCAACTGGTAGAGCAGGAGACTGAAAATCTCCGTGTAGGTGGTTCGACCCCACCCGTGTCCATTATTTCAATTAGATGTTCAACATCTAATATCAATTCAATTTTCCCTTGACTATTTCCCATATCTATGCTATACTTTCATTGTGCTCAAGGAGCACAAGAAGGAGGAAAGAAAAATGGAACTGGTCATCAACACGTGCTTCGGTGGGTTCGGTCTCTCGAAGAAGGCGCACGCTTGGCTTGGCACTAACGACACTCCTGACCGCGAAGACCCGCGCCTTGTGGAATGTGTTCGCACTCTTGGCGAAGAAGCTAATGGCGAGTTCGCAGAGCTGGAAGTCGTCGAACTCCCTGGCGGCGTGACAGACTGGGAAGTCGAGGAGTACGATGGAGCTGAATCCGTAATTTACGTACTGGACGGAAAAATCCACCATCTGTGAGCGTAGCTCACACTCCTTATATTAGATGTTGAACATCTAATAACTTAAAATTTCCTCTTGACTTTCTTCCCAAAGTATGCTACAATAAAGATACCCCAAGAGGAAAGGATGAAACTGGATGAAGGAAATCTGGTTCGATATGGACGGCACTGTGGCTAACCTCTATGGCGTAGAAGGTTGGCTTGAAGACTTGATTCACGAACGCACCCGCCCCTACAATATGGCGAAGCCGATGGTGAATATGGCGTTGCTTGCCCGTTATCTGCATAAGGCACAGCGCAAGGGATATAAGGTGGGCGTGATTTCGTGGACTGCCAAAAATGGCAATGACCTATACAATGGCGAAGTCGCCCTTGCCAAGATGGCGTGGCTTCACAAGCATCTGCCCTCTGTCGTGTGGGATAAGATTCACATTGTACCATACGGCACTGACAAGCGCAAGACTTGTGGCGGTGGTATCCTGTTCGATGATGAAGAGGGCAACCGCAAAGCGTGGGGCAAAGGCGCCTATACCCCTGATATGATCCTGGCTGTACTGAAAGGAGTAACAACATGATGCTGATTGAAGATTTGACCAAAGCACTATGGATGTTAAATGGCGAAGAACTCGGCGCAGTCTCCGCTATCTATGGCGGAAAGATTTATATGGCGGATGGTCGTGTTGCCTTTGTGGATATGCTTGTGAAACTTTATGACAAGACTTACAATGTCACGAATAATGTATAAAATTCGTGACATCCTCAATAATTAGATGTTCAACATCTAACCGGAGTGTTGACAGCCGTCCACCTATATGGTATAATCGCATTGTAAGAAAGGAGCGATGAAAATGCGTGATGCGACAAAGGGTACCTACAACGGCGAAACCACCTACTGCCCTGTGAATGCCTATGGTGACTGCCCCTACTGTGACCAGTGCTGTGTCTGCCACATCGAAGACCCTATGGAAGACTGCGATGATTGGGGTATGTTCTACTCCTCGTGGTTTGAGTGGGTAACTCTGGGAGATATGGCGCCCTCTCCCGACGAACCTATCGAAGAAGAAGACCTTCCGTTCTGATGGAGGACAATAACGATGAGTAAGAAAACCGCAGTGCGGCAGCAAGTTGAAGCTATGGCAGAAAACTTCTGTGAAACTTTTCTTGACGATTACCAGTGCGCAGACTGGGGCGTCACTGCAACAAAATTCGCCCGCTTATGTATTGACGAATTGACTAAACAGCTTACCCAGCTTGCTTACGAACTGGATGATGAGAGGTTGGAAGATAATGAAGATTAAGTTCACGCAGGAAGAAATGGACGCAATTGAAGTCGCCTATTATGACCACGAGGGTATTGTGCCATGCAATATTTCCCATACTCCCAAAGAAAAAGAGTACCGAATGTTACAACAGTTGTGGCTGAAAATGGCAAAAAATAGGTGAAAAGAAAGCAAAAGAATTATGGGAGGAGTAATCCTCCTTCTGCCATTAGATGTTCAACATCTAATTAAAAATTTGACTTTTATCGAAAATCGTAGTATAATCAAATCATCAAGTGAAGGAAAACACTTAAAAACCAGAAAGGACTTACCGAATGAACGCTATGCAGAAGAAGATTGCCGCCCGTGCCGCCACCATCTCCGCCCTGTCCCAGATTCTCGAGGAACTCGCCGCCGTCCAGTTCGGAGACGCCAGCTTCGCGGTTCTCCAGAATGTGGAAGGTCAGGAGATTTGGACTGAAATCTCTGTGAAGGCGAAGGCGTTCACGCCCACCAAGACTTCCCCGGAATTTGACCCCTTCGTGGCCGCTGAGGAATGGAAGACTGACAAGGAAATCAAGGCCAAGGAGAAGGCCGAGAAGGCCAAGGAAAAGGCGGCGAAGATTGCCCGCGATGAAGCCCGTCGCGCCGCCAAGAACAACACCGAATCCGGAGAGGAAGAGGAGGGGGAGTAATCCCCTTCCTTTTTCTGTAAACAAAAGTTAGATGTTGAACATCTATTATTCTCGCCCAAACAAAAAAATTTCCTCTTGACTTTTCTCCAATATATGATATAATTCTATTTGTAAAGAGGAAGGACACCTCACAAACCGGAAAGGGATACCGTATGAAGAAGACCATCATGATTCTGGACACTGAGACTTGCAACATTGAACAGACAGAACAGGTCAAAAGGGGTAATAATCTGACCTACAATATCGGTTGGCAGATTGTTACCCCTTGCAATGGCGAAGTCCTCGAACAGCGTTCTTACCTGATTGATGAGATTTTCCTTGGTGAAACCACCCGCATGACTTCGTGCTACTATGCGGAAAAAATTCCCCAATATTTTGATGGCTTGTGGAACGGTGAATATGAAATCGAAAGTTTCTTCGCGGTTCTGCTGAGCATTGAGCGGGCTTGCAAAGAGTACAATGTGACTGCGATTTGTGCACATAATGCCGCATTCGATGTGGATGCTCTGAACACCACTCTGCGCTATCTCACGGGTTATGAGTACATTAGGGCACTTCCGCAGGGTATCGAAATTTGGGACAGCATGAAGATGGCAAATAGCATCTTTGGCAAGCGTCCCACTTATCGAAAGTTCTGTCAGGATAACGGTTTTATGACAAAACACGCCACGCCTCGTCCTCGCCTAACTGCCGAAGTTCTTTATCGTTTCATCACTAACGATATTGACTTTGAAGAAGAGCACACCGCCCTTGCCGATGTCATCATTGAAACGGCAATCGTTCTCGCTTGCTACCGCTCCCACAAAAAATTCGACCGTGTTCTGTATCCGGCTTGATGCCGGATTTTTTCTTGGACAACTTAGATGTTGAACATCTAACAATTTCCTATTGACAATTTCAAATCCGCATGATATAATCTATACGAAAGGTGAAGGAAAACACCACAAACCAGAAAGGGTACCGCAATGTTCCTGTCTCACTATCTGCATGAAATCATCCGCACGCCCAAGAATGAGATTGTCCTGCTTGATGTGACCGACACCCCTGACTGCGGCTGGGAAGGCGCGTATGCCATCTTCGATGAGGACGCTTTCCGCGACTGGTGGCAGGAAGCTGGGATTGATGAGGACTACACCTTCGAGGACATCTGCGAGTGCGGCGAAGAAGCCGAAGCGTTCGACAACTGGATTGTGGTCAGCAACCACCACCGTTCTCCCGAGGTTGCCGAACGGCGTCTGCGCAAGGCCATTGCCAATCTGTAATAGCCCTTCGGGGCTTTTTATTTTTAAGAAAGTTAGATGTTCAACATCTAATAGTCCTATTGACAATCATACTTCGCTATGATACAATCCCTATGAAAGGTGAAGGACACACCCTAAACCAAAAGGAGGAAATGGAAATGAAGAAACTGGAAATTGCACGCATCGTTGTTCTGATTCTCGGCGTGGTTGCGGTGGTGATTGCCATGTGCGTGCGCATTCCCTATGAGATGCGGGAATACAATGATGGCGTTTGCCCCGCCTGCGGTGGAATGTACCATCTGGTGGGTACTCCCACCAAAGTTGCCAACTACTTCACCTATGAGTGCGAAGACTGCGGGCATACAGTGCTGACACACCTCTGCCTTTCCGGAAAGTAACAATAAAGGAGGAAATGAAAATGAAGATTTCTCGTCAGGAATGTGCCTACATCATGAATCGGCCGCAGGGGTATTTCTACAACTATGAATTACAGAAAACTTCAGATATTACCTATCGTATCACTCCCATTGTCAAACTCCTTCCTTATACTCTACTGTTCATTCCGATTCATTTTTGGCAAGCACTCTGGTGCGTATGGGATGGCGGATTGAAAGAATTTCGCATTGAGCCTCGGCGTGGTTGCCCGGACACTTTCTTCAAGCCTTGCCCCTACAACCCTAAAGATAGCCGATGGGAACGCGCAGATGAAATCTACCAGAAGCATCAGTAAGGGCGCAAGCCCTTCCCAACTTAGATGTTCAACATCTAACTCCTGTTCCTCCAGCCCTATTGACTTTTCCCGCCAATATGATATAATCATACTTGCAAAGCGGAAGGAAAACCGCACAAACCAGAAAGGCAACCGAATGTATATCATGGTCATGGACACGGAAACCACGGGACTGGAAAAGTGCTTCTGCTACGACTTCGGCTATGTCATCGTTGACACGGATACTCATGAAATCGTCAAGCGTGAGCACTACATCGTGGAGCAGATTTGGCACAATCTCGCCCTGTTTGAGAGTGCTTACTACAAAGAGAAGCGCCCCAACTATGTCCAGCTGATGCGGGCGCGGAAGGCCACCATGGATAAGTGGGGATACATCATGCGCAATGCGGCGCGTGATATTCGTGAGTATCATATCACTGATGCCTACGCCTACAATAGCACTTTTGACGACAAGGTTATCTCCTACAATTGCGATTGGTACAAGTGCATCAATCCTTTTGATACCGTGGCAATCCATGATATTTGGGGCTATGCTTCTCAGTTCATCACAAACTCCCCTGACTATCGCGCCTATTGCGAAGAGCACTCCCGCTTTACTGATACTGGAAATTACAGCGGGAGCGCGGAAAGTGTCTATCAGTTCATTTCCCTTGAGTTCGACTTTGTAGAAGACCACATGGGGCTGTATGACAGCGAAATCGAAGCCGCGATTCTCCTCTACTGTCTGGACAAGGGCGCGAAATTGGGCGAAGACTACAAGGTGAATAAGGTGCTGCCCAGGGTGCAGGAGAAGCCCTTCACCATCAAAGTCAACGGTCAGGTGATTTATACCGGATTGTACATCAAGAGTTACAAGCGCAATGATGTTTATAATTTCACAACTATCGAGGGGAATTAATCCCCTCTAACCAAGTTAGATGTTCAACATCTAACTTTCTCTTTATAAAAAAATGGCGCTTTACAGCGCCAAACAGGCATAGTCAACAATCACCGGGCGGCCACCGCGCAGACCGAAGTTCCTCCAATGAACATCACGAACATGGTCAAAAAGATACCTACATTCCTCATCACTCAGATAGTTTTCAATTATACGGGAATCCTCGGCTTCCTCATCCCAATCCGGGGGGATATTCCTGACACGAGGCATCACGTACGCCACATACCCATTGCACTCAATGCGCTCAATTGCGGCAAAAAGGTAACCAAATCCGTCCTTCTTTGCCGTCTCATACATTTTCACTTCTTCCTCACAGCCACCAAACATCATCCCTTCATTGCCATAGTCAATCTTAATGGCATAATCGGAAGTAATGAACACAATCCGGGTAAGACCATGGTCAACCATCACGTGCCTATGGTATTGCTGATTGAACAGTTCAACCGCACGTTCAAACTCATATACCTTATGGCACCCCACGATATACGGGAGAAGCATGGAGAAGCATTTGAGAGCGCGCACCTGATAACTGGACTTCATTCGTAACACTTCCTTTCTACAATTGGAAGTATATCATAAGACCGTACCTTTGTCAACACGGAACTTAGATGTTCAACATCTAATTTGACTCTTGTCAAATATTTGACTAACTATAATCCCGCAACGCCATAGCCAAAATTTTCCATCCTTGTCAAATATTTGACTTATAATATCAACGAATCCAGGAGCTGGAAAAAGCTGGAAATTGGGAGCTGGGAACTATCAACCGCAGGTACCCTAAAGCTGGGACACCGCCCGCAGCTGCACCATCCCGACCGGCTTGTCAAATATTTGACATAGGTTACATTTATAGCTCACAGTCAAATATATAACTAGCAGCTGGATATCTAAGTGACCGTACAGCGGGTGGGAGCTGGGCCACCCGCAGCTGGCAGCCTCACCCCTGTTCACATTACAGATATGCTGTCAAATACTTGACAGCGCCGGTGGAGGAGTGTATAAGCTGGACTTGTAAAATTTTTACAGCTGGCAATAAAAAAAGAGCTGGAAGTTACTCTTCCAACTCATCCGCCTATTTAGCTGCGACCAACTTAAAAAAATTATTATCCGCTATAACCTCAGCTTCTACCCAATTGCCAGTAATACGATAGCAGTACACAGCATTCGCACCAGGTGTAGGACGCTTACGAGCTTTCTCTACCTTATATCCTACAGATGGCAGTACGTCCTACAGCTTATTCCAACTCATAATACGCGCTTGTCGTTTCGTCGCCTACTACTCATCAGCACTAATTTCGGGGACCGCAAGATATTCTGCGAGCCCACGGCACTACTAAACGGTCAGCCACTTATCCTTGTACTCAGCTGGGACTTCCGCAATCAACGTCTTAACATGTCGCTAATATGGGAACGTCTAACGAGCTGCTTGTATACGATCAGCCTAGTAAAACGAATCAACAATAAGATGCTTGAATCGCTCATCGCTAATGCTAAATCCGCGCTCAAACGCCTTAGTAATAACGACAAAATCATATTCAGGCGGCACCATATGCAACGTTCTAATCCAATTAATTACTCGCAGCTGCTCCTCATTTAGAGGCCAATCCGCATTCTGTTCAGAGTGTATCTCAATAGCGTTAAAGCCCTATTGATTTGCCGCCCGCACAATACTCTGATTATGCTCTATCGAGGGCGAATAACACCAATAGGCAATATTTGGAAAAGGCTAAAGCTCATGTATGTGGTCGATTACATTTCTAAAGTACACATCACTAGCAGCTCGGAAACCAGCTTCAATTTTTCCTTTATTGCTAGCCTACACAAGACTAGAATAATATTGGCGCGCACGCTCAGGAGTGGCGGATAACCCAATGCACAGTATCCTCCCCTCATTTACTATGCGCTCCCAATATCCAAGAAGTATGAGAGGCATGTAAGCTTTCTTCGTAGAGTGCTACTGTATGACAGCAAGGATCTCATTATTGGTACTTTCTGCGCTGGCAAAATCGCTGGTACGAGCTTTCTAAAAAGCTGCCGCCGCAAAATCAAATATGCTATCGCACTCATCCCAGCATATAACATCTATGGAGCTGAGAAAATCTGAGTTTCTCTTTAGGATACGCATACCAAAACCTTGATAGCACATTATACCTATTTTATTGGTATCTTCTGCCGACCAGCTGCTCTCACTCTATTCCCATAACTCATCGGCGTCGCAGCACATATCCGGGTACTACTATATTATATCGTTTTTAAGGAACGTAGTATCTGTAAGGAACAAAATACGCCGCGGCTGATGGTCACGTGTAAACTGTACCAAATTGTTAACGGCCCAGTAAGTCTTCCCAGTCCTGACGCCGCAATCTAGTATGTTGTAATGGCCGCGCGAAAATTTTAATTCTCCAGTCTACTAAAGGTCAGTGACGGTTACAGGAGCGATTTTATCACTACTCATTTCTTCCTCACCTCACTATAATTATATCATGGTATTTATTCTGTGTCAAATATTTGACAGAGAAAAACATTAAAAGTAACATACTAAATGCTACATAATAATAATATTAACTATACAAAAATTGTAGTCACTTGAACTGTGTCATTTTTTGAATACTGCCCCCCCCCCCCTATATAGTATTCAAAAAATAACACACATTTATAACTATAAAAAAATTATAGTTAAAATCCTATATTATATATATAGTAAATATTACGAGCAGTGCGCGTCAGCGCACTGCGAGTAATATTTACGCCGGCGAAGCCGCGAAGCGGCTTCGTGGGATCTGGTCTAATAACTAGTTAAATAAAAAATTTAATAAATTAAAAATTATTAAATTAATTAAAATTATATTAAAAAATTATTTTAAATATTTAATAATTATTAATATAATTATAATACAATTGTAATACTTTTGTAATATGTTGTAATTTGTTGTCAAATATTTGACAAAAGTTTGTGGAGAAATTTTGTAGTGAATAATACATTTTTAACTTTTGTAAGAAAAAATAAAAGTTAAATAGTTGACAAATGGTCAAAAATGTGACCACACCCATCTATTCATCCACTCATGGTCATTTTTATCCACATTTTTTCACCACACCCCACCCCATAGTCTATAATTTTTTCCGCCCATTATTGGTATGGCTACCCGCTTTCCTTTCCTTTCTTTTACTATTTTACGATGTACCCGTATAGCTCCCATACACACCCTTTTTCTTGACTTTTTTAAATTTTCTTGTTATAATAAATATAGAAACTGAGAGGAGGCTCAAGGTAATGAACGATGCTTTTAAGTACTTCAGCAATGTGATGGATAAGCTGCTCGACAGATCTCCTGTTCTGCGTACTTACTTCCAGCATCCTTACAGTCTTACCGACTACATTGAATACCACGATGTGACGGTCTTCTTTGGAGCCACTCGCGGTTGCCTTTATACCTACGACTACGACTATGTCGCTAAGTTTGACGTGGAGGAAGACTCTCTGGGCGGCAGCTGCTGTGAGCGAGAAGTAGAAGCTTACAATGCGGCGGTGCGCTATGGTCTTGATAAGTGTTTTACCTCTGCGACCTATCTTGGTACCTATGAGCGCGAAGTGACTGCTTATAGCTTTGAAAATATGGGCGATTGCTGCGAAGAATGCGATGAAGCGTTTCTGCGGATTGCTGAAGAGCGCGGTCTTGAAATGCATAACTACGTAATTTCAATTCCGTTGTATGGGTATGAGAAGGCTTCTGAAGCTGACATTTCATTTCCGAAAACCGAAGCCGATAGGAAGTATCTTGCCGACTCCAAAAGTCCCTTAACCCAGAAGGATATTGAGGTTGCGGCAACGTTTCTGGAATATTATGGTAAGGAAATGTATGAAGCACTGACACAGTTTTGCATTGATTATGAGATCAATGATTTGCACAATGGGAATATTGGTAGTGTTGAGGGTAGGCCGGTGATTATTGATTATAGTGGATATTTTATGGATATGTAAGGGTGGAATTTGATATGGTAGTGTTTATTAGTGGGCCGATGAGTGGGCTTAAGGATTTCAATAGAGAAAATTTTAATTCTGCGGAGGCAACCGCAATGATGGTAGGGTATAAGGTAGTGAATCCCGCTATCCTACCCCACGATTGGCCGCCGCATTCGTACCTGCCAGTGTGTATGGCGATGCTGGATATTGCAGATACAGTGTGGATGTTGGACGGATGGGAAGGTCATAAGGGTGCTGAAGCAGAAAGAGCGTACGCACTTGCCCAGGGCAAGACTGTAGTTTATAGTGAAGAGGAATTGCGGTATCACTATATGGAACAGATGCGGTGTTTGAGCGGCGCCAAACGTCGCCTTAAATAAGAGAAGTAATAGTATTAGAACAGAACTATTGTAATTTCAAAAGGGGAAGAAAAAAATTATGGAGTACTATTGGAACGAAGACCACGACTCTATTGCCGTACTGATTTCATCTGGCTATGGCGCTGGTTGGTCTACGTGGAATACGCCGGAGCTTGCATATGATAAGAGAGTGGTGGAATTTTGGCTTTCTCACCACAATTCAGAATGGGTTGACGAAGTATCGCGGCCGAGAAGTTGGGACGAATCTGTTCCTGAAACTGACGCCCACCGTGAAGCCCGTTTGTTCTTTACAGAATGCGGCTATGATACGCCGTATTTTGGTGGCTATAAGAATATTAGGATGGTGTGGGTACCCAAGGATGTATACTGGCGTATCACTGAATATGATGGCGCCGAATCTATTGAGTACTTCGATAGCGCTCTGTGGAATAGGATTGACTCGGAGGAGGAAGACTAAAATGAAGGAAATTGTTGATATCCTTATGCGGCGTGACGGCATTTCGGAGAACGAAGCGTGGAATATTATTGAAGAGTGCAGGAAAGAAATCCACGAAGCCATTTTGAATGACGCTTCCATCAATGTTGTTGAGGACATTATTGCGGATTACCTTGGTCTGGAACCTGATTATATTATGTACTTTATTTGAGGTGGAATAAAATGAGGGATATTAAGAAATATATTCCGTGGAGTTGGAAGCATCCTATTAAGACTATTATGCGGCGCCGCAAGTTCCGGAAACAGAGGAACGAGCGCGGTTATTGTGATGCAGATATTTGGAATATGGATAGTTGGTTTCTGGATGTGATTCCGGCTATGCTGCGGCAGCTAGCTGATGATGACCTTGGATTTCCTGAGCCTACATTTGGCACTTATGAGGAATGGAAGGATTGGCTGATTAGTCTGGCGGAGCAGTTTGAATCCTGTGCTGAAGATGCAATTGAAGATCAGAATCCCTATAACTGGGAACACGATGATGATAAGTATTGGCATCGGCGCGATGCGCTTGAGGTTATTGCGCAGCAGCGGCTTGAAGATGCTTTTAAGGAAATGGCGAAACACTTTCATTCGCTTTGGAGTTAAGGAGGACATAAGAAATGGATTGGCAGCATTGGGTAGTAGTAGTGGCAATTGCGCTTGCGGTTTGCGGTTTTATTGGTGTTAAGATTTATGACAACTATAAGTGGAAGCAGCAGATGGAAGCGACACGGCGAGAGTTTGAGCAGATGAAGACTAGGTACGCGGACACGCAGCACTGGCTTGAGAAGCGCCTATTTGAACTGGATAGAAAAATAGATAAGTGTACTGAAGATTTTGAAGAAGTGAATTGGTTTGCGCGCGGACTAGAAACCGAACTATACGATACGTATGATACACTTGAGGCGATGATAAATGGTAGCAAAAATAAAGGAGAAGGATAATTATTACTATTGTTCTTATTGCCTGATGCGCCAGCAGGAGTTGGCGCCTATTTGCTTTTTCTGCGGCGCCTGGTTTACAAATTGGGAAGAGATAATGGTAAAGGTATTTAAGGAAAAAGAAGATATGGCCCCTTGAAATTTTTTGAGGGGTTATTTGTGGTTTCTGTGTAAACTGCCAGAGTTCCAAAGTAGTCTGATTACTCGGTATATAGGAGGTGATATAATATGACTTTAAAAGAATGTTTAGAGCGCGCAGTCAATGCTGGTTTACCAGTAGCATTTCTTGCTAAAAATATTGGCCGCGATTCATCTACACTTTATAAGTGGCTAAGTGGGGCACGTACCCCCTCTCAAGAAGTACAAAACGAAGTTAGAGAAGAACTAATACGTTTAAAAGCAGAATGGAATAATATCGAGCTTGAATAAGGAGGCACATTTTATGGCAGACGAGCGTAAATGTTACAAAGTGTTCACTTGGAAGTTGGCTAATAAACTTAGCGACTTAGGCTTTCGCCCAGTGGGACAGAGACTTAACTATAAAGACCCAACTAGAAAGGTAATCTTATTTGAAGATACTCCTGCGTTGCGGCAAGCAATTAAAGAGCTTACGAAAAAAGCGTAAGCAAGGAGGAGCATTATTATGGCATCATATATTGGCATTGGAAAAGCCGCGCCGAAACTCGCTTTTGAAGGGGACAAATGGGATAATCGCGGCACATTTAACAGAGTAGAACGACCAAACGGTTGTTTATTTGGACAGCAGCCTGCTGAAATTAGAGATTTTATAATGAATGAATTGACTGGCGCCCAAGGTAATTTATTAAAAATTATGTGGCTTTTACTGAGTACTGATGTTGGCTTCGGCGTTTCACAACAGTGGATTATGAACAGTACAGGAATCTCTAAAGATAAATACTATGATTCTCGAATAATTTTAATTCATTTAAATTGGTTAAAATATGAGGAAAATACCCCTGACGGTGCCTTGCTTGGTGTTAATTATACCTATCTTTGGGAGCAAGCTAAGCTTCCAAAAGAGAAGCGAGCAAATACACAGGCAAAAATAAAAGAAGCACGTCAATTATACAATCTTAAATGAAAGGCAGCGATTCGTTTCCTTTCAATTATGGTGGCGAAAGGTAGCGATTCGGCTCGGAAAGGTAGCGATTCGCCAGAAAAGGTAGCGATTCGGCTCACGAAAGGTAACAAATCGCCTACTATAATAGATAATAATAGATATAATAAAAGATAAAAGTAATAGAGTCTTAGCGAGCCGCATTGCGGCTCGCAATGATTCAAAGGAGGAACAATGGAAGATAGTATTAAAACCGCGACGCCAAAGCGCAGAGGGCGCTTTGTTTTTGAGCACGCAAAATTACGCGACCAGTTTAAAAAAGAACTACTAGAAAAAATGCCGTGGTATGATAGAACGGCGGAAAATCGTATTTTATTCATAGAAGAAATACAAAACGAATTACCAGATGATTGCGAGGTAGTTTGCGAAGATGAATGCGGTATGGTTTTTATAGCAACAATTAAAGAAATTAAAGATAAATACTTTTAGGAAGTATACGATGGCGGAAGTGGCGTTTATTTAGAATTTTATTTAAATCAGTGGCGCATCTGGCTTGGAAATCCGCCAGTCAAACAAATCTTGACTACCCCTTGGCTTGAAATTGATGATGTACTAAATTATAATGCTACCTTTATTAAAGATAAAAGAGTACAAAAATTCTTTACAGAAAACCACACCTTTCCTGATACAACTATACGTAAATTTCAGCATTATTACGATGAAGAAGACGAGTAACCTGTCCGTTCAACGGGCACCTGTCCGCTCACAGGACACCTAAATTTCAACCTAAAAAGGAGAATCACAATGTCAGAAACAAACGAATACACCATTACCCCAATCACTGTCCGCCATAAGCTTTCGCCGCAATATGACCGCGAAACAGTTGCTGATGCTCTCTTTCTCTGTCTTGAAGACTACCTTTGCAAGCACGGCCTCCTCACCATTACCGAGGAAGGTGACGAACTCGTTATCACTATGTTTGCGGCAAAGCCAAATATTTGACTTTTTCCGCATCTTCAACTATAATATATATAGAAAGTGAGGGAAGAAAGATGCGCTACTATTCTTATGAAATCCGTGAAGTGCCGAGCAGCCGCGACCTGGAAATCGTCCACTGGACGTACACGCCAGACAATCCTTGGATGGAATATGACAACGCCACTGGTCAGTATTCATATCGTTTTGAGTACTGCACTACCATTGGCTATCTTCGCTGGGAGAGCAAAGACGGCGGTTACTTCCGCTTTGTTTCTGTTGGTATGCGGTGGCTCGAAACCGCGCCTTCAGAAGAAATCTGCCAGCACATTTGCCGTGTTGCCGCCGACTATGAAGAGCGCTACCACAGAAGGGATATGTAAGAATGACAATTAATGATTTCGCGCAGCTGATTGCTAACCGCCACAACACCAACCTGAGTGGCGCGTGGCGCCTTATCCTCAAGTGTGAAGATGAAATTGACCGTATTGTTAACGACGAGAGCGCCGATTATCGGGAAATAAATGATAGTGTGGAGCGTATTCTCGGCGTTGATTCTTCCTATGCGACGATTCTGATGCTTGAGATGTATTGCAATGAATAATGAGCACTTGTTTAAGGCGGCGCGTGAAGCCAGCTTCGCGGCCGACTATACTGGCGCAAACGCCGTGAAAATTGGTTGCGTTGTTGCCTATCGTGGTACCATTCTGGCGAAGGGATGCAACGCTGACCGCACGCATCCTACTCAGGAGCGCTTCAATCGCTTTCGTTATAAAGATGTTGGCGCACGATACCTTCCGGCCAAGGTTCATTCGGAAGTTGCCGCTGTCACAAAGATTAAGTACTTGGACATCGACTTCTCCAAAGTACACGTCTATGTGTATAGGGAACTGAAGGATGGGCGGCTCGCCAATGCACGTCCCTGCCCAGCTTGCCAAGCTTACTTGCGCTCGCTGGGTATTCGTCACATTCATTGGACAGAAGAAAGTGGTTATTGCCACCTTAATATAAAGGAGTAACACTATGGATTTGTATGCAACTCTACTTGACGATGATAAGCAGGTTCACGCCTACGTTATCAAGCATTACGGCGATATTCCGCGCCTTCGCGGCGTGCGCTTTATGCGCTATGAAACGCCTGATGCTTGTAGTTTTAACGATGCTCAAGGTGCTATGTGGCGAAAATATTGCGGCAAGGATGTAATTTATATTCATACACGTTGCGGCAACTATAATTATGAGGACTATGGCGCCGACAAGTGGGAGCAGTCGCATTCAGATACTTTCCTTGAATCGGTTGAGGATAGCGGCGATTGCACTTATCGCGACCACTATTTTACCGCTGTCCTTGACGACGACTATAATAAAATTTGTCAGCTAATTGAAGAAGGAGTTTTAGGTTAACAATGGAACTATGGGATATTGTTGCGGCTTACGGTGATAAATATGCAGAATCGCACCCCGAATTTATCTATGAAGTAATGGATAATTACGTGTATTTTTTCCGCAACGCAAAGAGTAATGAGAATCAGTGCCTACACAAGTTCTGGTCTATGGATCCAGACGAGCGTATTGATGCAATGGTTGATTATATTAACAGCAGTGACAACACTGAATTTTGGTGTAAAGAGCTAAAGGAGAATTGCTAATTATGAAGCGTCGTTATGTTTTTCCGCCTCAGTGTGAATATATTGTGAACGAAGAAAAGCGAACCGTTATTTGTGTTATCCATACTGGCGAACAGGATACTGAGGTAGGTATGGAGTGGGCTACCGCGCAGAATCTGCGTGATGACCTTATGGTTGATGCGTGGTATCTGAGGGATAAGTCTGCCAGACTGCCTAAGCACTTTGCCGGCAAGGCGGTTTGTAGCCCGAAGGATAAGTGGGATGTAGAAATTGGTAAGAAAATTGCCCGTTATCGCGCACTCGAGAAGTACCACTACAGCACCATTAAGCGTATGCGCGCCCTGCTTGATAAGATGAAGAAGAAGCAGCGTGAGGTTGAGAGTCGTCTGTTTGATGAGATCGACGCTACTAACGAATATCTTCGTGACCTTCATAGTGAAGCATTTAAGTAAAAAAAAATAAGAGGGGCTTTCGCCCCTCTTTTTATTGCAACATCTTTTCTATTGCCGCAATGCGGTTTTTAATATCTGCAAGTTCATTCTTGATTGCGGTTAAATCAGCCGCGGGTTCAGACTATTCCTTTTCTACCTCGGCTAATTCACGCTCAAGCGCCGCCCAAGACTTGGTCCCCATTACTCCATCAGCAGTTAAGCGGCAATCCTTTTGGAATTGTTTAACTGCTTCAAACGTCTTGGTGCCAAACTTACCATCTACAGTGCCGCAATCATAGCCTAAAATAGTTAGCGCATTTTGTAAATATTTGACATCTGCGCCAGTCATACCTTTTCTTAATGTTGTCATTACTTTCACCCTCTCTTCTGGGAGTTCACTATAGAGACCTGCTGGCACTGCAAAATGTGTCCACGTTCTATCGCCTAGCGAACCCGTCTCTACACCACAAGAACAATGGATTATTTCACCGTCTCCAATGTGAAGACCAGTGTGCGCCATCTTGCCTGTGGTTTTATTATACTTAAATACGCAGCATACTACGTTTGGCATATCTTTTACTTCGCCGCGTAATTGCCAATTTTTGGTATTGTTATATTGTGAGGTTGCACCGCCGCCAGCCAAAACAATACCAACCTATGTTAAGCACCAATAGGTAAAGCCGCGGCAGTCAAAGGCTAGCTTACCTTTCCATTGGCATTGTTCACAATTGCCTTTTCCACTCAACACTAAACATTTTTTATATATGTTATCTTGATGTGCTGGATTTAATCGAGCATACTTTTTGCGCATTGCGGGAGTACATTCGGTACCCCAGGCGCCGTATACATAGGGGTTACCTAATTGACTTTTTGCCGCGGAGATAACCTTTTCCGCCTTTTCATTAATAGTAGCCATAGCACCCTCTCCATAATTTTGTTTTAACACTGTATTAGGGTAGTAAAATTTAAGAATATCTATATAACTTACTCCTTGTGAAGCCGCATATCTTGCACCACGTTGACTCATTCCTACCCCATGTCCACTTTTTTCAGCACCGGTTGCGGCGTCCCATGGATCTTCTTGCGCTGGTAGGTATGCGCGAACACCGCCCCAGACCTCCTGAGAAGAATAGGTGCGACCGCCGTTACTAGCAGAGAATACTGTACTAGCAGGGCCCTTGCCATAATAAAGTACATAACCAGCTGTCTCTTGTGTAGCCTATACACATTTAGGATATTTCTCTTTGTCATTTCGATTTGCACGGTAAGCCTGCGCACTACCAGAAGCATCTGAAATTGGAGTCCCATTAAGTACCCCTCTGGATATTGCAAAGGTACGACTGGCTACAGCTTGCGCTTTACAGGCTTCTAAGTTACCAGATGCAAGTTCAGAGGCAACTACCGCCGCGACATAATCTTCAAACTCTACTTCAACAATATCGTCTATTTTTGCGTTGAAGAAGTCCGCGTTTTCTTTCCTAGTAATTTTTACGTTAATCTTCATAGCTATCACCTCTATAGTAAGTAGGTTATCTAAAAAGAGAGAATAGCAATTTATACAATAAAGAAGAAAAAGATATACTTTTTTATTTGCCTTGCTTACATATATAATGAGAATACTCGTTTTCGAGTACAAGGATTCTTTTTTAAAAGGAGGTAAAGGGTATGGCAGATATAACTTTTGATAGTCCAGAGTTTATTAATAATAGTTCGCCATCAAGTGTTTCTCCGTGGGGAAATGGTAATATGATAACGGCGGATTAGTTAAATTCAATGATAGATTATACTACATATGTTATTAAAACTATAATAGGGTATCCAGATAATAATTATTCTGGGACTATTATTGGTAATATTAAGACTATTTTGAGTCAATTAGGCACTGATAATACCGCGAATAGTATTACAAAAAGATTACAAATAATTGAAAGCGATTATATAAAAAAGAATACAACTGACGCTCTTAATCGGTCAATAACTAATATTCAATCTGTAATAGGCACTAGTGATAATCCTGACACTGGTACTATTAGGAAAAGGCTGAACGATATAGAGAGTACAATAGGCAATAGTGATAATCCTGATAATGGTACTATCCGGAAAAGACTAAATGACATAGAGACAGCTGGTTATGTAACTTCAGACGATTTAGATAACACTGACACTGGTTATGTAAAATTAAGTTCTCTTAATGGTAAAATTGATGCTTATGTGAAATCAGAATCTACTAATGAACTGAACAAGACCTATGTAAAATTAACCGACTTGACTAGCACACTTAAGGCATATTTAAAAACAGCAGATTTAGAAAAGCGGTTATGGGAATGTAATACTATGCTTCATGTAATTGATGATATTAAATCATTATCTGCTTCTAATTATGAATTAGAAAATGTAATTAAAAAAGCATTAGTTACATATGCAAAGCCATCAATTGAAAATTTATTTAATCCTAAAACAGCAGTTTATGGTGGATTAAGCGAGGATGGAACTGTAATCACACCAATTAATCATACATAGATGTGGACTTCTGATTTTATTGCGATAGATAAAAATACAATTTATAGTTGTAGAAATTTTGATGGAATAGATTTTGGCAGCAATAAAATTCATATTACATTCCATTTATATTCTTCAAAGGATTTAAATAGCGCCGTTGATGTTAATAACTCCGCGCCAGTAGATCTAAGCTCAGTAGATATATATACTGGAAATGATGAAGCTAATTATATACGTATTAGTATTCCAGAAGATAAATTAAATACTGCTGTTTTTATGAAGCAAGACGCTTTTTCACAAAATGTAAGCAGTTATACCTATACATATAATGAAAATTTAGTAACAAAATCTAATTTAGACTCTTCTACTTCATCTTTATTACCTGCAGATGATACTATTACCGCCACAAAAACCGCAGTGGAAGGATTAATACAAGCTAAACTCAGTACTTATGCAACAAAAACTGATTTAGATGATTATACTACTGAAACAAAATTAGAAAATACATTAAAAGATTATTTAAAGAAAGAAAATATTCCAACAGAACTTAGTGATTACGTCACTAAGACAGATTTAACTAGACTCTTAGTTGAAACAATTCCTGAAAATGCAACTAAAGTTGCAACCGCATCTGAGTTCACAACCGCATTAGCAGACACGCAAGTTAATGATATTGAATTAACTGATAATATCACTCTTGATGGAAACACGCTGACAATTTCTCGTGATGTTAATATATATGGTAATGGTCATAGTATTAATTGTAACAGAACTAGCGAATCTACATCGAACGGCGGCTTACAAATTATTGACTGCTATGTTAAATTATATAATTTAACTGTCTATAAGGGCGGCGCTAGTGTTGTACGTGTAGGTAATAATACTTCCGATCCTGCAGCTTTATATGGCGGAAGATTAGTTGCTAAAAATTGTAATTTCTATGATGCCCGTGATATAATAGAAGTTCTTGGATATGGATCTGCTATACTAATTAATTGTTAGGCGCATCTAACTGGAGATAATGCTAATGGCAATGCCACTTATGATGCAATCAATGTCCATGATTTCGGAAGAATTTTTGTATACGACTGCAAGGTTTATGATGCCTATGATGAAGGTATCTCTACTCATGATAACTCTTATGCTGAAATTTATAATACTGAAGCGTATAATTGCGGCTATCGTATTAGTAAGAATAATGGCAGCGCCGTAAGAACTATGAAGGGCGCCAATTCTTCATATGGCGGCATCCATATTGGCGGCACAGGAATGGGCATTATTAAGGGATGCTACAGTCATGACAATGCTGCTTACGGTATAGGCGTATATTGCCTTAATCCAGACAACTCTTATGGAAAGGCAATTTGCGTTGGCAACTTAGTTAAACATAATGGTTATATTGAGGCTGAAAACAACGGAGGAAATACTCAATCTACTAGCGGCGGCATTATTGTATATGGTGCATTAAATCTTGAGCTATGCAATAATACTGTATTATCTAACGCTAATAAGGGTATTTACTTTGGCGCAGAAACAAACGGCAGTTATCAGAGCAAGCCTGCTAGTGCAGGATTGGTTTCTAATAACATTATCATTGGCTCTGATAATAATTCCCAAACAGAATATATAACTTCTGGCGCCGATGGCGGCTTATTGTTTAATATTAATGGACAATACACAGAAGTAATTCCATATAATCGTATAACTTATACAAATGATGTGCCTGTAATTTATACAGATTCTACAAAAGCCAATGCAATGGTTCCCAATGAAAATATAGATTACATACTCGAAGATGAAAATCATCAATATAAGTTATGGAAATATATTGCAAATAGTTGGAAGCTAATCGCCGGTGGCGCTGGCGGCGGTGGTACAGGAACCTCTTCTGCCGTAATTGCTGCTTAGCTACCTCCAATTGGTGAAGCAGACGAAAATACAGATTATTATATTGGTAATGCTACTGCAGGTTATACTCATTATAGAGTATTTAATGGAAATTATATTACTGTATTACCAACTGGCTTAATTAATAATATTGGAGTAACTGCAAATGGCGGTTTAACCGCGAGTAGATTTGGTAGTAATACTAATCTATTAAGCGGCTTCAACGTATTAAAGAGTGTAGGTATGGTTGAGAATAAGGAAAATGATTAGACAGTATCCTATACTCTTAACTTCACCAATACCAATGGCGATGTTAATCCAATTACTTTAGCCGCAGGTGGCGGCGGAAGTGCGGCTCCAGCCGTTACAGTGAACTTAAGCCGTCTTGGAGATGCCACGATTGACTCTATATATGGTGATCCATGCACTATTGGTTTCAATTTCAGTGGTACTGATGACAATAATGAAGCAATTGTAGGTACAGCAACTTGCGTATGGTATTCTGGACAAACTCGTGTCGCTACTCAACAAATTCCAATGGGCAATGGTAGCTTTGATATTACCCCTTACTTACATACTGGAACCAATGAAATTAGAATGACCGCCAGTGTGACGGTCGATGGCCAATCTTATTCCCGTACTAAAAACTGGATTGTTAATGTAGTTCGATTTGCTTTGGAATGGGATTATGATGAAACCACTATTAATTCTGGCAGCAATCTTGTTTTTGATTTTATTCCGCGTGGCGATTTAGATAAGACATTACATATTAAAATTGATGGTACTGAAGTTCTTACTCAGGCTATAACTGTAGATGGAGTATCTAGCCGCGCTACAGTTAATAATACCTATCAGCACGGAAGTCATACCGCTGAATTATATTTAACTGCTGTAATTAACGGTACGACAAAGGATTCTAATCATATAAAGCATGATATGCTAATTGTAAATCCAGCCAGCTCTGATATAATTATTGCCTCTACATTACAGTCTAATGATGTAGATCAGTATAATACAACGGTCATTCCGTTTACTATTTATGATCCACAACATACATTTGTAACTGTAGAATTGTTAGAAGACGGTGATCTATTAGATACTCGTACTAATGTTGATAGAACTTAGCAAACTTGGAATTATACTCCAACAACCGCGGGTGAGCATACCCTAACCATAAGAGTTGGCGAAACTGCTAAAACATTAACACTAAATGTTAACGCTATTTCTATTAAAAATACAGAAATTCCGGGATATGAATTTAAACTAAAAGCTAGTGAAATACCAAGTAATGGCGCTTTATAGCAATGGAAATATGGAGAGTCTGATGATACTAAACTAATCTTCTCAGAAAACTTTGACTGGATTAATGGCGGTATGCAAAGTGAAATAGACGAGCATGGCCAATTACGTCAGTTTATAAAGGTTAAGTCCGGTACAACAATGACCATTCCATACAAGATGTTCGCAACTGATCCAACCAGTACCGGCAGTAATTTTAAAATTATCTTTAAGATTGAAAATTGTAGAGACTACGATGCCGCTGTTGCTTCTAGCTTGGCAGAGAACATTGGCTTACAAATGAATGCTCATAATGCGTCTTTCCGTTCTACTTCTACTGTTCTTTCTACACAATATGGTGAAGATGAATATACAGAATTAGAGTTTGAAATTTACAAGAGCAAAACCGCGGACGGCGCTGATGCTCCAAATAGATATGTTATGGCTTGGGTAGACGGAGTTATTTCTACTGCTCGTGAATATGGCGGCTCATTTGTACAATCTTCTAATGCAGCCACTGATATTGTTATTGGTTCTGATTTATGTGATGTATGTATTTACCTTGTTAAATATTATCCAAAGGTCTTAAGTCGTGATGAACATATCGTTAACTTTATTGCCGATGCTCCTAATGCTGTAGAAATGGTAGCGCGTTATAACCGCAATGATATTTTAGTAGATAATGAAATTGATGCTAATAGACTAGCTGAGCAGAATCCTGATTGTCGCGTTTGGCTATATGATATTGAAAAAATGCCAACAAGCAAGGATAAAGATGCCGCTACTAAGGTATATAATTTCTAGCAAATTTGGCGCGGTGGTACTCCTGAATATCAATTAACTGGTACTAACGCAAAATTATTAATACAGGGTACTTCTTCCGTTAACTATCGTAAAGGCGCGGCTAACACTGATATTAATTTTAATGCGAGTGGCGCAACTTTAACTGACGGTAATGGAAAGGATTTACTTGATTCAAGCTTAGACCATCCTGGACTAAAAATTAGTGATAATTCCTTGCCAATAACTTATGCCAATACAAAGGTTAACTTTGCTTCTTGTGAGCAAGTAAATAATATGTGTAATGCTGAATGGTATCAACGCTTCCAGCCATATCCAAGTCTTTCTAATAGAGACTGTATGGACTTTGCTATGGGCGTTCAGTTCATTAAAGACCGCGGTGAAAACGAAGCGGCTGGAGAAGTGCGTTTATTTAATGAGAAACCGAATCGTTCTTCTGATAAGTATTATATGTATTCTATTGCAAATATGGGTACATCTAAAAAGAATACTCATATATTCCATTCTGATGATGAATGCTGCATTGAGATTACTGCAAATACTACAAGAGGGCAGCGTATGCTAGAATGGCCTACAAACTTAGATTGGTCTGGCAAGGTTGAAGGTTAGGATCACTCCTTTGAAGTCCGTTATCCAAAAGTAAACGATATGATTGAGGCAGGATGGGAAAGATTTATAACGTGGACTGCTAGTTGTAACCCAAATGGTTATACAAATGAACCACTTGATCAACCTGCACATTTTGAGCCTTATACATTTAGAGGACACAACCGTACAATTCCCGAAGAACAAAATGGAAAATATTTTGAACAGGTTCTTCGCGGCTTAACAATCGACCGCTATGCAGGAGACTATGACCACGATACGTTTGAATATCGTATGGCAAAGATGCTATCTGAATGCGAAGATTATATGGCTATGGACTCTGTTGTATATCATTTCTGCTTTATTGAACGCCATACAATGGTTGATAATGTAGCAAAGAATACATTCTGGTCTTCTAAAAAAGAGATTGGCGGACCGAATAATGAAGAAGGTTATTGGATCTGGGATTTAAGTAAGAACTATGACAATGACACTTCTGATGGTAACAATAACGAGGGTCAATTGGTCTTTGATTACGGTAATGAAGCTACCGATACCTATGGCGCAAAAACTGTATTTAATGCGGCTGACTCTGTGTGGTTTGTATTTGTTAATAATTTGTATGAAGCCTGCCGCACCATGTTCATTAACCGCGAAGCTAAGGGTGCGTGGAATGCAAAAAATTATCATAACTTCTTATTAAGTGAACAAAAGAAGGTACCTGAACGGGTTTGGAATGAATGCTATTGGTATGATTATTTACGTACTTATGAGAATGGCATTGATACAAGTTGGATTACATTCTTGGACGGCGGTCAAAAGATTCATCAACGTAATCACTACGAAACTTATCAAGAGGTCTATGAAGCTTCTAAGTATATGTCAGCTTTAAGCACTTCTAATATCGTGACAATGCGCGGTTATACTCCACCTTCCGGCTCTTGGGCTGGTGTGGAGCCAAAGACAGTATTCAACAATATAAAAATGTATAATAAGTGTTATCTTACTATTCATGTTGACGACGCCTATAGACAGATTAAGTGTGCTAAGGGAGAGACTTATACTATACCGTTCTATATTAATAATAATCCTAGCCAAGGATATATTGAAATGAACGATGCTGTTATAAAGATAGACACTGCACAGATGATTCAAGAAATTGGAGACTTGTCTTGCTTATATCTTGGAAGTAGTTCATTCGGTAGCGCAACTCGTTTGCGTTGGTTACAGATTGGCTCTAGTGTAGAAGGCTATAGTAATACCAATATGAAAACCACAGAAGAATTTACCTTTACCAATCCAATGTTAGAAACATTACAAGTTCAAAATCTACCATATACCGCATATAATTTGAATTTAAGTAGATGCCCAGAATTAAGAATTCTTGACGCAAGAGGTTCTGGTTTCACTGGATTTGAATTTGCAAATGGCGGTTTATTACAAGAAGCTCATTTAAATAATCCAAGTAGCTTAATTATGCGTAACCTTAACCAGCTAACGTTAGAAAACTTTACGTTGGCAGATCCAACCGCAGTAACGTTATTGCGGCTTGAGGCTGGTAGGTTATTTGATAATAAAGCTTTTATTGAGACTTTAACCAATTTGCGCACACTACGTTTAACTGAGATCGACTGGATTTTAACCGATACAGCTATTCTTGACAGGCTATTAACTCTTATGGGTATTGATAATACAGGTGCTATAATTAATCAATCCTATTTATCTGGTGTTGTTGATTGGCGTGGCATTGTATATCAAGGTAAAGAGAACACATATAATGCAGCTTGGTCTCCAGACTTAACAATTATTACTAGCAATCACACTGAATATATTACACAGCACTTAGTCACGTATAAAGATGAAAGTGGTAATATATTATATACTTGCTATATTAATGCTGGTGATCCAATTATTGATCCATATCCCACTTATATAGACATGCCAACAAAAGATCCAGATGTTCAATACTCTTATCAGTTTGGTGAATTAGTTTAGAATGCTTATCAGCCGTTATCCGGTTGGAGACTAGCTAGTGAAACTACACCAGTGCCAAGTAATTACAGTGTAAACGGGCCAGTAACTGTTATTACTAACTTTACTAAGACGCCCCAACGCTATTATGTACGTTGGCTATTAGATGCAAACACTCCAGTTTATACGACTTCTTCAGCTTATAATTATGGCAGCGTAGCTGCGGAAAGCGCGCCAACTATAGCTTATATACACGATGTAGCAGGAAAATCTACTTATACTTTTAGTGGCGATGAGACTTCTTGCAGCTATAGCATTATGACAGGTTGGGAAAAGTTGCCTACACGTATTGCCCCAACTGTTATGGGAGGAACATACGACATCTATGCAACCTGGCTAAGAAGAGAAAATGTAACGTATGCTGATCTATTTAGCAGTAGTAACAGTAATAAATATAGCGTTGCTGAAAAGTTATTAGTATTAAGTAAGAGCCAAGCCGCAAGATCGAATAGTAATTATTTATCCCTATTCAAGCAATTTGATATTCAAATGGGATATAATGGTACTGTTGCTGGAGTAGATTTAATTGATTAGCCGACTAGATATACTGGAGCTTCAGCTCCTATTGATGAATATACTCCTCTATCTGCGGATGAATCCTTTACAATTGCAATTGATTATAGATTTGAAGACTTTGCTTATAGCAATATTGTAGATGAAGCAGTATTGTTCTCTTGCTATAGTACTGCTGGCGGTTCTACACAAGGATTTAAATTATACTACAAACCCAATGCTAGCGCTGGTTCATATACTCCTATGATTAGTTTTGGTAGCACAGCATCTTCTAGCTATAATAACGTTGCTGTTATTGGACAAAATAAGACCAATCGTGGAATGGTTGTTTTGCGTCACTAGGCTGGAAGCTCTATATTATATGTATATAGCGGTGCTTCCTCCAACGGATTATCTATTGACTATTCTGGCGATGCATTTAGGCAGGCTCTAGAATACAATTTTGTGGCTACAGACACAGCGAAATTAGTACTTGGCGGAATTAATGCTGGTACAGACACGTCATTAGCTAATGCTCGCGGTACACTTTATTCCGTTAAATATTGGAACCAAGACTTGGGAGAAGGCGAATGCGTGCAATTGGCTAACTGGTGCCATGAAACAATGACGTTTGCAGTTAGCGACTATACTGCGATTAACCCCCCAGTACATAGCGCGATTAATACAACATTAAATGCAAATATTGTCTTACATACCTTAAATGCTTCTTCTATGGGTGCGATAAGTGAACCGGTTGTGTCAAGAACTTCACCGCCTAGTACAATAGGTTGGGGAAGTTCTACTATACGAAATTTCTACAATAACCGTATATATCTTGGATTGCCAATAACTATGCAAAGTATAATGTCACAAATGAGTGTTCCATATTGTGAAGCTAACTTAACCGAAGGTGGATATATATTATCTAATAATGCTCATGAAGCTCATGACTACATTTTTGCTCCTTCTGTACTTGAAGTTGGAAAAGTAGAAACTTCTTCTCCAAATCATAACATTGAAGCTGCAGGGCCATTCCCATGGTACAGTCCTCAAATGAAAATTAGAACATATGCTGCTGGCTCATTTGGACAAGCTACTTCTGATGGTACTAGCCAATATACGAATCTCAGATTCATTTATCGTAAAAATGATATGAATAATACTGTCACAATATATAAAGATTATCCAGCTACTGGCTCTAGTTTTTATAATTATGCTAGTAATACATTGTCTACTACATTATAGACTGGTGACATATTAATTCCAGCTGGTTCAGAGACACCTATCGCGTACATGTATGTTGATGCGACAGAAGTAGTAAAGGGCGCGCCAATAATAAATGGTACCGCATGTTTCCAAACAAATAATGGCGGATGGATTGAGGCGACAAGATGGTGGACTAGATCAGTATTAAATTAGAACTATTCTAATTCAAACTATAAATTCTTCTATGTTAAAACTGATGGTAGTGTACCAACTGATAATCAGCAGACTAACGGAATAGTCTTCTCTATTGCACTATAAGGAGGTGGGAATAAATGAAATACTATAAGATAGTTTTAGATAAACAGATAATCGGAACAAGCACTTCAGCATACTGCTATAAATATAATAGTGATTATCACATGATTCAAAGATGTGAACCAGAAGTATGTGAATATATAACATGTGATGAAAAACTTTATCATGCCCTATGGATGGCTGGTATAAAAACTGATAGTTATACTTATACTACCGCAGATGTAATTGCGATAGATCAAGCATAGTATGACATTCTCACCCCGATGGTTGAATTTACGCCTGTTGCTGAGGAGGAGCAGCCAGATATACTGGCTGCCCCTCCAGCGGAGGCTATAAATGAAGACCTAGAGATTACTCTTGCTTTCTTAAAGGAAGCAAAGACTAATCAAATGTCATAGGAATGTAATCGAATTATTGAGCAAGGCTTCGACCTTGAGCTATCGTCTGAAGCCCATCACTTCTCTTTGACAGTACAAGACCAGCTAAATTTGATTACATTATCTCAAATGGCGGCTGAAGGTCAGCAGCAAATACCATACCATGCTGATGGAGAATTATGTAAATTCTATACACCAGAAGAAATCAATGCAATTGTTAATGCCGCAACAAGGCATAAGACCTATCATACAACTTATTATAATGCACTAAAAGCCTATATAGCTGATTTAGATACCATTGAAGCAATTAATCAAGTATTCTATGGTATAGAACTACCAGAAGAATATAAAACTGATGTATTGCGGGCGATTTAGCAATGAAACATATAACAAAAAATTTATTTTTATTTATAATCTTTGGCTCTATTTACTTTTTAATAGAGACATTATGGAAGGGCCATATAACCCATTGGAGTATGTTTTTACTCGCTGGTGCCGCCGGTTTATTAATCGGCGGCATCAACGAATATTTGCCTTGGGAAATGCCTTTTATATTGCAATGTGGTATAGGTATGGCTATTTCTACAGTGCTAGAAGGAATTACTGGTATGATAGTTAACGTATGGCTCCACTTGAATGTATGGCACTATAACAAGCTTGCCTTCTGGTGTAATCAATGCAGCGTATATTATTGTTTAGCGTGGTTTACTCTTTCTGGCATATGTATATTATTAGATGACTGGCTACGCTGGAAATGTTTTGGAGAAGATAAACCGCATTATACGCTTTAAATAATTGACTTTTTATATCTTTTATGGTATAATAAATTATAAAGAAAAGGAAAACGAGGTATATAAATGAAGTACTACGATTATGATACTGATGAAGAAACTACTGAAGAGGTAGTAACTACAGAAGAATACGGTTGCCCCTTTTGCTGGGACAAGCGCACACGTCGCGAAAGAGAACTAAGTTATTTCGACCATGCGAATAATCTACGCATTTGCCGCTATTGTCCAAATTGCGGCCGAAAATATGAGGCGGTGGATTACTAATAAAGTAGAGCAATTTTACGACAACCTAGAGGGCTTATGCCCTCTATTTTTTTATACCCATGTGAAAATACAAGAAACTTTTAGCTGATTAAAAACTTATTATTGAAAAGGATTTAGTGGGAGCAATCAACTAAATAGTTATTACAAAATTCTTGCCATGAACTTCAAGAATTGCAGGAAACTGCGGCTGAAGTTTATATACAATCCAAAGTTCAGGAAGTAACTAAGGAATTGAAAAAGGCTTATCAAGAATTTTTAACTTTAGAGTTGGTCAATTATGACTTAAGTGTCATTTTTGAGCGACAACAATATTACTTGAAAAAGAAGGGTCGGTGAAAGTTATGATTAGACTTATACAACGACGCTTAATTATCCCACGCGGTGATACCGGCTCTTTTACCGTACCGTTAATAGCCGCTGCTAATTCTGGTGATGCAGCAGTTTTTACCATATTTAGTTTAGCAACACATAAAAAAATATTTACTAAAGTTGTTACAATTGAAGAAGATCCAATTACTATTGACTTTAGTCATGGTGAGACTGTTAATTTACCAGTCGGAAGATATGTGTGGGATATTAAGTATTATAGAAACCCGGTTATAGAAAATGAAGTTTTAATTAATGGCGATGAAATAACTTCATATTATGCAGCTTTTGAATTGCCAATATGTGAAATTAGAGAAACAGGAGACGTGTTACTAACCGCTGACAATGCTCCAACAAGTTTAGTGGCTCCTGAATATTTAAATATTATTGATGCGGCGATCAGTCATGTTAATGCAAGTAAAGCGGCAGCAGAAACAGCCGCGACTTCTGCTCAAGCCGCAGCTGAAGCCGCAGAGCAAGCTTTAGATGACTTTAAAAATTTATCTGTAACCGCCGAAACATTAGAGAGCGGCCAAGATGCTACCGCTACTTATAACTTTGATACGGGAATATTAACTTTGGGTATCCCACGTGGACAAGTAGGCAATGGAGTATCTAGCGTACTTTTAAATAATGATTATACTTTAACATTAAATTTTACTGATGGTACAAGTACAACAGTTGGCCCAATTCGTGGTGAAAAAGGTGATACTGGTGAGATACCCACGGAATGGAAAGATGAGTTAGATTCGGTCGCGGCAGATGTTGAAAATTTAGCTACTGTTGCAAGCACTGGTAGTTACAATGATTTAAATGATAAACCTACAATTCCAACTAAAGTTTCAGATTTAACTAATGACGCGGGATATATAAGTGAATATACCGAAACCGACCCCACCGTACCAGCGTGGGCAAAGACGGCGCAGAAGCCAGCCTATACTGCGGCGGAAGTTGGGGCAACAACTGAACAATAGGTTAGCGGTATGATTGCAGAGGCCATTGGAGACATTCATTCTTTTGATATGGCGGTTGTGCAAGAGTTGCCTACCACAGATATTAGCACTCATACTATTTATTTAGTACCTAAAACCGGGGAAACAAATGATGTGTATGATGAATATATTTATGTTAATAATGCGTGGGAAATGGTTGGGAATACGCAAGTAGACTTAAGTGATTATGCACTTAAATCTGAATTACCAACCAAAACCTCCGACCTAACTAACGATAGCGGATTCTTAACCTCCTATACAGAAACAGACCCAACTGTTCCTCAATGGGCTAAAGCCGCGACGAAGCCGAGTTATACGGCAACAGAAGTTGGAGCCTTACCAGCCAACACCCATATTCCAAGTACTACAGCCGAGCTAACTAATGATGCTGGCTTTATTACTGACGCGGATGTGCCAGTAAAGAGCGTAAATGGGTAGACCGGCGCCGTACAAATAGACGCCGTTGATTACACCAATGAGCAAAATTTAACTGCGGCACAGCAAACAATGGCGCTTGCCAACTTAGGTTTGAATAGTAGTAATGTAGAGACAGGAAATGATTTGTATAGGTATAGAACTGTTTCTGGCGGAAATAAGGTTAAAATTGATAAGGTGATTGGTGGGACGGTGGCGTGGAATTAGCTCGACTATCAGCGAGAAGGAGCAGCATTCACCGGACGGTACTCGCCTATGTGGCAGCTTACGGCATCAAACGCGCCGTACATCTATTCTGGGCATATCTATCTGTGCAGCTTCGTGCAACCTACTTGTGCTGTATATCGGCAGAATGTTCCAGCTTTGCCAGCTGGTTATAAGGTATATCCCGCGCCGACAGTTGAGACAAGGCAAGAGTTTCTTGTTCAAGCAAGCGACAATCGCGCACCCAGTGAGATAACTATATCTTTCGCTGGGATAATCAGCAAACACGCGACAACAGAAGAAAGCTACGCGCTCAAGGACAAGCAAATTTTCGACCTGACGCAGATGTTCGGCGCGACCGTTGCACAGCATTTCCTCGATCTGGAGACCGCAACCGCTGGCGCTGGCGTGGCTCTGTTTCGGCAGATGTTCCCGGAAAGCTACTATCCGTACAATGTGGGAGAGCTTGTCAGCGTCCAGACGAGTTGCAGGAAGACGGTCGGGTTCAACCAGTGGGACGAGGTTTGGGAGTCAGGCAACATCAGTTCCAACACGGGCGTGAACATCGTAACCACCCTTCAGATTCGCTCGAAGAACTACCTCCGTGTCATGCCGAACACAACGTATTACTTCAAGAGCGTTGCTAAATCTGGCGGCGGTTATGCCTATTACTACGATAAAAACAAGGCATTCGTTGTTGGCGGCATTAGCATTACTCGAAATAGTTCTTTTACAACCCCCGCTGGCGTTTGCTATATGCGGTTTGTTGAAGGACAGTCATATGGTACGGCCTACAATCACGACATCTGCATCAACATCTCCGATCCCTCCCGTAACGGCACATATGAACCGTACAGCGCTCACACTTATCCTCTGGGCAGCACTTTGACGCTTCGCGGTATCCCGGTTCTGACGGATGGCAAAGTGGCGTATGACGGTGACCAGTACGCGCCGGACGGGACTGTGACGAGGCGATATGGTATTGGTCAAATGACCTATGAATATATCAATGGATTAAATGAAGATTATATTGGTTATGATAGTGCAAGAAATGCCGTATGGGTAAGGAATTGGAATTATACTGATTTAGCAGCAAGAAAGAAGGGCGGTATAAACGCAATTTGTAATATTTGTGAAATTTCAGCTCATAACATTGATATATTCGCAAGTCAATATAGAATATATTTCCTTGGGTTTAATTCTGTTGAGGATTTTAAGGCAAAAATCCAAGCCCAGGAAACATCGGGCAGCGGCCTTTATATCGTTTATGAGCTTGCTACATCCACGGCTGAAACCGCCGATCCATACGAATCCCTCCAAATCGCCGGTAGCACCGAAGAATTCATTGATGCCGGTGAGCGTGATGTTGCAGTACCTGTTGGCGTAACAGCAGGTTATTACAATGCTGCTACAATTGATTTGGATATTGATGTTGGGGTGTAGGATGTTTAGGTTAATGGGACTTCTGTAGTTTCTAATGGAATTGCGAATGTACCTCTCGCCGCCGACACTACACTTGGTGTTATTCAGGCGAACGGTAACTATGGTGTGTACGTTGATAGTAATGGTTATATGCGCACGTCAACCTGTTCATCTGCAGCCGTCAAGGGCGGAACAGAAAGCTACCGTACATTAAAACCGAGCAATCAGCACGAATCTACTTTCTACGGTCTTGCTAAAGCCGCGGGCGCAGATATGAAAAATTCTGATAATGCAATAGGTACATATACCGCTGCAGCAAAAAGTGCTATCCAAAAAATGCTCGGCGTTACAGACCTTTTCGGTAATGAAGAGAATGGCATAACTGCTAGCCGCGCTTATGCTGCTGGTGAAGCATTTTTTGCCGATAGCAAGCTTTATCGGGCTACTGCCGCAATTGCATAGGATGGCGCGATTGTTACTGATAGTAGTGGGGCGAATTGTGAGGAAATTAGTATTACAGAGGATTTTGTTAAGAAGACGGATTATGCAACTAGCTCTACTGCAGGTGTAGTTAAAACTAGTCAAAGCTATGGTACTACAATGTCCAATGGCGCGCTAGCCATTGCGCCCGCAAGTAACGATAATATAAAAGGCGGTACAAATGCTTATAAACCAATTGTGCCAGCGAAATAGGACTAGGCAGTATTCTATGGCCTAGCGAAAGTAGCGGGAGCAGATTTAGCTAGTGAGACTGTAACATTAGGAACGTATCCTGATGCTGCGAAAACCGCAATAAAATCTATGCTAGGAATAGCAGACAGTTTTCCTGTTACATCCACATTAACCGACGATTTTTATTCTGTAAAAGTCACAAACGGGACTTCAACGCTAGTTAAAGAAACCTTTGATGCCCGTGCTTATGGTGCAGATGCTGGCGGAACTGGCGGCGCTATTAACGTTGAACTACAACGTAATCAGCGTCTGGTATATGGCGAAATGCTTGATATTCAAATTATGACTGTGCCGTCTTATGGACTATGCGGTCTTACATTTATTAGTGGAAGTACGCCAACCGTTTTAACATTACCAGATACTGTAGTGATGCCAGAATGGTGGATCGGCGCGGAAGCTAACCGCAGATATGATATAATGTTCTTGGATGGACATGGGGCGGTGATGTCATGGCCGCTATGATGCAAGAATGGTTTAATATGATTGCGGCCTAGCCGCATTTAGAAACTGTTGCTAGCGGTAATACAGGTTACTGCGATGCAATTGCACGATTTAAAACTAATTTAACTTTGCCGTTAAAAGAAGCAAACATCACACTGTCTCCCATTTAGGGAGGCAGTGGCGACCCTTCCCCGACAAATGTACGAGCTATTAGTGGTGTAGATAGTATTTAGGTGACTAAAGCGGGTGTTAATTTGTTGGAGTGTGATACTTTTAGTAATGGTACTGACTAGGGAATTACTTATACAAAAACTGTTAATGATTCTAATCAAATTGAATCTATTTAGGCGACTGGAACAACTTCAAGTGGTAATGTTTTTCGTAATTTAAATTATACACAAACTACCTTTAAACTTTTAGAAGGCACGTTTGATTTTTACGGCTATTCTACATAGGTAGCTGTAATTCCAGTGCATACCAATACTCATTATAACGATATATCGGGCAAGTGGGCATCTAATTTTACAACAGTAGATTGGGATAAATATAATATTACTAAACAAGCATCAGCTTGGGCAAGGCTTTAGGTAGTACCATATGCTTCAAATATAGAAGTTAATACAACAGTCTATCCAATGATATGTTTACCGCAAGATGAAGGATGCGATTATGAGCCGTTTAAGGGTATCAAATATAATATATCTTTTCCATCTACTATTTACAACGGCGCTCTTGACCTACTTACTGGCGCTTTAACCGCAACACATGCTTGCATTACATTTGATGGCAGTTCTGATGAGCAATGGAATGTAGAAACTATATCTGCCGGAACTAATTTCTATATTCAAGTTGCTGATGCAGATTATGAAGATGCCATAGGAGGAACTCAAATATGTAATATGGCTGTAAAAAGAGGTACAAATGAATATGCTTAGGGAAGATTTTTCATCTCTTCGTCTAAAAATTTTAACTTAGCAATTGGTGATTTAATCAATGTTACAACGCCTAGTGCATTTCGTGAGTGGCTAACAACTCATAATGTTCAATTATATTATAAATTAGCTACTCCATTAGTATATCAACTTACCCCGCAAGTAATTCGCACCTTCCGCGGTGTAAACAACATCTGGTCAGATAATGGAATTATGAATATAAAATATTGGACTAATTAATTTGCGGCATCCGCCGCGTATTTCTCATCAAGGAGGAATTTATTATGAATCAATACTATATTATTGAAATACAACAATATCTAAATGGCGAATATGGTCATATTGTACACTATGCGTATGACCAAGACCCAACTCGCGCTCGTTTATTAGCAGAATCTAAGTACCACGAAGTATTAGCGGCTGCTGCTATAAGTGAACTACCAAGTCATAGCGCCACCTTACTAACAGCAGACGGACGCTCTTTAATGAATCAGTGCTACCGTCACGCTGTACAGCAGACTGAGCCAGAAACTGAACCTGAGACTGAGCCAGAAACTGAGCCTGAGACCGAGCCTGAGACTAATGAGGAGACTTGATTGGAATCGAGAAAGGTGGCGCACTCGTGATTTATTATTAGAATATGATACTGCGATTATGCCTCCTCATCCGCGGGCTGGTGGAATAGCAGTAGTTTATCCGTGGGGGTCATCCTATTATGACAACGTAATAGATTATTCTGTTCCACATCTACCTCATACTACTAGCTTATCTATGATTTATCCATGGGAAAATACTTCATTAAATATACTCAATCATTAGTTATATTTAATTGCCGTACAAAATGGTTTCGATGGCACAGAAGAAGACTTTAAAGATTTATTCAGGGGCTATGTAGGGCCACGTAGTATTCTATTTGCTACTTACGAGAATTTTCCTGAAACTGGTATTCAAGATAAGTTATATTTTGACTTGGAAACTAAAATTTTATATTATTGGAATAATGAATACATTCCAGTTAATGCAATGCTAATTGCTGATACTGCACTTGATGGAGGCGGTGCCTAATGGCTACAAATTCAGTAAAAGTTACATTATAGATTAGGCATGACATAGCCTCAAATTGGACAATAAGAGACCCCGTACTCGCCCAAGGCGAGTACGGCCTCGAGCAGGATACTTTTTTAATTAAAGTTGGTGATGGTGTACGCACTTGGTCTAATCTTCCATATTTAAATAAGTTAAATGCAACTTACTTCAAATTACTAGAAGACGGAACTATGACCTTTAGCGATGAATTCATGAACACCATTGCGGCACTTGAAGCCGCGGCTGGTCAAGCTATCACTAAATTAGAGGTCACTGATCCTCCAGTAAAAGATATAGATGTACCAAATAAAAAGTATGTTGACGATGCCATTAGACAAGCGGGACATTTACATAGAGAAGTTGTAAACGCTCTACCAGACGCGGCTGAAGCTGATGAAAATACATTGTACATGTTATTGGCTACAGACGGTAATCATTATGAAGAATATATGGTCATTAATGGCGTTTGGGATATGGTAGGAAGTACTGGGGATGGTACTGGAGTATATGAGTTACCAATCGCGACTAACGCTCGTCTTGGTGGCGTTAAATCTTCAACAGCAGACGATTTTATTGCAGTAAATCAAGACGGATTTATGACTTTAAATAACGTTTCTACTACAAAACTGTATGTTCCAACGGGGGATGTATTTATTATTTACGGCGGCAGCGCTTAAGGGGGTGCAATAAATGGCGGAACATATGATTGAAGCACGCATATTATTGCGCTATGATACCTATTCTAACTGGATGAATAGTACAACTATTTTAAAATAGGGCGAAGCAGCGCTCGCCGCCTTTCCCCTTGATACAAATATTGCTGGCACTAATACAGCACCAGAGCATACACCGCCAGCTATTGGGATGAAAATTGGCGATGGCTATCATAGATTTTCAGAGCTCCCTTGGCTACAGGGCGTTGCCGCCGATGTATATAATTGGGCAAAACAGGTAAACAAGCCAACTTATAGTGCCGCCGAAATTACAGGATTAGAGCAATTAATTGAACAATATGTTAGAGAAATAAGCGGAGGCGATATTACAATTGAGCCAAAAGCTTATCGGCTATATCAAGGCACTGGCGATGATAGTGAAAAATATTTTTTATAGTCTCGCGGTTCTAATGATGTAACTTGGGTAACAGATACTAATAACTATATTGATTTAACGAAATATTCCGATGCAATCAGTTGGTTAGGTACTGCATATGAAAATTATTGGACATTGGCTGGTTATATTACTAGCCGTCTTAACGATAAATTTAGTGCCTTAACGGTAGAAGATAATGCAGTACAAAATTAGTTTGTTACTTCTGTTAGTGAATCAAATGGCGTAATTACTGTCACACGTTCTTCAATAAATGCTTCAATGATTAACGGGGTTTTGAGCGTTGACCATGGCGGTACAGGCATATCAAACATTCCCTCTGGGCATGTTATTATCGGTAATGAGGCTGGCGCTGTAACTACCACAGAAGTAGTTAGTAGATTTGAGTATGGATTAGATTCTAATTTAGCAACTGTAGGGGCTATAACTCGTTACGTGGACAACGCAACTGCTGGTCTCACCGGCGCAATGCATTTTATAGGTGAAGCTACCGTTGTTATTACGCACAATTCTAATGTTGACCCCCGCATTAGTGGATATGATTTTCGTTAGGCATAGCCCGGCGATGTTATTTTAAGTCCTGATAAGGCTGAATATGTATGGACTGGCGCCAATTGGCGGCTACTTGGTGATGAGGGAAGTTATGCAGTTAAGGGCAGTATTACTAATGTTGATATTGCTGACAATGCAGAAATTGATTAGTCTAAAATAGCTAATTTAGACAGCTCTTTATTTTCTAAAGTCGATAAAGTTAGCGGAAAAGCTTTAAGTACAAATGACTATACCGACGAAGAACAAAATAAGTTAGCCAGTATTGAAGAGAATGCGCAACGAAATCTTATTGAACACATTTTCCTTAACGACGTTGAAGCGACTCCTACCGTGCGCGAAGGGAAGCCTAACTCTATTTCAATACGTTTAAGTTCGTTAACGCCCGATGAAGAAGAAAAATTGCGCGGTATTGAAAGTTATGCTCAAGTAAATACTATTGAGCATATATTTTTAAATGGCGTTGAGCTTGGAATAGGACGAGTTAATTAGATTGATAAGGCTGTTAATATTGAATTAATTGAATTTACCTAGCAAGAAAAAACCAAGTTAAACAATATTGAAGCAGGAGCTTAGGTAAATACTATTGATGGTATTACAGTGAATGGGTAGTACATAATACCCTCGCAAGACAAAATTGTAGACATCACTGTACCAGACCATGCCGACCATATAAATAAAATTGAAGAAATATGGTTGAATGGCGTAAAATTAACGCCAAATGAGAGCAAATAGGTAAATATAGTAATTGATACAGCGGCTGTCAATTTTACTGTTATTGAAGGGGCTAGAGTTCCTCTCACAGATAACACTTACGAAAATGTAGATATAGTAGAAGATAATGGGCATAAAAAATTAGAGTTCTCAAGAATTGCAAAGACTGGTAGTATATACGATATAAATAATACTCCAGCTTCAAATACAACGGATTATTTAATTTTAAATTGCGGCGATGCTTCTACATTTATTGATTAAACTTGGCTGGAATGATGCCGAGGAGGAGTTTTCATGGCAACAAAAACCGTGAATACAAGAATTCAGTTGAAAAGTGACACTGAAGCAAATTGGCTAAAAGCAGGGCCTAAAGAAGGGTCTACAGGCTTCGTGCCACTTAAGGGTGAGCTCATCATCTATTCGGCTGATGGGGCTCACCCTTTTTCTCGTTTAAAGGTGGGGGATGGAGAACATAATGTTACTGCATTGCCGTTTATTGATGCGGGAACTGTTGGAGGACAGGTTCTTTCTTAGGTAATTCTTCAATATGACAATATAAACTCATTCCCTTCTATAGGACAAGAAGATAAAATGTATATTGATTTAGCCACTAAAGCAATTTATTGTTATAAAGCTAGTACAGGATATGCACGTTTATCTCATTTTACTTATACCGCCACGACAACAAATATTCCTATTATTTCTAGTTGGGATAAAGGTGTAATGACAACGGCATCAATAGATGGAACTGCTTTAGCTATTGAGAATGGCCGTGAGCCAGAACTAACATTCGTAGACGGCGGTTTAAATGTAGTTACAGGTATTAGCGAGGTGAATAATACAAATGGCTAATGGATATATAGGTTAGGTTCGTATAGGAACTAATGATTATAAAATAGGCTCTACATTATATGCAGTTTGTAGTGAAACAGGGCAAAATAGAACTGTTGTAATTGAGGGATTTGCTATAAGTACTGGCGTTACAGTACATATTAAATTTGAACATGGATATACTGATACCGCAAATGCTCCTACTTTAACAATTAAATCCAGCAGTAGTGACTCAGACGCGCTTCCTTTTGATATTATTAATGCTAATGGCCCCGAAACATGGAGCGATGGTAGTGTAATTTCTTTAACACTTACAGGAACTTCAACAGATAATTATAAATGGGCTATAAATAGCAGTGCTATTGACGGCTCTTCTATTTAGAATCTTTCTTTAGGTTAGATAACTAGCGCCGGCAAAATTGCCGGAAAAGCTTCATAGGCTGTAGTAACAAATGCAAGCGCGGAAATTACTGCTATTAATTTAGCTGTTGCAGACCCGGATGCTGATGGTACTGGTTTAACTTTTATTGATACTATTTCTTAGAATTCTTAGGGTAAAATTACAGCCACTAAAAGAACAGTTTAGAGTGCTTCTCGTGAGCAGGCTGGCGTCATTCAGTTGCCTAGTGGTACTACTACAGAAAAATTTCTACGTGAAGATGGAACTTGGATAAAACCTTCATATATAGCAAATACAGATACTAAAATACGTGTTTATTTAGCTACTAATTCCACTGGCGTAGAATTACCATTAGTTGGATTAAATAGCGGCAATGCCACCGCGGCTTATGCTACTCATACTTCTGGCACAAAAGATGTTTATGGTGCAATCCCTAATACTGTTGCTAATCGTGCGACAATCAATTCCAAAACTGGCGCCATTACTGTGCCAGGGGGTATTATTGGTAATGCTTCTACAGCAACTAATTTCTCAGCGGCAAAAAATATTGCCTTAACAGGCGATATTACCGGTAATGCAGATGGCGGAGCTTCTGGCGGATGGTCAATTTCTACTACAATTGGAGCAGGCAAAGTTACTAATGATATGCTAGCAGGCTCAATTGCCATTACTAAATTAACCGCTTCTACAATTGCTATTGGCACTTAGACTAAATCATTAGGGCAATCTTTTGATACCGCAAAATTAGTAACAGATTTAGGCTTGTCATCAGCGATGAAATATAAAGGTGGAGTCGCTTCTTTGCCAACGGCTACTAGCAGCACTACTTTTAGTACTTATAATGCGGGTGATGTAGTAACTATTACTGGAACTACTAATCAAGGAAAAGAATATGTATATAATAAAGGTGCAACAGCCGCGGCTTCAAGTTGGGTCGAATTAGGAGACGAAAGCTCATATAAGGTAAAGCAAGATGCAGTAACAAGTCCGTCAGTACCAGAGTCAGGCCCCAATTCTGAGACTGCTTTTATTGATACTATTACTTAGGACGTTAATGGCGTTATAACCGCGACAAAAAAGAATGTTAATTTCCCAGTGACTTCTGTTGCAGGAAAAACCGGCGCGGTGACACTAAGTAATACGGATGTCGGCTTAGGTAAGGTAACCAATCACGCATAGGTTACATCAATAACTTGGAGTAATAGCACTTTAAAGCAATCTATTAGTGGCGGAACTGCTACTGATATTGTTACGGCTAGTACATTAAAAAGCGCAATGTCCTTAAGTAATGTAACTAATGATGCACAAATTGCAAAATCTATTGGTACAACTAAAGGCGATATAATTTATTTTGATGGGGCTTCAAGCCCAAAGAGACTAGATATTGGGACAGCAGGACAAGTTTTAACTGTTTCTGATTCAGGAATACCGGCTTGGGAAGCTAATGCTTCAACTGATGAAAAGGTTGAACAAATTCCATATAATGATGGCACAAATGATAAAACTTTTAATCTTTTATTTAAGCATACAAATAATGATACAAAAGAAACTAATAATGTATATTATTCTACTGTATCTAGCAAGAAATTAACATTTAATCCTAAATCTGGTACTTTAAGTGCTACAAAATTTAGTGGTAGCGGCGCTGGATTAACTACAAAGTCAGTTCCTTTAACTGCATTAGCTGATTATGATGGAACTGGGACTAAATTTTTACGACAAGATGGATGGAAAACAGTTAGTGTATCGTTAACTGGTTCTACAAGTACAAGTAAGACTGTAGTTACTAATGTTACATTTAATCAAGGTAGTTTTCCAACTTTAGGTGAATCAGGCAAGGCCGCAAAATTTAACGTTAGCAACGGTGTGCTAGAAATTACAGCTGGTAGCGATGCCGCATTAAGCAGTGGCACATTGCCTTCTCTCGGAACAATTAGCAGAGCAACATTAGGAATTACAGGAAGTTAAGGTGGTGAATTAAATGGCAAGTAAAGTAGGCGGAATGGTCTAGAAAATAAGCTTTGATGATGTAACGTACGGAATAGCTTCAACCGCATATGGAGAGTGTGAAACACCAGTTGATACGGCTGCAAAAACAGTTGCTATGACCGGCTTTACCTTGCTAGAAGGCACCACGGTGCATATTAAATTTATAAATGGCAACAGTGCTACAGAGCCAACTCTTAATATATAGAGCACAGGGGCAAAGCCTATTATAGGTACTTCTGATACTAATTGGAATGCAAATGAAGTAGTAGAATTTACCTATGATGGCGCGAATTGGGTTTGTAATACTGGTAGCTCATTAGGTATAGGTACTGGTCTTACTAAAGAGTCAAATAATATAGTTAAAAATTATCGTGGCATTGAATACATACGTGGTGAATGGACTGCGAACACAAATGTTTGGGTCGCAACAAGTACAGATAATGAATTATATGACGGCAAACAAATTCTATTATATATGCCTTATTCAGGCAATGGCTCTAATGTAACATTAAATTTAAATCTTGCGGACGGCACTACTACAGGCGCGAAGAATGTTTACTATGAATCTACTACGCGCTTTACAACACACAAGAGCGCATATGCATAGTTACATTTAATCTATCATGAAAATCATTCTATTAACGGCACTAATTATACCGGATGGTGGTATGTGGCAAATAGGGATACTACTAATGTCGATGATTTACGAATGGCCTTCAGCTCTTTCAAAGCAAAAACGGTAATTTATAGATACCAACTATTATTAACTTATGATGAGGAATATTTATTACCTATAAATACAGTAAATAATAGTACAGCAACTAATAAGACACTAACAACAGAATCATTTAATCCTTTGGCGTCTGTATATTTTTATAATGCTACAAATACAGTGAATGCTGACGACGTAATCGGAGCGTACAGGATTTATGTTAATTCTGGTCAGGCTAATTTAAGTTATTCATTTAATATTAGCCCAGGTTTAGTATCAAATAATTCTGTCTATTTGGTATGCGTACCGCAAGATGGAGGAAAGGCAAAATTACATCCATCCGCGCCGCTGGCTTAGATGTTGCCAAGCACTGAAGATGGTTATATATATAAATATTTAGGACAGGCTAGAAACACCAATACAATATAGTTATAGCCTTATTAGCCATGTTATGTTTATCGTAATGGTTCAATTTAGCTGTATATACAAGATTCTCAAACTGTTAATGGTCATACTGTTGACGCTAATGTCCCTTCAAATGCAATCTTTACAGATACAAATAAATACCATAAATCAGGTTCATGGAGCGGCTTAACTTATACTGCAACAGCGGTTAATAGTGCTGATGAGTTAAAATTTACTATTCCTGATAATTATGGTGATACAAAGAATCCTTATGGGACAAAAGCAAAAAATCTTGTCCTTGCGGGGCCTTCTAGCGGAAGTAACGCGGCGCCAAGTTTTAGGGCGCTAGTTGCGGCTGATATCCCAAACTCTATTTTAAAATGGCAAACTACTACCGCAGAAAGTACGGCATTATATGATTTTGGCGTATATGTTAATATGAATCATGCTAATGGTAGTGGCATGACTGGTAATAATTATTTTAGTATTTTAAATATACCCTATAGAAAAGCTTCTGGTAACACAAAGGCAGATTGGGGTTGGTAGTTGGGCAATATTACGGATAATGATGGACGATTATGGTACCGTACAGCAGGAGATAATGTATGGGGAGATTGGCAAACAATTGCTCATGCAACATAGAGTACAAATGATATTGGAAGTTCTTCACAGCCAGTTTATATGACTAAAACAGGTGTTATAACCGCAGTAACCGCCGTTGGAGCCGCGTATGGTGGAACTGGTAAAACAACATTAAAAGATAGTGCTAATACATTAATAAATGCTTTAGATACTGGCGCTTCTAATTTAACAGCGAATGATTATGTAATTACGCAATACGTTGACGGCGGAACTACTACAACGACTTATCATAGACGACCAGCAAGTAAGGTGGTTAATGCTACTTTAGTAAAGGCGGCATTGGGCACAGTTTCTACAACCGCGAAGAAGTTCTTAAAAGATACCGGCGATTGGGTATAGGTTGCTTGGAGTGATTTAAGTGGCGTACCAAGTACATTTACACCTGCAGAACATACGCATTCAGAATACGTTACATTGGCTACAGATCAAACGATCTCGGGTACAAAAACATTTTCTTCTATTCTAAACTTTTCTAAACCAACCTCCGCTGGCTAGTTAAGAGGATTTAAATTTAATGGTGTTACGGATAACGCGGCTTTATATTATTTAGAGCCTAATTTAAATGATGATGGTCGTTTACGTTTTATTATGTCAGATAACGATACTGACTCCATTGAAATGGCTTGGTCGCTCTATAGATCTTCGGGAAGGGAAATTCCAGGATAGCATGTTGTACATTCATTTAATGCATAGGGGTATGTCATAACTCCCATAACAGAAGCAGATGGGACAGTTAATACTATTACTTTGAGACCAGGTATTACTAATAAAGGTAATTTAGGTAGTACTTCATATTACTGGAATAATGCTTATATTACCAATATAAATGGCGTTACAGTTGGTTCTTCTCCAAAATTTACTGATACTACTACTTTTACTATAACAGCAAATGCATCTGATGGTCTATGGGACTTAACTGGTACTAATGGGACAAATGCAGTTACCTATTCACTTGCGCCATATAGTGCTAAAGGTTCGACCGCAAGGTTTTATACAGCCGCAACTAATCCTACTTTAACGACTAGATTAAATTATGATGGTTATTTATATGCCACTAAATTATATAGTGATGGAAAAGAAGTATTAACATCTCACTAGAGTTTAGCAGATTATGCTACCCTCGCTTCTCCAGCTTTAACAGGTACTCCTACAGCACCAACCGCAGAAGATGGTACTAACACTACTCAAATTGCTACTACTGAATTTGTAATGAGTTAGTTTAAGTATAATGATGCCATGATTTATAAAGGCGTGATTAATGCTAATTCAGATTTACCGGCTACACATTATCAAGGATGGACGTATAAAGTAGGCACGGCTGGAGAATATGCTGGCATTTAGTGTGAAGTTGGCGATATGATTATATGCAATGCCGATGGCACAGCCGCAAATAATGCTCATTGGAATGTTATTTAGACTAATATTGATGGCGCGGTTATAAGTTCTTCTGCTAGTTCTACTGATAATGCAATCGCGCGATTTGATGGAACAACAGAAAGAATTATTCAAGATAGTAAAATTACAATTGATGACAATGGTAATTTACTTATTTCACATGCGGCTTCTGCTACAATGACTGCAGCTTCTACTAATCCTAAAATTACTTTTGCTGAAAATGGCTCACAACCTGTACATTTAATTTATAGTGATTGGGATAGTTATCGTTCCCCAGCTGGTTTAAAAGTTGTTGGTGGAACAAGTGCATCGCCAGCGTGGTTTGAAGTTGAAGGAAATACTTGGTCAGCAGGATTTAAAATTACTGGCACAACCACTTCATTAACAGATAACAGTTTAACCTTCTCGCAAGGCGGCGGCTGGTATATGAACGATGTTTCGTGGATTCGTACAGTAGGCGGTAAATCTGTTTATATGAATACAGGTATTTTTAGAAATGATGGCACTACATAGTTAAGACTATTGCAGCATATTAATGCTAATAATACTACTGATGGTGCTTGGCAAACCGGTGCAACTGGTACAGACAATAGCGGAGATGGTTATGCTACACAAGGCACGCTTGGCACATCAATATTATCCATCGGCAATGCTATTGCCAGACCGGCTGCTGGTACCGCAGGCGGTAAAAATAATTCTAAGGGTTATTTGCGTATTTATGGTGAAGGAACAGGTTATGGTGAACTATCATATGACGATTATAGGCTCGTCTCTAATAAATCTATCTATTTAACCAATACTACAAATGATGGCATTAGCAATGAAATTCGTGGTCTTACTGCCACTAATGATTATTGGCGCATTGCAGGTGGAGCAACAGCATCTAATGCAGGATATATGGAAATTGCAACTGCAGATGATAGTAATGAGCCTATATATGTAAGACAGTATAGTGGTACTTTTTCTACTTTAAAACGAACAGCAACATTATTAGATGCAAGCGGTAATACAGAATTCCCTGTACAAGTTACAGCACCAAAATTTATTGGAGCATTATAGGGAAATGCTGATAGTGCAGATTATTTAACCACTATAGATGTTACTAATTCAACAATGAATAGTACTGCCGGCTCTTTTGCCTTTAAAGGTGCTGGTGACCCATGGGCAGGTACCGACTGGGTAGGATTATAGATAGGTAGCGCTAATGATAAATGGTAGTTAGTAGCTGGCGGTTCTGGTAATAATAGTCTTTAGTTTAGACAAAATGATAACGGTGGTACTAATACTACTTGGAAATCTTGGCAGAATATAGCACACGCGGCGACTGGTGCTGCTATTGGCGGTGAAAAGCAACCTGTTTATATGGCAGCGGATGGTACTATTACTGCTGGTACAGCTCTAAAAAATTTAGCATATAAAGATTCTCTTACAGCAAATGATATACCAGATATTAGTGGTACTTATTTACTAAAATCTGGCGGAACAATGACTGGCGCACTAAATTTTACTGATGGCGAGGATTTGAATATAACTGTAGATCCTAGTACTGGTACCATTTCGGCGTCTAATTATTTAGGTAATTGGAATGGATGGCTTAATACAGAAGTAGGAGATTGTTTTACATATAAGTACTCTATGACATATACTACCGAAACCGCTCCAATGGAAGACTGGTATTTAAAAGTTATATTTGAAACTAATTATCCATCTGTACGATCAGCAATAAGACTTAAAGCATTTTATGCTAATATTATCGGTACTGTATATATGTACTGGGATGGATATACTACTGATAACTGGTATGCATATAAATCATTTTACAATGGCGGAAATGTTCTTGCATTAAAACATGGAAAAGCTAATAGTCGCCATGAATTATATATAAAAATGAAAGCAACCAGAGAATATCCAACTGGTCAATTTGACCTAGGCAAACTTGAAGTTCTCAGCCCATATCGAATAATATCCATTGAACAATTAAGTACAGAGCCAGACGGCTTAGTGACTCTCAAAGATAACGGCTATACTTTTTATGGAGATAATATAGAATTTAAATCTGCGAATAGCTTCACGTATAGCGGCATTGGAGCAGCAGGTGATAATTCCTCTAGGACAATATGGTTCAGTCATAGTAGTGCTAGAGGACGTCCAGTCTATGATGACGACTTTAAATACAACCCATCTACTAATGTATTAACAATCGGTACAGGAACATTAAGCGACACCGAGTATAGCGGAAACGCGGCAACTGCTACAACTGCAACAAATGTAGCATGGAGCGGTATAACAAGCAATCCTATTACTTTTACAAGTGCTGCCTATGGAACAACAGGATGGAAGCAACTTGGAGGACGTTCAGCTAACAAATCTTCTATTGTTGTTTTTAAGCCAACCGGTACTACTGCTACTTGGGGTACTGCAGCCCATTCTGCAGTTATTGCATGGGGATGCGGTGATACTAAGGGAATGCTTGATGTAGCATATAGTAGTCCTTTAGTTAGTATTGCAGGCGGTAATAATGGTGGCTCAACTGATGGTGCACCTACATGGTATTTTAAACTATCTGCAACATCAGGTCAAACTTATACATTCCCAACTACTAGTAAAACGCTTGCCGCGGCAGATGGTTCCAATGCAAGTGGTACTGAATGGGCTATTTCAATTACTGGTTCATCTGCTTCTTGTACTGGAAACGCAGCAACTGCTACATCATTTGCGGCAGCTCAAAAAGTTTATGTAACTCTTGGAACCGCTTCAACAACAACTACAATTCAAGGCGGTAGCGATACCGCTCAGACAATTGGCGTCAATGGCACATTAGCTATCTCCAATGGCGGCACTGGTTTAACTAGCGCTGACCCGCATAAAATTCTTATAGGCCCTGCTTCTGGTTCGGCCGCGGCTCCTACTTGGCGTGTACTTGCTGCGTCTGACTTACCTATTGCAACAAGTAGTGCGGTCGGTGCAGTATCAGTAAGCACTGGGCTATCCGTATCAACCGCCGGCGCTTTAACATTAAATATTGCTAAATATAATAGTCTTGGTGGATTAAAACCAGCATACACTAGTACCGGCGCGGCTAGCGGATTTACAGCGGCTTCAAATAGTAGTACACCTGCGTTGAACGCGCGCACAACAACCACTGGTCGATACTATGCGGTTGAAGCAGATAAAAATGGTGTACCTTTTGTAAATGTTAACTGGACTGATACTAATACTTTAGTTAATTATACACTAGGCACTACCACTAAAGCATACTTAATGGCATGCCAATCTGCTCCTACTTCTACTACAACCGCTCGCGCCGCACATGGAGACACTGGAGTTTATCTTACTTCAACAGCAGGCGAGCTAAGTTCTGAACGTTATTCATATAATGTAGGCGGCACGGAAAAAGTTTATACATATTATAATGCCACCGATAAGTCTATTGATTTTGTATTCATCTAAGGAGGGGTAATTATGTTAAAACTATGGTTACCCCTTCTTGGGGATTTTAAACAGCAAGGATGCAGTGATATTATACCAGAAATTTTTGGTAATATAGTTTCTGATGATTACGGGAAACTTGGAAAATGTGTTTCATTTGATGGAACCACTGGTAATTATATTAGAATTCCACCAATGCTTACTGCAAATAGTGAATTTTCTATAGCATTTTGGTGTAAATTTTCTTCTCTCTCTCACAATCATTGTCTATATAGTCAAAGAACAAGAGTAACTGATACGGGATTTACTATATTTTTATCAACAAATAAAAATATTATGTTTGATGCAGGCGGACGTTTAAATGCCGCAAGCGGTTTTGTAACAAATACTTGGTACCATGTATGCTGTTGTCGTGATAGTAATAAAACGTATATTTATATTAATGGCGTTTTAGCAGCTTCTAGAAATAATGCTACAATAGAATCAACTAATGTAAATGGAAATTATTCTCTAATCGGAGGAAGTGGTAGCAACGCAGCGGGAGCAGCACCAAGCGACAATTATTTAGAAGGATGCTTAAACGATTATCGTATTTATGATAATTGTTTATCCGCGGCTGAAGTCCATGAATTATCGCAAGGTCTGTTTTTGCATTATAAATTAAATGGGCCATTTAATGGAATAGGTACTAATTTATTAGCCAATAGTAATAGGTCATGGACTTGTACAAAAGAAAATACTACAGCGCGTACAACTACTTTTTACTTGGTTTCCGATTTTGATGTTTCTACATTAACTAATAAAACTATAACCGTATCATATCTACGCTATAGACCCGCTGGGGATTCTGTTAGCACAAGTAGCGGCGGCGTAAATAATAGATTCGGGGCTCATTTTAGTGTTACTTGGACGAATGATGAAGGAGAAGCATCTACTACTCGTTATCCAGCTCCATTAATATTAAGTGCAGCCACAATTACAGACCCAATTTAGCGAGTGTCTGCTTCATGGACGGCTACCCCACCGGAAGGTTACACAAAATTAAGAAGCTTTTCAATCGCGTGGCAAATGACTGCTCGTCCTGCTGATAGCAATGATGACGTTTGGGTGATGGGTTATCCAAAGTTAGAAATTGGTAACTATGCAACTGCATATTAGCCAGCAGAGACAGAAGGCAATGTTATTGTTGATAACAGCGGTTATGGAAATCATGGAACTGTAAATGGTGATTTAATATATGCATCAGATAGTAAAAAATATTCTGCGTAGACTTATATTGGAAATGGCACTGCTCAATCAGTTACTGTTCCTAATATTCCATTTGAAAATTTCTCAGAAGGAACATTAAGTATTTGGATTAATAGAAAATCTACAAACTCTAATTGGCGGTTGTATACTATATTCTCTAATGGTTATAATTGGACTGGCAAAGGTAACGATTTTATAATCATTGGAAGTACAGGCGGCTTGGTGGTCACATTAGACTGTTGTAGTAATACGTATGGTTTTGTTCCTAACTTAAATGAATGGAATATGTATACTATTACATGGAATTTAGTAACTCATGAAGCTAAAATGTATGTAAATGGAAAATTGAGGGCTACAAAAAATAGTGAACGTATAGATACAACTTATGCGTCTAAGCATAATTTGCATTATTTTGGTAACAGGAATTTAAGTAATTCTACATATACCGGAGACTATTTACTTTCAGATGCACGAATATATGCAACTGAATTATCTGAACAGGATGTTATGCAGCTTTATAACACCGCTATGAAAGTAGATAACGTCTACAATGCTCATATAGATGAAATTGTTGAATCTGAATCTCAGACAAAATTACTCTCTACAGGCACATTAATGTCGCCCGGATTTGTAGAAAGTGGTATGACTTTTAATGAGACATCAGGTTGGTCATATAATCCAACTGGCGGGTATAATTCTACTACTGGAGGATAGTCTATTGTAGTAGATTTTTCTCCTTTAGTAGATTTACATGCGGATGTAACAGTCGAAATTGAATGCGATTTAACTTGGTCAAATTTTACTCCTGTTGAAGGTCAAACTCCAAAGGCTTTCTTCCAAGGAACTAATTAGTCATTAAATGATTCGTGGGTTTGGTCCGGAAATAACTATACACTTCCAGCCTCTAGCGTAGTTTCATTAATGACCGCCGACTCTTCCGGCACTGTTCATTATAAAGTATAGAAAACAATACCAGCAAGTTGGTTTGATACATATAAAGGTTCTCATGTATCGTTTAGAGTAGACTATGCCACTGGAACTATTACTTTAAGTAATTATAAAATAACTATCGCAAATTCGTTTAAAATACTCCAAGATTATATTGGAAGTAATGAATTTATTGAAATATAAGGAGGCTCAACTTATGGCTTTATTAAAAGATACTACAGTCTCCGGGAGCCTCCGGGCAACCGATTCTATTTTTACTACTGAATTACAAACATAGATATTAAACGCACCACTAACTTCTAATGGTACAGAGTATGGCCCCGGTACAGACGGCCATATATTACGTTCAAATGGAGTATCTTCATACTGGGGAACTGTAGCCGCATCCGAGGTCGGCGCTGTTCAAATAACCGGCGATACAATGACTGGTAATTTAGCCATTGATTCTCTAACCAATACGCCATCGTTAATATTATATCCTGTAACTAAAACTAAGATATATTAGGGACAGTTTGATACGGATGGATCAGAAGGCTCGGTATCTATTGGCGGTTGGAATAATTCATCTGGTACGATTAGAAGAAAATTGTTAGTGCAAATGCCAGGCAATAGTATATATGGTGATTCATTAGATCAAGCTATCCGCCTTGGCGTTTCAGAGAATGGCGGCACGACATGGACAGGTTATCATGTATATCATTCTGGTATGAGTGGCATTGGCATTCAATCTGGTACACAACTTTTTGGTGGAATATTTTTTGGGACATGCTCAACCGCGGCGGCAACTACACAAAAAGATGTTGTATGCGCTAACTTTCCTAGTTATACTGAAGCGCCGCCTACTGGAATTATGATTAATGTATTATTTGATAATGCTAATACGGGCGCCGTGGCCAACTTAACATTAAAAATTAATAATAATACTCCCACATTTCCAATAAAGCAAATTAACAATAGTAATAATACAGTTACTAATTTGTCTACTGCAAAACAATTAACCGCTGGCGGCATAGTAACATTTGTTTTTACTGGTGAAGTTTGGCAAGTAGTTGGTATAAATTATGACTCTAATAGCAATACATTATTGAGAACATACCATCTATCTACCGATGTTGAATTACCTCTTGCGGCAATTGGTGGAGTCTCTAATAATACTACAGCTAGTGTTCAAACCGTTAACTCTAGTCATTATCACGAGGGTTATGGAATAACAGCAACTACTAACACGCCAACATTAAATCCATCTACTGGAAAAATTACTGTTGCCTCACTTACTATAACTAGCAGTAATAACTCCGAATTGAGTTGTACTACAGCAGCGCCTATACATATTAGTTCTGGCCAAACTGCTGCATGGAATGGTATTATAGGAGCTAAAACAAAAAACGGTTATATAGGAATTTATACTGCCGCGCATAGTACAAACGGTAATGATTAGCTTAGATTTGCTTATTCTAATGGCAGCGCTATACAGCATAGAATGACTTGGAACGGCGCGACTGGTGAATTAGTTGCTACAAAATTTACTACCAATAGCTCAAACGACTACGCCGAATATAGAGCGCGAATTGACGCTAAACCTGGTACAGTAGTGGTAGATAAAGATAACGGCGAATTGGAAATTTCTTCCAAGCGGCTAATGGCAGGAGCGCAAGTAATTTCTGACACATTTGGTTTTAGTATGGGCGGAGCTGATACAGATACTACTCCAGTTGCAGTAGCCGGAAGAGTATTAGCATATCCATACCAACCACGAGAAAATTATCACGCCGGTATGGCAGTATGTTCTGCGCCAAATGGTACTGTTGATATAATGACGCGTGAAGAAATACGCGATTATCCCGACTGTATTATAGGAATCGTTAGTGAAATTCCACAATATGAAGAGTGGGGAAATAATAAGATTAGTGTTAATGGTCGTATTTGGATTAAAATAAAATAAAAAGACATAAATACACTTACATATCTATAGAACAAATGAGTTTAACTCATTTATGAGGAGGGATATATATGCCGCATGCAATGACACAAAGAGGAAATCAAGATAATATTGTTACATATACTCACTGGTGTGATACTAAGGCAGATATGGAAGATATAGAAGAAAGCACTATTACGTTAGGTACTGTCTGTGTAGTGTTAGAAGATGAAAGTTCCAATGGTGGCCTAGAATTTTACATAGCTAAATCAGATAAAACCTGGGTTAAAGCATAAGGAGGGAAGATACTATGGCAATAGATATAGTTGACATCCTTCTTGCTCGCGCAAAATCTTTTACTGGAGAAACAAAAACTCTAGTATAGCAAGCTCAGGCTGCAATGTCTGATGCTAACGATATAGTCGATAGGCTATCTGAAATACAATAGGACACGCAAGAAGCTAACGAATCGGCTCAGAATGCGGCGGATCGCGCGCAAGAAGTTGCTAGTGACTTAGAACAAATGCGTAATGACGTTACCGCCGCAGCTCAAGAATTAATAGATGACTCTATAACCGCAAGTTTAGTTGATGTAAATTCAGATATTACTGAATTGCAAAATAGTATTACTAATATTAATAATACTGTTGTTCCAGAACTACAGGCTCAAATTGCGGCCGCGGCTCAAAGTGGCGGTGACAAGGTTACTATTAGTGATAACAACAGTAATGCCGCAAAAATACGTAATGCAGTTATTAATGACTCAAATTCCTATGTAGTAGAAAAGAATTATACTTCTACTGGATTAAATGAAGACGGCTCCATGACACAAAAGGCTATTACTAATGCCTTGACCGCAACCAAAAATGAAATTGAAGCGGCTATTGATGCAAAATTAGCTAATATTACTATCAGTGGCGGTGGTGGAACTATTAATCTTGGTATTGATAATGAAGGGCATTTAGTAGTTATTGGTGTAAACGGACAGCCGATTGCGGCGGCTGTAACAGAAACAGATGTAATTGAATCTCTAATTAAATCTGGTTCTTATCATTTAGAAAATACTGTCGGCTTAGAAATGGATTATGAAAATAAGATTTTTACTTCAACTTAGGACAATATGTCTACAGAAGAAATCAATAAATTACCAATGTTTGGCGGCAGAAAACGTTGTAATGTTGCAGATGATGGCACTATTACTGCTTTCTACGGCGAATCTAATTATCGCGAGGACGGATCAAATGGCCAAGTAATGGTATACCAGCCGAAATTCTATTATCGTAGGGTTATTACTAAATCAATTTAGGCAGCTAACGGGCAGGTTTCGAAAAAAGAAAGTCTAATTATTTCTCCAATAAAACTGACTTCTAGTTTTAAAATTCATCCATTATTTATTAATGAATTAGGGGAAGAAGTTGAATATGTATTGTTGTCTGCTTATGAAGGTAGCATTTATAATACTTCGTCTAGTAGTTATGATTTAACTTCTGAAGCAGAAATTAATCTTGAAACAGATAAATTAAGCTCTATTGCAGGCGCTAAGCCAGTCACTGGTTATACTCATCCTAATTTTACAATGTTAAATGCAGAACATCTTGCAGTTAATAGAGGTACTGGATGGCATATAACTAATCTTGCTTTTGAAAGCGCTCAACAAATGCTCATGAGCATAGAGTATAGTACTTTAAATGGATAGGCAGCTTTAAAACAAGGAATTGTAAACCTTCCAAGCGCTTCTAACGCTAATAATGCTTGCATCACAGGTTCTACATCTGCATTAGGCAATAGCAGTGGTGAAGCCGAGTCTTCAACTGGAAGTATAGACGGAGTACAATAGACATATACAGAAGAAGGTAAACTAGCAATTACTTATAGAGGATTAGAAAATCCATGGGGAAATACTTGGAGATATGTCGGTGGTTCTTTTGCATATGGTACTGGATTGAATACTGGCGGCAAGCTATATATCAATACTGATTTTAATTATAGTTTGAACGTATCAGCGGCGAATATTTATCATTTAAACTGCACTCTTCCTGGCGGTTATAACTGGGTTTCTTCTGTCTTTGCTTTTGAAGATTAGGATGACTGGATTTATCTACCTGCAGAATTTTCATCTGCAAATAGTGCCTTACCAATTGGAGATGTACTGTGGACAACGCCATATTTAAATGGAACTAATTCATTGCTGGCCGGAGGAGACTGGGATAGTAAATTAGAAGCTGGACTTTACTCTTACGCTTGTGATAGAAAGGCTGATACAGTATCTAGTAGTATTAACGCTCGTTTAATGTATATTCCAGTAAAGAACGCTTCATATACTGCAAATATAACAAAATGGTAGGCGCTGGGGGTGTAATATATGAAAAATTATGGACTTGTTTATAGCTTTTCTCGCCCGACAGAAGTTGAATTAACCGATACAAAAGTATATGTTGCTACAAATATTGAAGAATGTATAATTGAAAAAAGCGGGCAGGAACTGAATGGCTTTAAGTATAATTATTATGGCTATACAAAAGACGAATACATTCAGAAAATAACTGAAGATAATGCCAACACTGTATCTCAATTAGAAGAAGAATTAAATGCTACTAAGATACTACTGGGGGTGGAGTAAAATGACATTAACCGAATTAGCTCGTAAACTCCGCCCACTGATTGAAAAAGCCGCGCTTTCGTTAGATGATACAGACGCGCTTGAAGCAGTAGAATTATATCCACGTTGGTCAGGAAAAGGCGTTGATTATATTAAAGATCGACGGGTATCATTTAACAATGTTTTATATAGAGTATTGCAATCGCATACTTCACAAGAAACTTGGATGCCAGATGTAACGCCAAGCCTATTTGCAAAGGTATTAATTCCAGATCCAGATGTTATTCCAGATTGGGAATAGCCAGATAGCACCAATCCATATATGAAAGGTGATAAAGTAAGATTCGATAATAAGATTTATGAATCTGCAATTGATAATAATATTTGGTCACCTACTGCATATCCGGCAGGCTGGATCGAAATACCAGAGTAAAATATTTGACTTTTTTAAAAAATTCTTATATAATATATATAGTGATGAGGGAAAGGAACCTGAATCACTAAAATAAAAAAATAAGGAGAGGACCTTATATGAAGTACTATAGTGAAAAGACACAGAAGATCTATGACAACATTGAAGATTGTGAAAAGGCAGAGCATGAAGCCTTGGCGAAGGAAGCTGCCGAAAAGGCCAAGCGAGAAGTAGCCCTGGCGGAACAGAAGGCAAAGCAAGAAAAGCTTGCAGCTGAACGCAAGGAAAAGGCGGCTCACATTGATGAGCTACGTAAAAACATGGTGAAAGCGCAGCGCGAATACAGCGAAGCCATCACAGATTTTGTGAAGACTTATGGTACCTATCATGCCAGCTTTACGAACAAGGAACCAATTCCTACTCTATTCGACATCTTTGACGTCCCTAGACTACTGGATTTGCTGTAATACATGGGTATCGCTACGGCGATACCTTACGGCCTGATAGCTCAGGTGGATAGAGCAACAGCCTTCTAAGCTGTAGGTCAAGGGTTCAAATCCCTTTCGGGTCTCTTAGCGGTCGTCTGTGACAGCCGTCTGCAGAAAAAGCCACAGACGTATAGTGAGTCAACGTGAATGACTACCGGTAGTTCTACTATAACGTAGTTAGTCCGGAATAACATAGTAGGCAGTTTCCATATTTGCTGAACAAATATGGAAGTGCGCGGCAGCTTTTGAGAATGAGCCGTCTGGTTATGCGAAATAACTCGATTTGAGGAGCGTCGAATAGCTTCTTAGCCATGCTATACGAGGGTTATGGCATGGCTTTACATTGGGGCGTAGTTCAATGGCAGAACACCGGTCTCTAAAACCGTTATATCCCTCTGAAGGAGGTGGTCTGGGTTCGAGTCCCAGCGCCCTAGCTTACTCTATTAAAATAAAAATAATATGGAGCGTTTATCGCTCCACTACGCTCCTGTAGCTCAGTTGGTAGAGCATTTGACTTTTAATCAAAGCGTCGGCGGTTCGATTCCGCCCAGGGGCACTTTTTATATCTCTTACAATTAATTAGAATAGGAGGTATGATAAATGCGCCCGTTAGCAGAGAAACGACACAACGACTTCAAGAAAGCAATTCGGAAGAGGAACATTGACCGCGAAGTAAGACAATTTACAGACAAAGATTGGTATGATAATCTGCACCAATATAGTAAAAACAAAATTCATTGTTCTTGTCCACTATGTTGCGCTAAAACCGACCGTAATGCCAAGGAAGGAAATCCGATTCCTGACCGCCGCAAGATAGATGCAATGGATGAACAGGAAAAAGAACTTGAAGAAATTTGACTTAAATCAATTTTCTTGCTATAATATACTTGTAAGAAAGGGGAGAGGAAAATGCTTCACGAATACAGCATGAAATCCCAGAAGCGCCGCAAGCATCAGAGGTGGCTCAATAGGCTTTGCCGCAGAGTAAACCGAGTAATTGAAAATGATAGTCTGTGGCAGGGACGTTTCGTGGTTGGACAGGTCTCAACACAGATGGAATGGTTTGAAGATGGCGGCGGTCTGATGTATTGCAAGCTTGTCTTTGTCGATAAAAAGACTGGTCGCCGCAGTTACTGGGACACGAGTTGCCTTGATGCTGAATTTCATATGTGGGAACGTATGAACGACTTTATTGTAAAAGATTGCGCCGTTTGGGAGAATGAGCATCCTCTTCAGGAAAGGAAGGATTATAGAAATGTTAGTGCATTTTAAGGTAGATTTTTTTGACACTATTGACAATAAGATGGCCAAGGATAGTGGTATTCTTGCTGGCGCGGATTGGAACGAAGTTATGGACATGATTGAAACTTACTATGGTAAGGATGATGTGTCTGGTGTGTACGTCTGCCCGCTCGAGGATGTTCTTACTGCCGATGACATTCGTGAAATGTTTAAGGAAGATTAAAATTTGACTTTTAATAAAAAACCAGCTATAATATATACAGAACGAAAGGAAAGGAGCTAATAGGATGGATGAGTTAGAATATATGACACCCGATGTGATTGCTTCTTGCTGCCCGCTTGAAAAACGTTCTGCCATCTATGATTGCTGGGAAGATTCAGATGGGGTGTGGGTAATGCTTGAGGAGGATTGGTTTACTGCCGATGGCACCCACACCATTTCTCTTGATGGCGCCGACCAAGGTTGTTCTATCGTGACGCGTATTGGGATGCTTAATCAAGAATTTGCCGCAATGACGAAAGGAAAGTAATATGAAGATTGAAATTATGAACCATCTTGACCAGTTTGTCGAATATGAGGTTGGCGATCTACGAGATATTCGCTGTATTGAACTGCATATCAATGGCGGCGACGAAGTACTTTATGTGTATTATCACTCTGGTGAAACTGCGAGTTTCGATAGCGGCAACCCGGCTGATATGGAAAGTTGCTATGAGGGCGAATATATTATTTATAAGCCCGCGGTTGGAATCAATCTGCTGAATGATACAAAGTGGCTGTCTCGTGTAGACCCCTATGATTATCTGTATGAAGAGGTGGAATAAAATGATGAAGCGTTCGTTTGGTTTTTGTCTACTGTCTATTTGCTGGCTAGGTCTGGGTATTGCTAGTATTATGGGTATGCCCGCTAATTATCAGGTGTTGTTTGCGGTAGCTAGTCTTGCACTAACAGTTGGATGCGGCGTTCGTGCGGCTGAACTTTGGCATTCTGCCAATAAGTGAAAGGAGAATAAGATGCCTACTTCTAATGAATCGGTAAAAAATACTTTTAATTTTGAGTTTTATCCTGACTCTGAGCACGAACATTGTGTGCGGCTAAGTTTTGATATGGAACCAGACCTACATATCTCTGAAGTTCATCGTATGTGCCGAGCTTTTGCGGTTGCACTTGGCTATTCAATTAAATCGGTGGATGAATATTTTGGCGAGGAAAAATAAATGTTTGAAGGAAAAGAAAACCAAATTACAGCTGAACACCTGAAAAACGGTGAGGTCTGTAAAATTATTGGATATGGCTAGTCAATGACGCCTATCCTTAAATCAAGACAGCCTGTAATTGCCGCGCCAATAACGCCAGACACAATGTTAGAAAAAAATGACATTGTCTTCTGCAAGGTTAATGGGCATTATTATTTGCATAAAATTTCCGCGATAAAGAAGGATTCATATCAAATCTCAAATAATCACGGGCACGTAAATGGAACTATCTCTCGCAACCAAATTTTTGGTAAAGTGATAGAAATCCTACAAGAAAAAATTTGACTTTAATTAAAATTTCTAGTATAATATACTTACAAACGGTGAAGAGCCGTGCTTGCGCGATTAGTGTAATGGTAACACTAGACCCTTCCAAGGTTTCATTGACGGTTCGAGTCCGTTATCGCGCTCTTATGGGGATTTCGCTAATCGGAATAGCTCGCGGCTGTTAACCGCGCCAGAAAGGTTCAACTCCTTTAATCCCCGCTATGGCGTATTAGCTCAGAAGAGTAGAGCACCAGCCTGTCACGCTGGGGGTCACGAGTTCAAGTCTCGTATACGTCGCCACTATCCAAGACAGTGAGGATGTAAAACTACGCTGCGGCTTCTCGCCCGAAGACAGTGGAAGGGCGTGCGCTACACTTCGGAAATGGGAAGTGGGGATAAGTAAAGACCAGACCTGATGCTTTATGGCGGCTGCCACGTAGGATATTGGATGCCTACATTAAGTGGAATAAGGTAAGTCCGTTCATGGGGCTATATGGAACAATGATGCGGTGAGGACAAACGGTAAGTCATCTGGCTCATACCCAGAGAATAGTGGGTTCAACTCCCGCCGCCGCAACCAATCGCGCAAACTGTATGGTTTCGAGTGCATATACCAGATTGCTCGGCGCGTTATAAAAGAAGAGCAAAGTAAGCACACGGGATGGAAGGAAACGAGTCACGTCCTTACCGGCCCTGAGTAGTTACAACGAAACGGGCGGGAGAAGCAGAAATAGTAACTGCACCCACATTACTTGGATTGTGGCTGAGCGCTATATAGCTCGCCTAGTATGGGATGGAGGTTGGGGATGTTCCCCACCTCGGAACATAAAAGTAATGCTGTTCCAGTATGCAGTATTACTTAAAGTTCATAAGGGTTGCGTGTGAACCTCAAACTGGATAGGCCAAAAGCCGAAAGAAAACACGCATATGGGAGCATAGCTCAGTTGGGAGAGCACTTGCCTTACAAGCAAGGGGTCATAGGTTCGAGCCCTGTTGTTCCCACCATTCAACCGCATAAAGCCTGAATTGACAGGATATGACCGGCTGGTTGAGGTCCAGCGGCGGGAGGTTCCTCGCGTCTCGTGAGCGACGACGGCAGCGGTGAGGTTAGTCTGTACCGACAAGCGTTGTAAAAACAGACAAGTGTGCGGAAAAGATGGATTCTCACTAAACTACCACCGGCGCGAAAGCCGCAGCAGAGATAACTCTGCAATATGAGTATTCTTAGGCGGCTCAGTAGCGATATGTGGCTTTGTCATTTAGCAGCACACTATAATAAAAAGACAACGAAAGTAAGTGAAAATACGCGGGTATGGTGGAATAGGCAGACACCACAGACTTTTGTAAAACAAAGAGCACTAGAATAGGAAACTTTCTGAGTGAATGCTGGCTAATTCGGTGAAAGTCCTTATGGGATAACGCCGAGCTAAATAATTGGTTTGCTAGACAGATAAATGTAAGCAATTAAATGAGTGTACAAGAGTCTCCTCAGCCAATTTAAATGTGTAGAGACTATATACCAGCCACCTAAGTCGTAAGATAAGGTGAAGACATAGTCCAGACTACAACGCGAAAGCGGCCATAGTAATATGGAGTAGTAAGAAAATCTGTTGCTCTCTGAGCGTGCCGGTTCAAGTCCGGCTACCCGCACCATTTAAAGTAATAGGAGTCTTGAGACGGCTATTAGACTTAATACTCGGTCGTACTACGCGCGCTAGTAAAAACAAATCCTATTGCCATCACGCATCTGCAAATGCGTGTGAGTCTGTTGCAGCGGACAAAAGCGAAGCGACGAATGAACTGGTACTCTCCCAGTCCCAAGGGAATATGTCGCCGGACACCTCGCCCGTTGAGGAGGGAAATGTGAGGAACGTCACTAAACTCACTACCAGAACGTAAGGGCATACGGAATGGTAAATGTGACTTTATAAGCCTCTCTATCCCAATTGGCAGAGGAGATTGACTCAAAATCAATACAGTCTCGGTTCAAATCCGAGGAGAGGTACCAATGGCATTTAGAACAAAAGAGGTTAGCCGTGCACAAAACCCATATGTCGTAGCGCTGACGTTAAGGCGCACCATATGCAGATGTGGCTGAGTGGTCGAAAGCAGCGGTTTGCTAAACCGTCGTACTTAATAGTACCGAAGGTTCAAATCCTTCCGTCTGCGCCAACAACTCTTGCCGTGTATATAATCTATAAGAAAAGGTGAAAATAAATATGAATGAACCAAGACTAAAGATTCTTCCCCCGTGGACTATTCTAGTAAGAAAGCTAGAAGCGCTATTTGATGGCGACCCTCAGATTGCTTTTAATGTTGACTTTAGTGGTGAGCATCCTGCTGTTGTTCTTGCTTGTAACAATGGAGATAAGATTGCGGCCCTAAGCCAGATTCTACCAGATGAAGTGAACTTTGGAAATGTAACACTAAAGATTCTGATTGATGGCGAACCAAGCAACCGTGCCTTTACTAGTAAGGTTGAACTATTTGATACTGCTTTTGCTAAGAATCCTGCTTATGCTTATTCTGTTTGCCCCGCAGAAGAGGGATACCAGTGGATTGGTACTACTTATGTTGTCTTTAATAATTGCGTAGTGCAGTTCGCGGCTGATAATCTAAATGATTGCCACGGTGTTATTAGTACCCTATATGAGACCATTGCTGATGAGCTTCTAACTGGCCCCGCTACTGAGGGTGTATTCTTTAACACTAATGTTGAGCGCGCGAACCTTGGTCATCCTCTAGGCGAGTGGCCGTAATAAATTTGACTTATAACAAAAATTTTGTTATAATATAACTACAGAGCGGAAAACCGCTCTCTTGATGTCTCGTAGCTCAATTGGTGAGAGCAATCGCCTTATAAGCGATAGGTTCTGGGTTCAAGTCCCAGCGGGACAACTGTGCCACGCACGCTTAGACTCACCCGTGTACGCGGACCAAGCGTGGACTTACAAAAACGGAAAATCGTCGCCGTTTACAAGGACGCGACGGTCGAAGTGATTATCGACTCGATACGACCTGACTTTCGTAGGGCCAAACGGGATGCCGAAAAGAAAGCCTAATCAGCGAGTATTTTCGGCTATTGATGGGGTATAGCCAAGTTGGCAAGGCAACGGACTTTGACTCCGTCATTCGCAGGTTCAAGTCCTGCTGCCCCAGCATTTATATGGTGGGTATAGCTCAATTGGTAGAGCGTCAGATTGTGGCTCTGAATGTCGTGGGTTCGACTCCCGCTACTCACCCACGCCGGGTCTGGGAGAGCCGCGGTTTTATAAACCGCAGGTTGTCGGTTCAAATCTGACACCCGGTTCTTAATAAAGGAGGAATGACTATGTATCCTGAAAATACTCCCCGTTATGACAATTACGAATATTATGATGATGAAGGACGCCCTGTTCACATTAAATACACTCCTCGCTATGATGACTACGACCGCGATGAGCGAGATGACGAGGATGATGACAACGATTAAAAACTTGACTTAAATTAAAAAATCATTTATAATTATAAATGAAAGAGAGGGAAAAGAAAATGGATTGGATGCACGGTATTGAGATTAGTGATTGGCAGCGTTTCATTGCTCTGCGCAAGGCGTTTTCTCTGACACACAAGGACATCACTCCTTGTAGTGGCGATATGCTCATTGACCTATACATCCCGCACGACGATTCTGAAGCCCCTAGTTGGGGTATTCGTGCCTGTATGGATGACAGTATCACTGATTTCCGTGTTTATGGTAAAACGTTTCACGAAGCACTGCGTAAAGCGGAGGAAGGCATTTATGAGTGGATTGCTGAACATCAAGAATAAGTTGGCGCCCTGCTTTCGTTGCGGCGAACCCTATCCAGAAATTTTCAAAATTGGTCATCGTTGGCAAATTCGTTGTCTTTGTTGCGGCACACGTACTGTAGAGTCGTTATTTCTACGACGGGCGGCCGCAATCTGGAATCGTAATACTGATTTAAGCGGTAATGAAATGATTATGTAACTGGGTGTAGCGCAGTTGGTAGCGCGGGTGCCTTGGGAGCATCAGGTCGTGCGTTCAAGTCGCACCACTCAGACGAAAGGAGAATGAAAATGGACAATACCTTCACTAGTGCGGCTCGTCGTACCGCAACTTATACTACAACTGAAAATGGTCATCTTGCGGCTAGCACCACTGGTGAAGCGATTCTTGACCTATATGGCGTTGTTGGTGCTCTGCGTGATGCCGATGAGCAGCGTATTACATCGTTGTTTGAAGCCGCGGTTGCTGACAATAAGCTTCTAACGGCAAAAACTATGTTCTATGCGCGTGATATTCGCGGCGGAGTTGGCGAACGTGATTTGTTCCGTACTATGCTTCACTACGCCGCAATCCATCATCCCGAAATGGTTAAGCCCAATCTTAAACTAATTCCTGAGTTTGGCCGCTGGGATGATATGTACGCGCTAGTTGGCACCACACTGGAAAAACCGGCGTTTAATATTATGTACGAGCAGTTTGTAACAGATTTTAAGGATATGCGTAATAATAAGCCTATTAGCCTGCTAGCAAAGTGGCTAAAAAGTGTAAACGCATCTTCTACTGAAACTCGCTATCTTGGCCGCCGGACAGCACTGCTTTTTGGACTTACTGAGCCTCTTTATCGTAAGAAGCTAAGTGAAATGCGCGCTTACCTCAAAGTGCTAGAAACACAGATGTCTAGCAATCAGTGGTCTAACGTTGAGTATGATAAGGTGCCTAGTCGCGCTGGTCTTATGTACAGAGAAGCTTTCCTGCGTCACGATGAGAAGCGCTATCAAAACTTCATCAACTCTGTAATTCAAGAGTCGGCTAAAATCAATACTGCGGTCAATACGCCGCAGGATTTGGTTCACCTGTATATGCCGAGGTTCCTTACAGGTGGCATCGTTGATGAAGACCCCACGGTTGAAGCTATGTGGAAGAACCTACCCGATTTCGTCGATGATGATGAGAATATTCTCTGCCTTGTGGACGTTAGCGGCTCTATGTACGGTCGTCCTATTGAAGTTTCTACTGGTCTTGGTATCTACTTTGCTCAGAAGAATCGCGGTGCTTTCCACAACCTAATGCTAACGTTTACTTCAACGCCTAATTTCGTCGCTCTGAAAGATGGTATGTCGTTGCGCGAGATGCTACGCACCACTCTAAATATGGATTGGGGCGGTTCAACCAACCTAAACCTCGCTTGCGAAGAGATTCTAAAATTTGCTAAGCGTAATCACGTTCCTAATAGCGATATGCCTCGGCGCCTGCTCATTATCTCCGATATGGAGATTGATGAAGCCGCAGGATACTACTATACTAGCAGGATAAATCGCACTGAACTCCTTCACGCGGATGAACTTCAGGCGATGTATAAAGCCGCTGGCTATATGATGCCGCAAGTCATTTATTGGAATGTGAATTCTCACGATAATCGGTTCCAGACGCGCTCTGATGTCCCGGGAACTATGCTTGCATCTGGTAGTTCTCCCGCTATCTTTAAGGCTATTATGGAGCTTAAAGACCTCGAGATTACGCCGATGGATGCAATGAAGAGTGTTCTAAACGGTGACCGCTATAAGGCGATCACTGTAGAAGAATAACGTTTAGGCACATACAGCAAATAATGTTTATAGCTATTTTCTGAGCCATATTTGTGCCTAGTAAAGATTTTAGATACTAACAGCAACTTTATATATAACTTGAAATTATATGATATAGTATCTAGCACATTAAAGACGCTAACAGCAATCCAACGTAGGAAAAATAGACTTGTTATCTATCTAATTTATGCGTCTTGTTCTTTAAAGGAGTAAAATATGCAGCTATTCACTTCTTATTACTATTAGCTACGTTTCTTTCCAGAAAATCTAATTGCGTTAAATACTACTGTTTGGCCGCCGAAATATGTAACTGTTGGAGAAAAAGACAAACGCAATGTTCTTCTCATAGACTGCCCGCCTTTAAAGCCTGGCGCAACGTGTGAAGGACTCTGCCGCGGTGCTTGCAATCCGAAGCATCCTGACGATTGCGAATTTTTACAGGCATATTATAATCAATTAAAACAAATTGATTTTAAAAATTTTATGCGCAAATTAGAGCATTTAAAGTCGCTGATTGAAAAGCAGGAACATTTAACGAATGTAAATTTTGCTTTTATTGTTTTTGAGTCTCCTGCTAATCCTTGTAGCGAACGAGTAATTATACAGCATTGGTTAAAAGAAAATGGAGTTGATGCGGTTGAATGGCACACATAAATAATTATAATTGGGCGTGTAATTTACCGCCGGGATGGCAAAGGCTTTATGTACGTATGGTTTATAAGGCACAAAAGATTGAGCCTGCTTTTACTGTAACCTATTGTAAAGAAAAATATGGAACTATGTGTGTATACTTTCATTGCCCCAATAGAACTTATGACCGAGTAAATAAAATTGTTATGTTTTACGAGGATATGAGCGCTCACCGATGCAGTGAATGCGGCAAAACCGCGACTGTATGGACTACTGGATGGATTATGCCATATTGTGATAAGTGCATTAAAAAATTTGACTTAAATTAAAAAAGAAAGTATAATATACTTGTAAGAAAAAGAAAGGAAGATGCTTATGACTGACCGTTACAACTCTAACAATCCCGAAAATTTTCCTGATTATGATGAAAAGATGGCTGCGGACGGTAATCCTGTAAATCCGCCCGTTCCTCTTAATAACTATACTGATAAAAACTTTTCGACAAAGAAGAATGAGAAATTTGAAAATCACCTCAACACCTACACCGACAAACCTTTCATCGACTAATCACCTCTGGCGCTCGTAAGAGCGCCTTATTTAAGTATAGGAGTAAAGTATGAAAATTATTGACGCGCAGCCAATTCCTATTTATGAAAGTAAATGCCCAGAATGCAAATCGGTTATTAGATATAAAGCCTGTGAAGTCGCATTTTGTCATATCACCTGTCCGGTTTGCGGGACTTCTCTTTGGGCAACTACAATAAGTCCTGTAACTTATGAATCACCAGATGTAAAGGAGTATGTGTCGCAGGAAACGCCGTTACGGTGCAGAATGTGTAGTTTCTTTGTCAGAAAAGACCTTGAGATCGGGGAGTGTTCCGCGCACAGTGGTATATGGGCTGCAAATGATTACTGTTCAAAGGGAGCGTGGACGAGTAATGCGACCAATTGATGCAGATGCGCTGGCGGCAAAGTATATGGAGAAGCCGCCGGATTACTATCATACTTCACAAATTGTAGGAGAAATTACTGCCGCGCCAACCGTAGACAATGCTAACTTTGTAGAAGTTGTGCGGTGTAAGGATTGCATTTATCGACCTATTGCCGTACCACGAAAACGCGGCCGAGGCTTCGATTATGAGTTTCCGAAAGACAATGAATGCCCGTGCCAATGCGATGATGACTGGTACAGTTGGATGCCTAGCGACGACTGGTTCTGCGCCAACGGAAAGAGAAAGGTGAGTAGTGATGGCTGATCGTGCGGCTTACAAGAAGCAGGATAAAAGCCATTGGCCTGACGTCAAGCATAAACCCAAATCAACACAGGAGAATAAAAAGATTACGAATCGGATGACCAGACGGAAGAAAAAGCAGGAGGTAAGCGAGAATGCCTGATAGGGAAAAGGTTATACATGGCCTTGAATCTTGCAACGGTGATTTCTCTTGCGAGCAGTGTGGCTACTGTGTCGAGGGTGATTGCATTGGAACAGTGATGAAAGATGCTCTCGCACTTCTCCAGGAGCAGGAAGCAGTGAAACCTAAGTGGACCAGCGATGGTGATGATGACTGGTATCCCGTATGCGGCGCGTGCTATAGAGTGATTGACTGCGAGGACGTGTTCTGCCGCCATTGTGGAAGGAAGGTGAAGTGGGATGACTGACAGAGAGGAGGTTATCGAGAGGCTTGGGAAGGTCTCATATTATTTCAAAAGTCTCCGTGAGGTCGGATGGCAAGGTGATGCCGATATATACCGAGAGCATCAGGAGTCTGTGAATATGGCGATTGCTCTTCTCCGGGAGCAGAAGCCTGTGGAACCGCTCCACAATGCTTGGGTAAGTATAAAAGATAGATTGCCCGAAAAACCAGGTCATTATCTTGTTTTTCGTGATTGTGATGGTATTTATATAGAATTTTTTTCTCCAGTCAAAGGATTTTGGTATGATGAAGACGCCGATATAATCGGCGGTCAAACACATTGGATGCCACTCCCCGAGCCACCAGAAGGAGGAACACTGGGGTGATTAAACAGAAAACCATTGCGATTATCTTCCTATTGTTTCTTGCAGCAGTATTGTTTACAAGTTGCACGACCAATCCACCAGAGCCAAGTAAACCCAACAATACAGCATATGCGATGATTCGTATGCCTGACGGTTCAATTGTACAGGGTTTATGCAGCGATATGAAGTACGGCTATTGTTCTGCTGTAGTTGTCATTGATGGTATAACATACCAGACAGGCGCTGAGAATGTGGTAATATGGAAAGAAAGGTAAAATAAAATGAGTGACAGAGAAAAAATCCTAAAAGCCGCTAAGTATTGCCTAACTGAAGATCCTATACATTGCCTAGATGAATGTCCTTATCAAATAGAGAATTAGGGACAATCAAGTTGTCTTGATTCGCTCCTCACAGATATGATTGCTTATCTTGAAAAACAAGAACCGCTAAAACCTAACTTTCATATCGACAAAAAATTTAGTTGCGGCCAGTGCGGCAGACTAGTATATCGAGAAGATAGCTATTGCTCACATTGCGGAAGGAAAATTAAGTGGGAAGATAAGACAAAATAAAAACTTGATTTTTCTCAAAAATCCAGCTATAATATATATAGAAAGTGAGGGGATAAGATGCCGACCGCAAAATCCTATGAAAATATGACGATTCTTGGCGAGCCTTACAAGCGCGATAACAAAATGTATGTTCGGGTGCAAGGTCTTTGTCCGCGTTGCGGCGGCACTGGTAATTTCTCCTACAATCCTATGAATGGCTCCACTTGTTTTCGTTGCAATGGTAGCGGCAAAGAAATCAAAGAAGTAAGATGGTATACTGAGAGCCAGCGTGCCGCGCTTGATAAGGCGGCGGAAAAGCGAACAAATGTTCGCGTCGCGAAAGTCGAAGAGCGCCGTGTTAAGTTTGCCGCCCGTAATGCTTTTGGCTTTGGCGAAGAAGGCTTCATTATTCTTTATAAGGGCGACGAAAACGAAATTCACGAGTTCTTCAGCAACCGCTATGATGAAGACGGAAAATGTATTGCGCGTTACAATACCATTTTCCAGTGGTATTCGCCTTCTACCCTCCCTATTCCTGCCGACCTGCCCGAAACTATAACCCCTATTCGGCTAGATTGGAATATGGTTCGTGATGAAAATGATAATGAAGACCTCACAATGAGAGATGCAGACGAAATCACGAAGTTCGTCCAGACTATCATCCGTGAGCCTAGCCGCAGTGTTTATCAGGGAGAAAAAAATGAATGGCTTGAGCGCAAAGTAGTTATTAAAAAGAACGTTGCTCTTGACGGTAACTACGGTTCTTCTCACCTCCACGTTATGGAGGACACAGATGGTAACGTCTATGTGTGGACAACCGCAAGCAAAAGCCTCGCAGAGGGCGCGACTTTCACTATTAAAATGAAAGTAAAAGACCACAAAGAATATAATGGAGTACAGCAGACCATTGTTTATTATTGTAAGGTAAAGGAGAATTAAAATGACACTTTATTTTGAAGATAAAAATGGTGTTTCCCGTAAACTTGCGGACGTCCGCAATGAAGCCGAAACGATGGAAGAAATCAATAAGTTTATTGCCTATTGTAATAAAGGCCGTAAAAAGCCATTTAAGCCGCCATATGTACGAACTTGGGAAGACGATGGCAAGAAATGGTATGATGTTGGTAGCCATTCCGAGTATTTTTATGTATCTTAAAGCATAATATAACAATTTAAATATTGGTTTATTACATACTAAAGGAGAGAATACTATGAATAATGAAGATCGTATTGCTATCTACCGCGCGCGGCAGCGTCTGCTAAATTCCCGTGGCCCTCATAATTGGCATATTGTAGCCAAGCTAGAACGTAAGATTCGCGCGCTGGAAAAGGAAGAGTGAATGTTTTATTTCACCGATATTCATGGTAATATCGAACTATTTCATCACGTTGTGAATTGGTGTAAAGAGCAGAAGCCCAATTGCACCATTGTTTTCGGCGGCGATGCGGCTGATCGTGGCGAAAACGGTTACCAAATTATGAAAGAGATGCTATCTAATCCTCAAATTATTTATTTGTTTGGCAACCACGAGCAACTCTTTATCCAATCAGTCTACGAACTTATTGGTCTTGCGGCTCAAAGTGATGAACTATGGGCAGCCTTTCATAACATTAAAACTTTAGAGCAGGTAAATGCGTGGCTGGCAGAATGCCATGGCCCTTATGTAAATAATTACATCTGGAACGGTGGCTTTCCTACATTGCGCGATTGGCTTTTTGATGGCGCGAATGAGGATATTTTATGGCAACTTGAGCATTTGCCGCGTACATATAGTTATAAAAATATAGATTTTTGCCACGCTGGCGGCGCTTATAATGCCTTTCTCGACCCCGCACATTGTGAACGCATTATCTTGTGGGATAGAGATTTACTACAAAGCGAATGGGCGGATAACCGCATTTGTGTACATGGTCATACACCAGTGCAAATAATCCAGAGAAATTGCTGCCGGCCTTTAACGACCTACTTTAGTAACAATAGTTTGCGCATAGATATGGATTGCGGCACCGCCTTCTCAAATTATATCTATGTTTTGAATTGTGATGATATGGAAATTACAGGGTTTTTAATGACCAGAAATGGTATTCTAGAGCGTGATAAATATAAAATTAGGGGGCTACAAAAATGATTAGCGCATGGTGGCTTTTAGGCGCATTTTTCGTCGGGACATGCGCCGGAATATTTTTGATTGCACTTGTTAGTGGTAATCACGGGGGCGATGACTAAGGTCATTGCCCATTTTTTATTTTGGGGGTGTTCAGTCATGAATAAGATTCTGGAATTTTTTAAAAAAATTCCTAATACTTATTACAATTGGAAGAAACGTAATGAATAGTTGAGTGAATTTCTTAATAATTGTAAAGATAGTGGTAAAAAATTGTCTCATATCTAGTCTGTTGTGACAGAGATATAGAAAGGACTTACGGCTGTTAATGAAAAAGTCGATGTTCTTGAATAGCAAAATTGTTAGATAAATGGCCGACTAGAGATAGTCGGCATGGGAACGAAAATGGAGCTCTTTGATACCTTGCATCATCAACGTGTACGTCTAGTCACAAAGAGAGGATGGGCGTCGCCAGAGGAAAAAAGGGAAATCGAAAAAATCTATCGCATATACCACGATGAACTTCATGGGAATGGGCAAGGAGAGCGCTATTACAATGAAATTATGGCTCTTCCAGAAAGTGAAGAAGAACTATTAAAACAGAAGGGTGATTTAAATGGAGAAGTTTAAGAAATGGATTAAGGCCGCGGGCGTCCGCGCTTTAAAGACTGTAGCACAAACTGCTGTAGCTACTATTGGTACTAGTGCCGTTATGAGTGAAGTCAACTGGGTTATGGTTGGCAGCGCGTCCTTACTAGCCGGTATTCTAAGTTTACTAACTAGTATTGCGGGTCTACCGGAACTCAAGGACGAATTTGTAGATGCGGAATAAATTTGACTTTTTCTCCTTTTTATTATATAATATAATAAAGAATGGAGGATAACAAAATGGTTGAAGATCGTCGCAGTACAGAAAAAATAATTGAAGTCGATGTATACACCGATGGGTCTTGTAAAAAAATTGGTACCCATATGACTTTTGGCGGATGGAGCTACATCGCTGTACGAGATGGTAAAATAATTTATGAAGCTAGTGATGGCGAAATTAATACCACGAATCAAAGAATGGAATTAAACGCCATCGCTAGCGCATTAGAATACTTCAAAGAAAATAGAGCTCCAAGTGAACGCATTGTAATATACAGTGATTCAGCGTATGTAATTAACTGTTACGACCAGCATTGGTATGAAAAATGGATGCTAAATGGCTGGGTAAATTCCAAAGGTGAATCCGTGGCTAATCAAGACCTATGGAGAAAAATAGTTCCTTTTTTTGATAATTTTTGGTACTCATTCCGGAAGGTAAAAGGACATGCTGGTATTTTTTGGAACGAACAATGCGATACGAGGGCTCAAATGGAAGCCGATAAATTAAAGATAGATTGGAGAGGACAAAATGGATAATAGTATTTATTAGGTAGACCGCGATGAATATGTAGGTTTTATAGATAGCATTAAACCTACAGCACGTCGAACTGAAGTGGTAAAAGAAAACGGATATACGCATGTAAAATTATATAGTAGCACTAAAGGAACACTCTTTGCTACTCGTATTATCCCGCCAGAAGAGGTGGAAGAATTAGAAACATATTATATTTTTAATCTTCCAGACCCAGAAGAGACACAAGAACCTCGTCCTAGAATTAAAATTCGTCTAGATACACGAGAAGAAGTTCAAGCCTTTGTTAATTTACTTAGTAAATTACAAAAAGGAGAAAAGCTATGATTGAATTATTCACTGAAATACCACCAGAATTAAAACGTTCGTATTAGGAATATATTAATCTTGTATTAGATTAGTATCCTCTCCCATTAGCAGCATAGATTTTATCAGATTATGCTACTAATTGCTAGACATAGATTGAGAGAGACTTTATTCGCTTTTATATTGCTTTGAAAACGGAGGAAGCTAATGAAAGTAGTACTAATCAGCGGTAAAAGCGGCAGCGGAAAAGACGCTTTAGCCGCCATTATGCAGAAGAATTTGGAAGCGCAAGGTTATAATTGTATAACTATTCATTTCGCGGATTTAGTTAAGTTTTATGCGCGCAAATATTACCATTGGGACGGTATAAAGGATGAAACCGGCAGGACTCTTCTGCAGCATTTAGGCACCGATCGCGTACGCGCCTACGATCCAAATTATTGGGCAGAATGCGTTGCACGATTCCTTGCGGCAGTAACCAAAGATTTCGATTTTGCTTTTATTCCCGATGCTCGATTTCCGAATGAAATTGAAATAACCTGTAAATATAACATTAACCACGCAACTATTAGAATTAGTCGTGTAGATGAAGATGGGAATCCTTATATCAATCCGCTGTTTACCGCGGAACAATTAAAGCATCCAAGCGAAACATCTTTGGATGATTGGAAATATTTTGATTATAAAATTATAAATTCGCCAGGTATTGATAAACTGCAAAATCAAGCTAAACATTTAGTAGATATGATGACGAGGGTTGAATAATGAATTATTTTGAAAGTGAGCCGATGAAATATTGGTCTGCGCCCGCTTCAATGACTCCTGAAGCAAAGCGGTTTAAAATTGAAGAAATGATTAGAAGCGGCAACTATTATTACGGCCTTAAGACGGATGGAAATTGGACAAGAGCTGTTATTACTCCCGAACGTTCTGCTCTGCAAACTCGCGGCATCAGCAAGAAAACTGGTACCTATGGTGAAGTGCAAGATAAAGTTTTCTTTTGGGATGATGTTGTAAAAGCGTTTCACGGCACAACCGTAATTCTCGGTGAAGTATATCTTCCAGGTAAGATTGACCGTGATATTGGATCCATTTTGCGTTGTCTGGGTCCGAAAGCTCTGGCGCGGCAAAAGGAAGAAAAACTTCGTTGGCGCATTTTTGATGTTCTTTGTTATGAAGGCTGCAATCTTATGGATAGCGGTTTTGAAGAACGTATTAAATATATTTCCAAAGTAGTAAATAAAATTAACAATCCTTTGGTTGAAGGTGTTACTTATTATCATATGACAGATACCTTTTTTGAAGAAATGGAAGAAATTTTCCGCAATGGCGGAGAAGGCGCCGTTTGTTATAAAAAGGATGCACTTTATATTCCCGGACTGCGCGGACCTCACGCTTGGGATTCTTTAAAAGTAAAGCAAGAAATTAGTGAAGGCATTGATTGCGTTATCACAAAACTAATTCCTTGCGAGCGCAACTATAAAGGCGACGATATTGCTCATTGGGAACTGTGGCAAAATACTCACACCGGCGAGCTATGTCACGGCTTATTTTTCACTGACTATCAACTTGGCGGCCCTTATGAGCCTGTTTCTAAAAACTACTGGAACGGTTGGTGCGGAGCTATTGAAGTCAGTGTTTATGACAATGAGGGACACCTAGTCCCACTGTGTAATGTAGCTGGTCTAACCGATGAAATGAAAGAATCTTTGCGGCAAAATTTTGATGACTGGTATCTGTGTCCTCTATCAATCGGAGGTATGATGATTTCAACCGCGCACGAAGATATTTCTGTACGGCACCCTTATATTAGGTCAATCCGAAAGGGTGATATTGACCCCAAAGATTGCGCTCTATCAAAAATTTTAAGTCGTAATTAATTACGGCGAGGAGTATAATATGCCAGAAATTACAATTAATCTTAATGACGATTTACATTATGACCCTGTAACCTATCAGTATTTCAATCAGCTATTCAATCATCGCACTATTGTCTTCAATGACGAGATTGATAACAGTATTGTAGAAAGTATCTATATTCCACTACGAGATTTTGAAAATGACAATAGCGATGAACCAGTTACGCTGATTCTAAATTCAGAGGGTGGCTCCGTCACAGATGGTTTCTTCTTGGCGCATTATCTAACCACTTACAAGAAGAGACTTAATGTTATTGTGACAGGTTATGCCGCCTCTATGGCTACAGTGTTACTCGCCGCAGGCGGGAAAAATGATAATATCCATCGCATTTGTTATCCCAGTACGTTTGCACTAATTCACGATGGATACGTTGGTCTGCCGACTGGAGAAAGTAAAACCGTCGAAGATATTATGAATTTTAATCATCGTCTAGATTTGGATATTCGTCAATTTATTATTGACAACACTAATATTACCGCAGAGCAATACGACGCTAAGACGCGCCATCAATGGTATTTACACGCTGATGAAATGAAGGAATTAAATCTAGTTGATGAAATTATTGGATGTGAAGAATAATGACTTTACACGTATTAGATACCTCGGCAATTTTAAATGGCGCTTTAGAAGAATATTCTTCTGTTTTTATTTCGCCTTTAGTTTTAACCGAACTAGAATCTATTAAAAATTCTGCTCATAAAGATTAGGATATTAAGTTTAAGGCTCGCACCGCGGTGCGGGCTATTATTAATGGGAGATATGATATAAATTATTTAACTCCCAGGCAGAAGGATTTAAATAAAATTATACATAAACACAGCTTCTTAAGTGAAATCAACGATCACTATATTCTTGCCGCCGCATATCAATTGGCGCGGCGTAGTTGTGATAAAGTAGAATTTATTACAAGTGATGCAGCCCTTTATGCCTTTGCGCAACAACTTCCATACATTTATCCTGTTTATTATATTGAAAGTAAACAACAGCAAGATGAATATTGCGGCTACGGTAAATATTACCCAACCCCTGACGTTTGGCTTTCTCTCAGTGAAGACCCAAAAATTAATGTTCTTGGATGCAAGACAAATGAGTTTGCAGAAGTATATGAGGGCGCCGATTTAAAGATGATTTTATTTTGGGACGGCAATGAATATAGGCCGCTAAAATATAAAGATATAAAAAACGTTTATACTGGAGAAACTATTCGTCCTCGCAATCTAGAACAGAAGCTTGCCTTTGATATGCTACAAAATCCAAATATTAAAGTTAAATTACTTACTAGCGCGTGGGGCAGTGGTAAAACGATGCTGGCGCTAAACTATGCATTGGATCAGGTCGCGCGCGGTACTTATGCGAAACTTGTATTTATTCGCAATAACATTATTGTAGCAGATACAAAAGATATTGGTTATCTGCCTGGCGATCAGCAGTCTAAAATGTCTATTTGGGGAGGCCCTATAGCTGACCATCTAGGCGGGCAGGAAATGCTTGATAGTCTTATAAGCGAGGGGCTAGTAGAAATTTATCCTTTGTCTCATATTCGCGGCCGCAGTATAAAGAACTCTATTGTACTGTGTGATGAATGTGAAAATATGACTGATAAATTAGTTACGTTATTGCTTAGCCGCATTGAGGAAACAAGTGAAATTATCTTCTGTGGTGATGTGGCACAAATTGATAATCCGAAATTTGAGGCCAACAATGGCATCAGGTCCATGATTGAAAATTTGGCGGGAGAACCTCTATTTGGTATGGTTAAACTTATTAAGTCAGAACGCGGCGCTGTAGCGCGGATGTGTGATTTGATGAGGCCGCCGGTGTGAGGTGAAACATATGGGACTCAGCCTTACTCGCAACCCTCCAGAAGCATATGTTTATTTTCAAACATTAATTAGTGATGCTAGTTATGACGATATATATCAAAAGGCCCTTGATGATGCACGTAGATTAGTGTCAGAAGCGCACACAATGCTTACAGGTTATAATGGGGGAAATGATGCTGATCAAAAGTTAAAAGAAAAAATTGGGACGTACAGGAGCTTTGTTTATGACGCTTACACTAGAGCGTCTGCGAGCGAACAATATTTTATTGAACATATGCATAAAAAATTAAAAGATACTCAAAAATATGATAAATTTCCGAAAAAAGTCAGAGACGCAATAGAAAATATGATTAATAAAATAAAAAATAATCAATCAATTGATTATCCTCAATTAATAATTGCCATTAATGCTTTTATGGAGGAGTATGACGCAACACGTCAAAAAATAGCTGCAGAACAAGATAGAATAATGAAACATAACACCGAAGCAATAGAAACCATAAGAGCCTCTGCAAATGACCCTGAAAAAAGAAGGAATCCAGACAGGCGCCAAATATAGGCTATTGATGCAGCTTGGAGTTCTTATGCTAAAGATGATGGTAAATCATTACGTAGTGAATTGGGAAAAGCATTAAATCAAAGAATAAAAAATAAAAAGACTAAAGAAGTAACACCAAGATTTGATTTTATACAAACTTAGAAAACTTTAGTCGTAACAAGAATGCGTAATATTCTGACACAATTAAAGAGTAATCCAGATGCAATAATAAAGTTTCTTGGAACGAATAGTACATTAACACAAGAGGACTATCGTAAATTTGCTGAAGCAGTTTTAGTGTGGCTATGTAAAAAAACTGCAGAAGAATTAAGAGATAAAAATATTATAAAAACTTTTCTAGATGTGCTAGAAAGCGGATAGTTATAGCCAGTTACTGCTGATGCTGATTAGTACTTACAAAAAGTCTTTGTTTAGACAAAACGAAATATAGGACTTCAATAGATAAGAACGATAGAAGAGATTGCTTTAAAAGCATCTCCAGCAAAATTATTTGAAGCATATTTAAAGCTTGATAAACAAGCAAGAACTTAGGTATATAATGTTACTGATGAAGAATTGGAAACTCTTAAAGTAATGGCTACGGCCAAAAAGAAAGAAGCAGATTTTTATAAATTTGTTTAGTCATTAAGAAAGAAAATTTTAGGTGATGTATTAAATATTAATGCCGCTGATGCGCAAAAAAGAACAATTACTTCCTTAAGACAGTCAATTGGAAATAATTTAAAACAAGTATACTCTTTTTCTAAGCAGCAAGCTGCATTACGAAGCGCGGCTACAGTACGTGTAGAAGGCCATGGATAGCTCGCTGAAGCTGATGCAGCAATGGCGATAAGAGAAGAAATCACTAAAAAAGGAAAACTTAGTGTTGCCGGCTCATCAATTACTCTTAAGGGTGACTTACTTTTAAGTTTTTTTCTAGATGATGAAGCTATAGCAATTTATGACAAATTAGATTCAGATTTACAAGATACAATAACTTCATTTACTAGTAATTTTTTAGAAGCATATAGAAAAGAAACTGGTGGCACAGGAGAAGTGGATGTAGAGGTGGCATACGAATAGTTCGCCAATTTACTTCGGTCCGTAAACGAATAGTTACAAAAAGAAGTTGATAACGGTACAATTACCAGTGAAGAAATGCGAATGTTAATAGAAAATTTAATTAGTTCTGAAATTTAGGTAAAGGACTATAATTTAGCCGCGGATTAGTTTGGATTTGACGGAGGTAGCCTCGGAGCAAATCTTACTAAGACATTAAATAATATGAGCTTTTTATATACAGGCGGAGCGTTATCAGCAGATGACTTACGATTATTAATATTTGCCATTCATAATTGCAGTCGTACCGCGTTGGGCGAAACTTTAAAAGCACCTGTTCAATCTTATTTAATTGGCGCTGCAGCATTATTATTATTTGATACTGGATTTATAGATTCTAAAACATTGTTAAATAATTTAACAACAAAAATGATTGTACCACAAGTATTAAATCTATTTCGTGTAGACAGTAGATACTACCCCGCATCTTATGTTTATTATTAGGTATATAAAAAACTAGACAAGGTATATAATAACCTAAACATTGACATTGATAGCATCTTTAGCGATTTACATATCAAGGCGCCTGGTTTACATTCAATTAAAAAAACTTTAGATAAGCCTCAAGACCGATGGGATGATATAAAAAATCAGGCGGAAAAAATGCAAATAAAATTTACTTTTTTATCAAAAATAATGAAAATAATAACTCAAATAGGGGAAGCATTCGAGGTTCCATAATGGGCGCGTTGCGCCCAGTTATTTTTTTGACTTTTTTTAGAATATATGATATAATAATAATGAAAAAGAGGTGAATAATAATGTATAAATCTCCATTAAATTATGTTGGGAATAAATATAAATTACTTCCATAGCTATTAAGACTATTCCCTAAAGATATTAATAACTTTATTGATTTATTTTCTGGCGGTTGTGATGTAACTATTAACACTCCAGCAGAAAATAAATATGCAAATGATATTAATTTTCCAGTAATTGAAATTTTACTTGCTTTTCAATAGACCTCAATTGAAAAAACTTTAGAATTTATTGATAATCGGATTGCTGAATTCAATCTAAGTAAAACTAATGAAGAGGGGTACTTACAATATAGAGAAAAATATAATAATGGAACATATAATTCTCCATTAGATTTATTTACGTTAAGTAGATTTAGTTATAATCAATTATTTAGATTTAATAAACATGGTGAATTTAATAATGCGTTCGGGAAAAACAGAAGTAGTTTTAATGACAATATGAGAAATAATTTAATTTTAACTTATCCAAGTATACAAGATATTCACCTTTCTACATAGGATTTTAGAAAATTTAAATTAGACAATATACAAGAAAATGACTTCTTTTATATTGACCCGCCGTATTTAATTGCCAGAGCTGATTATAATACAGGCAAAACCGCGGGGCTATCTTGGACAGAAAAAGATGAATTGGATTTATATAATTTTTTAGATAATTTAACCAAGTTCGGTATTAAATGGGGCTTTTCAAATTTTCTTAAACATAAAAATAAAACCAATACTATGTTATATTAGTGGTTGGAACTACACGAATACCATATGTATAATATATAGGCAGATTATTCTAAATTAACCAATAAAGTATAGCGTAAAGAATAGTCTACTTTAGAGATATTAATTACAAATTATGATTAATAGAATATTTTTAAATTAGGAGTGATAAAAGTGGAGACTAAAAAATTTAATGAATTAACTAGAGAGTTTTTAGAAGAATTTATTCCTAAGCTCCCTAAAGAAGATAAAAAACAGCTAAAAGAATACATAGAAAACCACCCACGCGACTCTTCTTCTAGTCTATTTGCAATGATAAAAAGTTATATATATAATAATTATTTTAGAGCTAAGCCTAATCAAGAGAATCATAAATCGGGCGGCACTTTTGCCGACATAATCGACGATTTATTAAGGGATGATGACAGCGATGACTAGCCCGAAAACTAAAAATAAAACAATCTCAATAAAAAGCCCTATGAATTATGTTGGCGGAAAATATAAATTATTATCATAGTTACATACATTTTTCCCCAATAAAATAAATAATTTTATTGACCTTTTTGCGGGAGGGCTGGATGTATCAATTAATACACCAGCTCTTAATAAATATGCAAATGATGTTAATAATAATATTATTAATATTTATACTGAATTTTAGAAAAAAACTATTGATGAAATAATGGATTTTATTCAGCATCGTATTAAAGAATTTAATTTAACTCGATTTAATATAGAGGGATATTTACAATACAGAGATCTATATAATACTAATCTTAACTATCATACTCCATTAGATTTATTTACATTATCAAGATACTCATTTGATAACTAGATAACCTTTAATAATAACAATGAATATAATACAGGCTTTGGTTTTAACAGATCTGATTTTAATTTAACATAGCGGGCAAATACCAGAGCAATGCATAACGCTATACAAAATATTCATTTTTCTTCCTTAGATTTTAGAAATTTTAATATAAATAATTTTACAAATTCAAATGATTTTTTATACGTTGATCCACCGTATCTAATTTCTTATGCCAAATATATTAAAGGATCAAGAATAACTAATAATAGATGGGAACAATAGGATGATATAGATTTATATAATTTTTTAGATCAAGCAAATGACTTGGGGCTCAAATGGGCTCTATCAAATGTATTATCGCATAAAGGAGTAGAAAATGTAACTTTAATTGAGTGGGCTGAAAAATATAATATCTACGATATTTTTTCTAATTATTCACATTCGACATATTCTAAAACTAAATCAACAGAGCCTACTATTGAAGTATTAATCACTAATTATGATAAAGACAAAATTAATACTATCAAATAAACAGGGCATCACCCTGTTTTTTTGACTTTTTTTAAAAATCATGCTATAATAAAAGAAAAAGGAGTGTAACAATGATATTAACTCAACCAGATCTAAGAGCGATTAGCATGACATGTTTTACACTACAAGACAGAGATAAAAAACCAATTATCTACATGTCCGAACAAAATCTATACGCAATTATGACGCGCTGTTCCCCTTCAAAAAATTTTTCTCCCATTACAACAGGATATGCAGGAAAACTATTCGGAGTACCAGTATACGTAACTGATGAAGTTTTAGATTTAATCGTTATTGTGCCACAACTCCAGGAGGAATCACTATGAAAAATATATATGACGAAATGATAGATGAATACTTTAATCGTCATCCAGATGCAGGACTAGCTTGGTGGATGCTCCCGGTAGAACAGCAACCAGAAGGTTTTAAGCTAGAAATGTATAATATTCTTTGGGATCTGACGCATAAGGAGAATAAATAATAATAGTCTAATATTTGACTTTTAATTACCTCATATGTTATAATATAGTTAGAGGTGATGGAAATGTCTTGCGGAATTTACATAATAAAAAATTTATTAAATCAAAAAGTATATATAGGATAGTCTGTTGATATAGAAGAAAGGTGGATAAAGCACTGTGCAGGATACGGAATCGCACATAATTCTGCAATTGATAGTGCTATTAAAAAATATGGGCAAAATAATTTTTCATTAGAAATTTTAGAATTATGCCCGCGTGAGGAATTAAATAATAAGGAAGCATATTATGCTAATTTATATAACTCATATGTACCTAATGGATATAATATTAATAAATGCGGTGAAGCATTTCACAATTCACAGTATGATAAAGAAATTTCATGCTATAATTTATTAACAGGCGAACTTATTAACACTTTTTCTTGTACTCATGAGGCTGATAGACAAGGATATTTACGACAAAGTATTGTAGCTGCTGCCGATTAGAAAGGCCGCAGTAAAACAGCTTACGATATGCTATGGCAGTGGGGTCATGAAAAACAAATTCCTGTAATTAAACCAAAAGCAGGAAAACATGGCGGAAAACGAGTATATCGGTATGATAAAGACACAGGCGATTTTATAGATAGTTTTAAATCATTAACTGATGCGGAGCGTTATTTAAATAAACCGGGAGGAAATAAAAATATTTCTGCTGTATGTAATGGTAAGCGTCAATATGCTTATAATTATAGATGGTCATATAATTTATATAATAATATTTTGGAGGAATAGAATAAATGAAAATTTACTTAGCAGGTAGTATATTTTATTATGGAGATGTATTAAGAAATACTGAATGGGCCAAAAAGATTAGACAAGCTATCCCCAATGTAGATTTATACTCTCCTATTGAAAATACTGATATTAATGGAACAGAAGGAAAAAAGAAATTTGCTGGTTCACAAGAAATTGCGACTGCAGATAATAAACGTTTAAATGAAACTGATATCTTAATTGCTTGTTTAGACAATGATATTATTCCTGCTGGTACTTGTGCAGAAATTGGCAAATTCCACGAAAAAATTGAGCGTGGTGAACACAAATATATTGTTGGTATCTGTACAGATAACAGGCAAATGCACCTGACTCATAGCGCCGAAAAGGATGCTGGTGGCGCTGCTTCACTTGGAGAACAGCAATATAGCTATCAGAATCTATATGTAACTGGCTTAATTAAGCAGGGCGGCGTTCTTGTTAGCAATATTGATGATGCAATTGCATTTATTAAAGAGCACGAACAAGAATTTAATCAAGAAACAGAAACAATTTCAGATTGGAGATAAAGGAGTGAATTATTTTGCTTTATGGAATTAACGATAAACTTCCTGTAAAACGTTTACTTGTTGCCGCATTACAGCAGGTAATTGCTTGTTTTGTTGCAACAATTCTTATCCCGCAGATCTGCGGCTTACCCATCGCACCGGCAATGTTAGGTGCGTGTGTTGGTACTTTAATTTATCAGCTATGCACCCGCGGTCAAAGCCCGATGTTTATCAGCTCGTCTGGCGCGTTTGTCGCCGCTGTAATCGGCGGACTTGCATTAGGCGCAGCGCCTAACTATACCGCGGTTGCAATTGGATGCGCAGTTGTATGTGTCATTTATTGTGTAATCGGTCTTATTATTAATAAATGCGGCACAGCGTGGATTAACAAAGTGCTGCCGCCAGTTGTAATTGGCCCAATTGTAGCTGTCATTGGTTTAAACCTTGCTACTTTTATTCCAACCTATTTCCAGCTAGACGGACACTATAGCCTACTTGGTGTTGGACTTGGAATGCTAACACTATTGATTACCGCTCTAATTTCTCACTATGGAAAAGGCTTTATTCGTAATCTGCCATTCCTATTTGCAATTCTAATTGTATACGGATTCTCTGCAATTTTAACAGTTTGCGGCGTACCAGTAATTGACTTTTCCGTATTTAATAATGTGCGGTTAATTCAGATTCCTGACTTTACATTCCTGCACCTAACCGCTCCCGATTGGACTTTAATGCCGCAAATTCTTATGCTATTCCTACCTCTTGCGCTAGTAACTTGCGCTGAGCATATGTCAGACCATAAGGCACTAAGCGCCGTTATTGGAACTGACTTAACGCAAAAACCTGGTCTTGGACGCACTCTAATCGGTGACGGTATTGCTACCGCGTTTGGTGGCCTTATCGCAGGACTAGCCAACACCAGCTATGGGGAGAGTGTCGGCACCACAGGCTTTAGCCGCATTTGCTCCAAGTATGTAATTACACTGGCTGCAGTTATTATGGGCATTGCCGCATTCTTTGGCCCACTACAGGCTTTCTTAGTCTCAATTCCATCTAGTATTTTTGGTGGATGCGCCGCAGTGCTCTATGGATATATCACTTTAAGTGGTATCCGTACTATTAAAGATAGCAATATTGACCTTACTAATAATAAGAATGTAACTATTATCGCGGCTGTACTTACTCTTGGCGTTAGTGGCGCTGTATGTGACTTTGGAGTTGTTAGTATTGGCACTACTGCACTCGCAATGCTTGTTGGTATTATTCTAAATTTTGTCCTAAGAGAATCTCATAAGGAGGCTGAGTAATCAGCCTCCCTATTTGACTTTCAATAAAAAATAGGCTATAATATAAAAGAAAGGAGATAATGATGAATCACCCAGTAAAAATAGAAGAGTCATATGAATCCAAATATATTCACTTCTATGATATAAAAAATTGCCCGCCAGAAGAAACGCGGCAGCTTTATGTTGTAGAAGAATATTTTGAGTGGCCTGGCCACGATCCCAAAATTAAATTATCGCTTATATCACGAGCCCCACGACCATATGGCAGAAATAAAAAAGTAATGTTCACGTGGAATAGGACTGGATTCTATATGGCTCCACTAATGTATGTAGAGCAAAATGGCGAAGAATTTTTAATTACTAGCGGCGATTGTCAATGTATTTCAATTTACAATATTACAAAGGATGAATTTAAGGATTATGTCGTTGGCGGTGAAAGTGCCTATAGTAAAGGAGATGGCTTTTGCCCTATAGTTTATTCTATTAAAAATAATAATTTAATTATAGAAGGCTGTTTCCATGATGAAATGCCACAACGACTCATTGTTAAAAATCCTGATTATAATAATTTAAAATTTGATGATATTGAATGGGAAAATACAGTAAGTGAATATTAAGAAAGTTACCTATCTATGATAGGTTAATTTTTTATATTGGAGGTGTGGGAATATTGATTGAGAAAATAATTAAACATTATCGTGAATTTATGGAGCGACATTATAAAAGTCAAGGTGAAGCCGCGGAAGAACTTAATATCAGTCGTTCTCATTTGAATAAAATTATTAATCGACGCGATAATCCATCTGTAAGCCTTATGCTTCGTATGGAAGAAGTCATGGCAAAATATCGGGAGGAATAAAATGGAAACCAGACTCTATATTATTTACATGCCTCGAGTCGCCGCGGCATTACGGGAACTTGGATTTAAAATAATAAAAGTTACTCCAAATATTAAGAAACCTCAATACGATGTTTATTGGTTTGAAGATACACCAGCCTTACATGAAGCACTTCCTTTAGCCACTCAAATGGCTAAACGTTAAATTCAGGGGGCATTCAGGTTATGTCAGATAAAAGAGCAATCGCTTTATTAAGTGATATAGATAAAAAATTATATAATGAAGGCGGATATTATCAAATTTCACCAAAAATGTTTCAAAAGGTTAATGAAAAAATTAGCGGCAAATGTGGTAATCAACGAACTTTATTATTGTATCTTATTTTTCAGCAGCAGAACGGTGATTTTCATCCAGCAGAATCAACTATTCTATCTGCTTGCCAAATGGATCATGCACAATACTCGCGGGCGCGAAGGGCTCTTGTTGAATTGCAACTTATTGAATATGAAGAAACTAAATATATAAAAATCCTTTATAAAAATTTAATGCAATAAGATGTGTGCTCAGCACACATCTGTGTGTTCATCATACATCTCAGGTGTATGATGAAGTTAAAAATTCGATGATTAGAATGTGTGCTCATCATACACATAACATAATAATAAATAATATAATAAAATATAAAAACGGCGCTGGTTCCCCGCTAAAGCGGGGAAGCGCCGGTGAATTTAAAATTATAAAATTGACTTTTTCTAAATAATCTTATATAATATAATCAAAGGAGAGTGATAGAAATGTCTGACAAATACGATTATTATAAGGAAATGGCTAGAGATATATTCTTATACATTAAGGATAATACACTGTTTCCAGAAGACGGCGAAACAATGTGGGCATATGAAGACCGTTTATTTGATGAATTATGGTGCGAAGATTGCATTACTGGCAACGGCGGCATGTTCTATGCAACGGAGTCGGATTGTCTGGACTATGTGGCGCACAATCTTGATTTATATTTTCAAGCCGCAAATGAATGGGATTCTTTTCCTAAAGCAAGTGACGAATGGATTTACAACAATCCTGGGCAGTATATGGACTGCACAATTCGCTGCTACCTTCTGGGACAATGCATTGCGCAAGTAGTTGATGAAAACTGGGAGGACTGGTCGCGTGATAATGAGGATAGTTAATAGAATAAGAAATCTCTTTGTCCGCCTATTTAATAGAAATAAATATAGGATTTCTACTAAGGGCGAATGTCTAATACAATATGCAATAGATAAATATATTAACAGCACTCGTTTTAATGACAAAGATTATTACATTTCAGAGTATGAAAACATGATTAGTCGTTATGAATGTAGAGTGGAAGATATATTTGATCTTCCTTCTGGTTTAAATGAGCAAGATTATCAAGAAGTAAAACATTCTTTAGCCAGTTTTATTGCTGTGGGTTTATTACTTGCTTTGGCGCCTCGTGACCAACGCGATTATTATATAGATAAAATTGAAGATGAAGCACATAGAAATGCTATATTAAATATGAGGAAGATGATTATATAATGGAAATTAATGAAGTAATCAATGAGTATATTTAGCGAGTTATAGCAGCAAAAAGAATTTACAAAAGTATATGTATAGTAATTACAAGATATTTAAATCAAAACTTCTAATTATAAATATAGATAATAAAAGTCAACCGAAAGGTTGACTTTTTTTAAATTTTCGGCTATAATATAAATGAAAAAGGAGGCGAAAGAATGGGATACGATGCTAATTCAATTCAAGTAAGAGATTTTAGAACCGCGGCGCGTACAACCCCAGGTATGTATATTGGCGCGGATGGGCAGGACGCAGTATTCAATTGTTTTCTTGAAATTCTAAACAACTCTTGCGATGAAGCAATTATGGGGCGCGGTAACCGCATTGAAGTAACTGTAAATGATAATGACATTACAATTACTGACTATGGTGCGGGTGTTCCTCACGGCCCTAATAAAGACTGTGATGAAGTGCTAATTGAATTATATACTACTGCACACTCATCAGGTAAATTCGATAGTGCAAACTATTCACGAGTCCGTGGTATGCACGGTGTTGGCGCCTCGACCGTGTGCGTTTGTTCTGAAGTATTTCTAGTTCATACAAGGCGAGATGGCGGCGAATGGGTAATGCGGTTTGAAGATGGCATTCCAACGACAAAAACCGCCACTAAAATTAAAGCAACAAAGGCCACCGGTACATCTATTTATTTTAAGCCAGATAAATCTATTTTTCACATTGATGCAGATACTCCTGCATTCAATATTTCAAAGATTAGAGACGAGCTAGAACTAACTAGTTACTTTATTCCCGGTGTTGAATTTGTTTTAAACACGGGTGAAAACAGTGCAATTTTTAAATCAAAAAATGGATTAAAGGATTTTGCCGCGGCAAAAATTACAAATCCTCTCCATAAAAATTATATATATGGTACAAAACATTTTGATGACGATGTAGACATTGAAGTCTTTGCGCAATGGACTAGTGGTCGTGAAAAGTGCTATGTATTTTCCAATGGTGCATTAAACAGCGGCGGTGGCACCCCTGTAACTGGTATGAAAGCCGCGTTTACACGCACTATTAATGACCAGGCTAAAGATAATTTTGATGGTGATATGATTCGCCGCGGCTTGGTTACCATCATTAACATTAAGCACCCTCATCCTATATACCAGAATCAGGTTAAGGATAAGATTCAAAATCAAGAGTTACGTGGTTATACTCAAACAGTATTTACCGAAGCAATTAAAGATTGGGCGATTAAAAATCGAGAAGACCTTGACCGTATTATTGCTTTACTTGTAAAAGAGCGCAAGGCGGATGAAGCGAGTGAACGTGCCCGCAATGCAGTCCTTAATATGGAGAAGAAAGAAAACGAGCATAAAAAACAAAAAATTACTTCTTCTGATAAATTTAAAGATTGCGAAAAACACGGGCAAGATTCTATGCTAATTATTTGCGAAGGCAACTCGGCTCTTGGTGGCTTGATGCCAGCACGTAATGTAGCAACTGAAGCTCTTTATGCAGTGCGCGGAAAAGTAAAAAATCTTTTAAAGCATCCGCTTGATGAATGCCTTGAAAATCAGGAAGTTTCTGATATTATTATGGCTCTTGGATGCGGCATTCAAGAAAAATACAATAATAAAAAATTAAATTATGGTAAAGTAGCGATCGCGGTTGACGCTGACGTTGATGGCTATAACATCATGTGTCTAATTACCACTCTCTTCTATGTATTAATGCCTAAGTTTATTGAAGAAGGTAGACTGGGATGGCTGCGAGCGCCACTATATCGTTTAAGCAAAGGAAAACAGACCTTGTATGCTTATGATGATGAAGATTTAATTCAAATTAAAAAAGGACATGAAACTTGGGAACAAAGTAGGTTTAAAGGGCTCGGTGAGTGTACATCTGAAGATATGGAAAATTCTATGTTGCATCCTACTAATAGACGATTTGAAATCCTTACTATTAATGATGCTGGAATCGCGGCAGATAATATTATGATGCTTATGGGGCCTGAAGTTGAAGGCCGAAGAGATTTCTTATTTGAGAATGTTGATTTTAGTATTTTGAATAGGTGATAATATGAGACAAACAAAAAATATTCAAATAAAAATATGTTTGCCAATGGATTTTCCCTTAGATTGGACGATTTCTGATATTGAATTTTATTTAAATAAAAGCTCATACTGCTGCGATAATTTAATTCAATTATTGCAAGATTATTCTAAAAAATACGGGTGTATTTGTAGCATTACAGAATGTAAATTAATTGACAATAATTAAAATTAATGTTATAATAAAAGAAAGGAGATGAGAAGATGATAAAAAATGTTGATTTTCAAGAAACTCTAGAATCAGCCTTTCTCAAATATGCTGCCTCAGTTGCACAGGAACGCGCAATACCAGATGTACGTGATATGCTGAAGATTGGCCTGCGGCAGGGCTTATATGCGCAATTCACCAATAAGCTTACTCATAGTGATAAGTTTCAGAAGGCACAGAAAAGTGTCGCAGCGGCAATGGCGCAGAGTTATGTTCACGGCGATGTCGCTATGTACGATGCTTTGATTCGTTCTGCGCGTCCATGGTCTACATATTATCCACTGGAAGATGTACAGGGCAGTTACGGGAATCCTTCATCTCCTGATAGTCATGCGGCAGCGCGATATGTTGAAATGCGAGCGAGCGAACTTGCTGACTATCTATTCAATGGTTTAAAGAAAAATGCAATTAAAGAATGGTACTGGAATTACGATGATTCAGAACAAATCCCTTCTGTATTCCCGTCTATTGGTTATTGGAATATTGTAAATGGCTGTTCTGGTATTGCGGTTGCATTAGCCACGTCTGTGCCTCAGTTTAATCTGCGTGAAGTTAATGAGGCTCTTATTAAAATCATTCGCGATCCTAATATTAGTTTCGATGAAATTTATTGCGCACCTGATTTTGCAACCGGTGGAACAATTACTAATGCAGAGCAGGTTAAAGAAAGCCTAAAAAATGGTAGGGGCGAATCAATAAGATTACAAGCTAAGCTAGAATATATTCCTGATCAACATATGATTCGGGCTACACAGCTTCCGTATGGTGTATTTACAAATACTATAATTGATCAACTTTCTGAACTAACAACAAATAATGAAAGCTACGGTATTGATAAAGTAATTGATCATACTAAAAAAGAAGCAGATATTCGCATTTATCTTACCAAGGGCGCCAATCCAAAAAAGATGATAGCAAAATTGTATAAAGATACAGCGCTAGAAAACTGGTACTCTATTAATATGATTTTGCTAGATCATGGACGATTCCCTAAAATTTTTGGATGGCGAGAAGCATGTGATGCTTATATTGCACATATTCGAGAATGTAAGCGAAACATGATTCAGTTTGACCTTGATAAAGCGCTAGCTCGTAAAAATATTGTTGATGGTCTAATTAAAGCCTGTTCCATTATTGATGAAGTCGTCGCGCTTATTCGTGCTTCTTCGAATCCTAGTGAAGCGGCGGAAAAACTAATTAATGTTTATGACTTCAACCAAGAGCAGGTTAAAGCTATTCTAGCGATGAAGCTTTCTTCTCTTACAAAACTAGATATTGTAAAATTAAATACTGAAAGAGAAGAACTTATCAAAAATATAGAGCGGTTCCATTACTTATTAAATACCCCTTCAGCTCTTGACGAAGAATTAATTACTGTATTAAAAGAAGTAGCTACTAAATTTGGTACAAATCGAAGGACGATTATTCAAAATTCAATTGCTGCCGAAGAGCCAATCGAACTGCCAGTAGAAGAAGAAATTGGTATTATGCTATTTGATAATAATACAATTAGAATTCTTTATAAAGATGATTTACATGGCAGCAAGCGTGGTAAAAAGGGAGTGAATATTAAACCGCCAACTGGAGCGTCTTTAATTAACACACTTTATTCTACTACTAATGGTTCAATTGCTTTAATTACTTCTACTGGTAAGATATATAATATTTCTCTCAATGAATTAGAAGTTAATGTTGATTATTCTCTATATTCATTGATTAATCTTTCAGATAAAGAACGTATTATATTATTACTTGACTCTACTTCTTTTACGGCATATAATTCCTTGATTACAATAAGTAAAAAAGGATATATTAAAAAGACTAATATTAAAGAATATAATATTCGTAGCAGTAAAGGTGTTATAGCTACTAAACTAGAAGATGATGATATTTTAGTCGCGGCGTACCTATCAATGAGTGATGAAGATAAAGTTATGATAGTTAGTAATAATGGTAACTATAACTATTATTCTTTATCAGAAATTAATTTTACTGGTCGTGCAACACGCGGCGTAAAAGCGATTAAATTAAATTCAAATGAATATGTTCAAACAGCTACTATTGTACGTAGCAATGTTGATTACATTGGAATCCTAACCATTAGCAAGAGTGGGAAAGGTAAGATTACTCCTGTATCTGAATTCACAGAAACCAGTAGAGGACTTAAAGGTTCTCCAATTATGATTTTAAAAGAAGAAGAAAGCTCGTTAGTTTATGCGGTTCCAGAATCGCAATCGACTATATATTTAACCACTGCGAATAAAGCAGTCATGTTAAATACAGCAAATATTCCTGTACAAGGAAGAATGACTTCTGGCGTCCTAATTATTGATGCTAGAACTTCAAAGATGCCAATTCAAGTTATGTGAGGGATAAATTATGCACGAAAAATATCTATAGCTATTTAAAGAAATTTGTAAGTCCATAACTTCTTTAACTGAGCTCTTACAAAAAAATAACAAATCAGTAAATGAAGCGACTTCTGTAGCTGAGCAATTTAACAAACTGATTAATAAATTAGAAAACAATCAGCCATTAACTAAGGCTGACTATGCTGTATTATATATCGGTACGACTATGGTCATGAATGTTTTAAATGATAGAGCAAAAGCTATCAACAGTGCAATAACATCGTACTAGAACGAAATTATTCCAAGGCTTCAAAAAGTATTAGAAGCAAACGAAGATAATTTTAATGATGTTATAAATAGTGAATTTCAATTAAAAGAAGAATAAAATATTTGACTTTTATAGAAAAATGCACTATAATATAAATGTAAGGTGGAAATGAGCCTTGCTGCATCAAGAAAAAATTCTCAATGGAAAAATTGACAATTATAAAAAATTGATGTATAATTAGATTATAAAGTGGGGCGGACTTAAAATAACGCGCACTACTTTAAAAATAAAACAAATACAATACAAAAGGAGATTGATTATTATGACAGTAAACTCTGAACTAGTCCTAAACGCCCTAAAGAAGAATTATGGTAAGGAATTTAGCAAGCAGCAGCTCGCAGAAATGCTAGGCATTTCTCTTCCAGCCGTCACCGCAACCGTTAATGCCCTAACTAAGAAGGGTTATGTAGTTATTACTCGTGAAGAGACTCTAGAACTTGAGCCTGCCACTGAGACTCGCAAGGCCAAGGTTAAGGTAGTAAAGTATCATACTCTAACTGAGAGTGGTCTAACCTATGATCCCGCCGCTGAAGAAGCCGAGAAGGCCGCTGCTAAGGAAGCCGCGAAGGCTGCTCGTGCTGCTGCAAAGGCTGCTGCCGCCGCTGAGTGAAATATTGATGGCGGCTCTCAAATGAGCCGCCATCCTTTTATAAAGTAAGTTTTAAATGAATAAATGAAATAAGTAAAAAATATAATAAAGATAAAGAGGTAAAAGAAATGAGTAAAAATATTACAGAGCAGGCGCAGAATCGTATTAATATTGTTGGTAAGCTACTTGATGTAACTTTCCGTGAAGGTAAGCTAAGTGATGGTAGACCGTATGAAAGCGCGAATCTGACAGTTCGTGTTACTCAAACATATGGCGGCCGCACGGAGACTAGTGAAATTCCGGTAAGCATGTTTGCCAGCCGTTATACTCTAGCTAATAAGCCGAATCCCGGTTATGAGCAGATCCAGAGCCTAAAGACATTTAAGACAGCTCAGAATGTTGGTATTGACGCGGCTGATGTTGTTCGGATTAGCGGCGCTAACCTTCGTGAAAATAACTTTGTATCACGTAGCGGTCAGACGATTAATACTTGGCAGCTAAATACTTCATTCATCGGTACTGGTAACGGTCAGGACGTTGCATCGTTTAATATTGATATTTTTATCATGGATATGCACCCTGAAGAAGATCGTGAGGGTGAGCCTACAGGTCGTCTAATTATCAAGGGCGGAATTGTACAGTATAATGGTAATCTGGATGTAGTTGAATTTATCGTAGAGCAGCCAGAATCTGTTGATTTCATTGAAAGAAATTGGAATATCAATGATACTCTAAATGTACGCGGTCGTATTCGTATGACTGTTACTGAAGAGAAGATGGCTGGTAATACTAGTGCATGGGGCGAAGACATTCCTGAGACTACTACGAGAACCACTCGTGAGCTAATTATCACTAAGGGTGATGATTGCGGTAGGGATGAAGAGTTCGCGTATGATCCCGTGGACATTAAGAAAGCTTTTAATGCACGTAAGGCCCGAATTGAGCAGATGCAGGTAAACGCAACTAAGAAAGCTAATGCACCTTCTCAGAATACTTCTTCCGCAACGAAGTATGATTGGGAGTAAGGCGCAAGCCTTACTTCCTTTTTCATTGGAGGGTGATTTAAATGGCAGATATTGATATTTTTAGTTTGGAACCGAGTAAGATTTCAAGAGATCTGAAAGGTAAATACCTGTTAATTTATGGTCAACCAAAAACTGGCAAGTCAACGTTTGGTAGTCAATTACCTCGCGGTCTATTCCTCAATTTTGAACAAGGCACAAATGCTCTTGCTGGTATTCGTAGTGTTCCTATGCTGCGATGGTCAGACTTTAAGAAGGTACTGACCCAGCTACGTAAACCGCAAGCGCGTGAAATGTATGATACTGTAATTGTTGATACCGTATCTATTGCTTGGCAGCTATGTGAAAAATATGTATGTCAGCGTGAGGGCGTCGAGAGTATTAGAGATATTCCTTGGGGCCAAGGCTGGGGTATGCTGCGTAATGAATTCGCAGAATGCTGGCGTGAAATTACATTATTAGGATTTGGTATTCTATTTATCGCTCATAGCAAGGAAAAGCCGACTGAAATGCGTGATGAAGAAGGAAACACCATTTCTGCGGTCGCGCCCGATCTTCCGACACAATGCTATACTATTGTTAATAGTATCGTAGATATTATTGGCTATCTACAAGTACAGATGAATTCTGACGGCACATCAGAGCGATTCCTATACACTCGTTCGACGCCAACAGTGTTCGCTGGCAGCCGTTATCAGTATCTTGCGCCTAAGATTAAGTTTGGATATAACGAATTGGTCAATGCTATCGGAGATGCAATTGATCAGGCAGTCAAGCTAGACGGCGCGGAAGTTACAGATTCAACTGTAATGGCGCAGATTAAAGATAGGCCATTCCAAGAAGTAATGGCAGAAGCCAAAGAAATTTGGGTTGGCTACTTGAATAGTGCCGCGACAGATGAAGAAAAAGAACATAGGTTACTTATTCTTAAGGATATTGTCAAAAAGGTTTTTGGCTCTGAAGAATTTAAACTTAGTTCCGCTCTGCCTTCTCAGGTTGACTTACTAGAGCTATTTATTGATGAAGCTAAACAGATTATTTAATAAGAAGAGCCTACGGGCTCTTTTTATTTGACTTCTTTCTAAATTTATGTTATAATAATAAGTAGAAGGAGTGATAGTATGAAGCTGACAAAACAATGTTATGGATGTAAAGAAAGTTTTAGGAAAACTGAATTAGTAGATTATGCATCTCCGCGCTCTAATACAATGCAAAGTTATTGTCCAAAATGTCTTGCCGAAAAACAAGCAAGGGATCGTTTTTCTGATAAGGTATGTGAATTATTTGGAATAAAATCTCCAGGGCCGCGGCTTTGGACAGAACGTAAGCGTTTACAAGAAAAATATGGATATACAGATGATACAATTGTATCTTGTTTAGATTTTTTATATAATGTTGAACATATGAAAAAGTTAAGTGAAAGCTTAGCGTTAGTTACTCCAACTAATATTGATAGGATGCTAAAGTGGAAGCGCAGACAACAATATGAAGCGGCAAAACTAGCTACTAGTATGTCTTCTACAGTACAAGTAGAAAACCATTATGTTGAATTAAAAGATACAAAGACAAAGAAGAAAGAATTAAATCCAGATGACTGGATTGATTAAGGAGTGATAGCCATTGGTTCTTTCAGATAAAATGGCCTATCGGCAAATCATTGGCAGTCTTATGATAAATCCACTACTTTTACTAGAGTATCCGGATATAGAGCCTACTGATTTTGATATAAATGTAGTTAGAGTATGCTTTATAATTATTAAAAAGTTATATGAACAAGGAGCGACAACTCTAACTCCGATAGAAGTAGATCAAGAAATTGAGAAATATGAGCGTAGCTCTGAAATTTATAAACAAAATAATGGAATTGATTTTTTAACTACTTCGTATGAATTAGCTGAAGTGAATAATTTTAAAATGTATTATGACAGATTAAAAAAATATTCACTTCTCCGGCGGCTAAAAAAAGAAAAATATGATATTAGTGAATATTATATTGATGACAAAGAGCTTGATAATCCTCTTCAGGCAGTACAAATTCAAGAACATTTTGATGAGTCTTCAGTTGAAGATATTCTGAATAGTATTGAAAGCAAATATAATGTCATCAGAAATGATTTCATGCGCGGCGGCAGGTTAAGAGGAGAACCGGCGGAAGGAATTTATAATCTAATTGAAGAACTTAGAACTGCCCCGAACATTGGTCCGGAACTAGAAGGAGAAATTTTTAGTAGTATTTGCCGCGGGGCAAGAGAAGGATGCTTTTATTTAAAATCAAGCTCTAGTGGTTCTGGTAAAACCCGTACCTCTGTTTTTGACGCATGTCATTTAGCATATCCTGTAAGGTGGTCGTCAGATCACAATTGTTTCATACAAGAAATAAATACAAACGGCGAACCGCGGCAACCAAGAAAAGTTCTTTTCATTGTTACGGAAATGGATAAGGAAGAGCTACAAACTATTATGCTAGCTTATTTATCCGGAGTAAATGAAGATCATATATTAACAGGTAATTACGATTTAGGAGAATTGTCTCGTGTTATGTATGCAGCCACGATAATGGATACATTTAGAGGATATTTTATTGTAGAAGAGATAAGCGATCCAAATTTAACAAATGTATCAGCGACTATTAAAAAGTATGCTACGGTTGACGAAATTAAGTATATCTTTTTTGATTATATTCATACAACCGCAAGTATGATGAATGAATTTTCTAAAAGCGGTTTGCGTGAAGATGTTGTATTAATGCTTATGTCCAATCAATTGAAACAATTAGCTAAAGATTATAACTTATTTATTTTTTCGGCAACTCAAGTAAATGCAACTGCAATGGGCGGCGACGACGAGTTAGCATTTAAGGATGAAAAAAGTATTCGAGGTGCTAAGGCCATTGTCGATAAGGCAGACATTGGTTATGTAATGACACGTATTAGTGAGAAGGGATGGAATTCTTTGGTGCCAGGATTAAGAGCAGCTATTAATAGCGGTTTAATCGCGCCTGATATTTTAGACCTCAGAAAGCCAACTCATGTACTTGATATTTATAAAATGCGTCGTGGCCGATATAAAAATGTTCGTATTTGGGTAAAATTAAATCTTGGAACTGGAGAAAGAAAAGATTTATTTATTACTAGTGCAGATAATCAACCTATTACTGGAGTACTTGATATTTTTTCTTCAGTAAAAGAAAAACTAATTACAGATTGGAAGGATTCTGTATGATTGAGACTCTAGCTTATCAAGATATGGAATTAAATGCTTTAAATGTTAGTTATGCTGATATTATTAATTCCATTACCATATCGGATGTAAAAGTTTTTTTGGAATCATTAGGAGTAACTAACTTACAAGTAAACGAGAGTAAGGGATATATAGTTTGTCCAACGATTTGCCATAACCCGCTGCATGAAGAAGCTTCAATGAAATTATATTGGTATCAAGATCATAAAATTTTTAGATGTTATACTGAGTGTAATGAAGCTTTTTCTATTTTTACTTTATATCAAAAAGTAATAGAGATAAATGAAGGACGAAAGCCAACACTCGTTGAAGCGGAAACGTATGTAAAAAATTGTTTAAAGTATATTCATGTTGATTCTCAGAAAAATAAATACTCATCGTTATCTATTGATTTAAATAAGTATAAGTATAATAAAATAATTCCAGAATTACCGGAATATCCCAAAGAAATACTGACTTATTTTACAGAATACTATCATCCGTTGTGGCTAAAAGATGGAATTACTATTGATGCAATGCAAAAATTTAACATTAGTTTTTCTATAGCGCAAAATAAAATCATCATTCCGCATAAAGATATACATGGACGATTGATTGGAATTCGTGCAAGAAGTCTAGACCCTAAAGAAGTAGAAGAATTTGGAAAATATAGACCATTACAAATTGGTTCTACATTATATACGCATCCATTACAATTTAATCTATATGGAATATACGAGCATCAAGAAGGTATTAGAAAACGAAAAACGGCGATTATAGCCGAGGGAGAAAAATCTGTCTTATTGGATGAAGGGTATTATAAAGAGCTAAGTAATACAGTTGCTTGTTGCGGTTCAACATTTAATAAATATCATATTAGTTTATTAACAGATATTCTTGGAGCGAATGAGATTGTTGTTGCATTAGATAAAGAATACAATGATTTATATAGTGAAAAAGCTCGTAACTATAGAAAAAAATTAGAATCATTGTGCAGGAAATATTTAATGCAAGCTAATTTTTCTTATATTTGGGATTATGATAATTTATTAGAGGAAAAAGACTCGCCTTTTGACAAGGGAAAAGACGTTTTTGAACATTTATATAAAACACGAGTGAAAGTGAGATGATATTAAAATGAAATATAGACTACGAAAAGAATTTACTACCAACCCTGATATGGCACTATCTGAAATTTTAAGTGATAGAGGAGTAGAGGACTTACAAAATTTCTTAAATCCTACTTTCGCTTGTGAACTAAGCCCATATAATTTAGAAAACATTGAAGCTGGCGCTGAAATGCTTCTAAAGCATTTGCGAGCAAACAACTCTATACTGTTTATCCAAGATTGCGATGTTGACGGAATTACAAGTTCTGCTATTCTATGGCTTTACATTAAGCAGCTTTTCCCGCAAGCCAATCTAGAGTTTCGTGTACACGAGCATAAACAGCACGGAATGGATGATATGATTGATTGGATGGAAGAAGCTAGTCGTTGGCAACTTGTTATTGCTCCAGATTCTAGTAGTTATGATATTGAAGAGCATCAGCGCTTAAACGAAATTGGAATTGATTGCCTTGTATTAGACCACCATGAGCAAGCTTATGATGATTATGGTAATCCAATTATTTCTGATGCACCGCGCACTATCGTTATCAATAATCAGTTATCCCCTAAATATCGTAATAAGTCGCTATGCGGCGCTGGTGTTGTTTATAAATTCTGCGAAGTACTTGATGACATTTTAGGCGTACAGCTTGCTCCTGAATTTTTAGATTTAGTAGCATTAGGTGAAATTGCGGACGTAATGGATAGAACTGACCCAGAAACCAATTACTTAATGCTAACAGGGCTAAAGAATATTAAAAATGAAGGTCTGCGTACTTTAATTGAAGGACAATCATTTTCACTGAAGGAGAAAGCTAATCCTCCATATGAAGGCTTAACGCCTATTGATATTGCTTTTTATATTGCTCCTTTACTAAACTCTATTACTCGTGTTGGAACACTACAGGATAAGATGGCATCCTTCTATTGTTTCGTAGACCCCCATCGAGCTATGCCTAGTACCAAACGTGGCGCAAAAGATGGCGATACAGAAGAAGCCGCGGAGCAGACAATGCGAGTTGGAAAAAATTGTAAATCGCGGCAAGACAAACTAAAAGAGCAGGCGCTTGGTATTATTGATTTTAAAATTCAGAAAGATGGCCTTGACGACAACAATATTATTTTTGTAGAAATTGATGAGCAAGATAAAATCTTGCCAGAACTAACAGGCTTGGTAGCTATGAATGTGGTATCAAAATATCACAAACCTGTAATGATTGGGCGCCGCAATGCAAATAATGAAGTTAAAGGTAGCATTAGAAGCAGCGGAAATTTTGCTGGTCTGCCTAATTTTAAAGAATTCCTTGAAAATAGTAAATTAATGACTTTTACTGCTGGGCACGATAATGCGGCGGGATTTGGCATAAATGGTAATAAAGTCGACCAATTAATCAATCGCGCCAACACCACCTTAAGCGCAAAGGACTTTGACAATTGTTATGTAGTTGATTATATTTTAGATGCCAACAACAATAATGCAGAACTTATCGCTTCTATCGCCGCGCACCCAGAATATTTTGGTAATCATATTGAAGAAGTATATTTTGTTATTAAAAATATTCCTCTATCTAATGTGATGCTTATGGGTGCGAATCGAGATAGTGTTAAAATTACTCATAACAATATTTATTACGTCAAATTTAAAGATGAGGAATTCGCCTCTGAAATTATGGAGAATCGTATGAAAACTCTCACAGTGTATGGTCGCGGTAATTTAAATTACTGGGCGGGTCAGTATTCAGTACAAATTTTTATTAACGATTACGAACTAGTTGATGTTGATAAGTACGCATTTTAAATTTGACTTATTTCAAAACATATGATATAATAGATATAGAAATGGGGGATGATGGAATGTCAAAATATCCAGGTACTTTGCACGCGCACACTGAATACAGTAATGAGACTTTGCGAGATTGCATTAACTCGGTACAAAGTTTAATGGATTTAGCAATTGAATTAGGGCATGAGTGTGTTGCGATTACCGACCACGAAACTATATCTAGTTATATCAAGGCGGAAAAATATTATAAGAAAGTCAAAGAACAGCATCCTGATTTTAAACTAATTCGTGGTAATGAGATTTATCTTACACGAAATGGTTTAAATGCAAAGAATTACGATAGTACAAAAGATAGATATTTCCACTTTATTCTTCTTGCACGGGATCTTGAAGGTTACAAGCAGATTTGTCAATTGTCAACTCGCGCTTGGGAACGATCATATATGAGTCGTCGTCAACGTCGGCGTCCAACTTATTATCAGGATTTAAAAGAAATTGTTAAGCCGAATCAGGGACACTTAATTGCAAGCAGTGCTTGTTTAGGTTCTCAGTTGGATAAGTTTTTACTTCGATATATGGACACGGGAGATGAAGAGTTTTATGAAACGGCAAAACGTTGGTGTTTATATATTGAAGATATTTTCGGAAAAGGAAATTTCTATCTTGAGCTTCAACCGTCAGAAGGAAAAGAGCAAATCTTTGTTAATAAACATCTGATTAAAATTGCACGCGAATTAGGATTCCAGTTTATCATTACAACTGATGCTCATTATGGTCGTCCTGAAGAAGCTCCATTGCACGAAGCATTCTTAAATGCACAGGATGGAGATCGTGAAACAAAAAGTTTCTATGCAACCACTTATATGATGACCGATGAAGAAATAAGAAAATTCTTTCCGTATTTAACAGATGAAGAAATTGAAAGCGCCTATGCCGCAATTCGAGAAATTAAGGATAAATGTGAGGATTTCAGCATTCTTAAGCCACTGAAAATTCCTAGTTTACCTTGGCGCAAATTTACTCCGCGTAGTAATACTGAACTTGTTTCTTACACATTAAAGATGCCGAACCTTATCAATTTCATAAAGTCAATTTATGAAGCAGATCGTCAATTAGTATTAGCGCTTATTGATGGTATTGAAAAGCACGAAGATTTGCAGAATGAGCGAGCTTATAAGGCGCTAGATGAATGTTTAGGTATGACTTGGGAATCATCTAGAGTTAATAATGCACAATGGTCAGCTTACTTTCTTAATCTTCAAAAAATTATTGACGAATGTTGGAATGCAGGAACGATTGTATTACCAGCTCGCGGTTCTGGTGGCGGCTTTGTTCTTCTTTATGCTCTTGATATTATTCAGATCAATTGTTTAAGAGAAAAGACACAGATGTTTAATTGGAGATTCTTGAATCCAGCTCGTGTATCTGTTCTTGATATTGACGTGGATATTGAGGGAGTACGGCGCGCTCAAACTTTGGAACATCTACGTAAAGTCTATGGACCGAATCGTGTATCTAATGTAGCAACTTTCAAGACAGAGAAGTCTAAGTCGGCAATTTTGACAGCGGCACGCGGTTTGGGAATAGATGTAGATGAAGCATCTTATATCGCCAACTTAATCACGGCGGAACGTGGTGCATTATACACGTTGTCTCAAATGTATTATGGCGATGAAGATAACGGTATCGCGCCGAATAAGACCTTTGTTGATGAGATGGAAAAGCATCTTCAATTATGGGAAGTTGCCAAGCGAATTGAAGGTTTAATTTGCGGTCAAGGTATTCACGCTGGCGGCGTGGTATTCACAGATGAAGATTTCACAGAATCAAGTGCATTAATGCGGGCGCCTGATGGTACAATTATTACCCAGTTTGAATTGCATGACCTTGAAGATGTATCAATGATTAAAATGGATTTGCTTTCTGTTGAAGCCGCGGATAAAATTCACGCTTGTCTTGATTTGCTAGTAGAACATGGATATGTAGAACAAAAGGCTACGCTGCGTGAAACCTATGAGAACGTATTAGGCGTGTATAAGATTAATCGTGATGATGAAAAAATGTGGAACATGGTTTTAAATCACGAAATTGTTTCTTTGTTCCAGATGGAGCAGCAAAGCGGTATACGTGGAATAACATTAACTCATCCCCACAGTGTTGATGAACTTGCGGTTTTAAATTCAGTTATTAGACTAATGGCGACAGAAAAAGGCGCCGAGAGTCCGCTGGATAAATATGCAAGGTTCCGCGCCCATCCAGAAGATTGGGACAAAGAAATGAAGCAATATGGTTTAAATGACCACGAACGTGAAATTCTTCATAAAGAGCTTGATATTTCTAATGGATTATCTATTGCTCAAGAGCAATTTATGAAACTAGTTCAGCTCCCGGAATGCGGCGGCTGGGATCTGCAGTTCGCTGATAAACTTCGTAAATCAATTGCGAAGAAAAATCCAAAAGAATATGATGCCTTAACTCAGCAATTTTTTGAGAGAGTTAAGCAAAAAGGTTTAAATCAAGCTTTTTGCAATTATATATGGAATGTAGAAATTGCATTAAGCCGCGGTTATGGTTTTAATGCGGCGCATACATTCTCATACTCAATGGTAGCTCTTCAAGAAATGAATCTTGCTCGTTTTTATCCGATTATTTTCTGGAATACTGCAAACTTAATTGTTGATAGTGGCGGTATTCAAACAGATGAAAATGTTGAAGATGAAGATGAAGGGCTGGAAGTCGAAGCTGAATCAGAAGACGAGGATATTGAGCAGGAAGAATGGGAAGAAGAAAATGAAGTAAGTGAAGGCGAAAAAGAAGATAAAAAGAAGGATAAGAGTAAGACAGTTGATTACGGAAAAATTGCAACAGCAATTGGGCGATTTAGTGATTACGGTATCAAGGTATCACCACCAAGTATTAACAAATCATCTTATACCTTTACTCCTATTGCGGAACGTCAAGAAATTCTTTATGGTCTTCGCGGTATAACTCGTCTTTCAACTTCAATTATCAATGATATTATTCAAAAGCGCCCATTCAGTTCTATGGAAGATTTTCTTGAAAGAGTTAAGTTAAATAAAGTGCAAATGGTAAATTTAATTAAATGTGGAGCATTTGATGAACTTACTCATCTTCCGCGGCAACAAATCATGCACAATTATATTGCAAGCATTGCAGATAAAAAAGAAAGATTGACTCTTCAAAATATGGCGATGTTAATCAATTATAATTTAATCCCAGAAGAAATGAAGTTCTATCAAAAGCTATTTTCATTTAATAAGTTTTTGAAGGCGCAGAAAAAGAAAGATTATTATGAATTAAATTCAGCGGCGATTAATTTTATTTCTCAAAATTTTAGTGCAGATTATATTATAAATGGCACTTCATTAGGTGTTAGTTCGTGGGATAATCTGTATAAAAAAGCCATGGAGCCGATGAGAGATTATCTGAAAGCTCATAAAGATGAGATGCTTGCAGCTTTAAATAAAGCATTATTTGATGAGTTATATAATAAATATGCGGCTGGCACTATTGAAAAATGGTCAATGGAATCTGTAAGTTTTTATCAAGATAAACACGAATTAGAAGAAGCCAGTAAATTTTATGATAACTTTTTCAGTTTACCTGAAGAACCGGAAATTGAATATAGCTTTACTTCTAAAGATGGTTCTGACATTCGTGTTTATAAGTTACATCGTATTATTGGAACGGTTATTGATAAGAGCAAATTAAAAAATACTGCTTCGTTATTGACACCGACTGGAGTTGTAAATGTAAAAATTTATAAAAATCAATTTGCTAACTTCGATAAACAAATATCTGAAAAAGGTTCTGATGGAGTAAAGCATGTAATTGAGAAATCATGGCTTAGCCGCGGAACGCTTCTCATGGTTCAAGGCATCAGGCGCGGAAATGATTTTATACCAAAGAAAACTAAAGCTAGCTATTATCCAGTAATTTCTAAAATTGTGGCAGTTAATGATAATGGTGGCCTAGAATTTCAAACTGAAAGATTGGGGTGATAAAGATGATAGGATTAATTGATTATGATTTACAATCTAGTACTTCTACTCATCTTACTTACCCGAATCTTGAAATAATGAAGTTAGCATCATATTATTAGATTGAAGAAAATACTTTTTGCAGGCTCATTCCTTTAGATGAATAGAATCTTAGCGGATATGATAAAATATATATTTTCAGTGAATCAGAGACACCGATTACATTACCTGATAATATAAAGCGCGCAGAAAATATCTATTATGGCGGCACAGGATTTACAAATGGGCAGTATTGCCCATTTGAAAATCCAATTATAGACCATACTTTGCCAAGAACCGCGATTTATAAAAATTATTTAAAAGAAAAATATAATGATGGTATAAAAACTAAAATAATTGCCAATCTATTAGATGCCACATATTATAGATATATGGCAGGTAATGAAGTTTTACCATTGCCAGCAATCAAAAAACAAAAACAATTCTTTCTTTATGACACGGATTTCTTTTCTAATGATTGGGAAAAAATAATTAATAAAATTATTAATATTGGGCCTTCATCAATTATTTGCATACATCCAATAGTTTGTTCGACTTTAAAACAATTCTTTACAGTTAGGAGTTATAATAAAATTAGTCGTTCAAACCGCTTCGTATTAGATTTAAAAATCCCTTTAGATGACATTAATTATATGTTTAAAAAATATGAAAAATTGTTTTTAGCAGAAATAACAAAAACTTCTACAGTATATATACAGCTAGGTGGATCATATATATCATCGTTTGAATATTTTAAAGATTTTATTTATAAAATAAATCTATTATACTCATTTTGGAGTCATAAAATTCCTATAAAATTAATATATAAGTATCCACTAATCGGTTATAAAAATCCATTACAAAATTTATCTCAGCGTGTTGTTACCTGGAGTCAGGAAAATGCTGATAAAAAAACCATTAATGAACGAATTGAAGTAAAAAAGAAAACCGCAAATCATATATATGAAGAAGAAAGAGACCTATTATTAAAATTTCATCCAGCCGCGGCCGACCTTTTTACTCAAACTCGCTCAGACTTATAGCAACGAGGGGTGTGGAGAATATGAACATAGATGAAATTATTTCACGGCGCGCCGAACTAGATATAGAATTAAAACGCGCGTTATCTACAATGGAACTTAAAAACACGGTATCTGAAATTAGAGATTAGATTGCCGCAAATCAAATGAGATGCCCACATGTAAGTACAAGGTATAATTGGTCAGTAATAGATGGTGTTTGCCCGTATTGCGGTAAGAAGGTAGGTGGAGAATAATGGTAGAAATTTATACACTACCATCTTGCGGCATATGCCATATGGTAAAGACTAAAATGCAGCAAAAGAATATTCCATTTGAAGAAAAAGACTTAACCGAAGAAATGGAGCGAGCACCCGTAGTAGTTACTCCCGATGGATTGGTTATGACATCTCCAAGTGAAATTGTGCAATGGATTAACAATTGGGAGGGCTAATATGGATATTCGAGTTAGATTAAATAAAAATTTTACCACTGCTTATAATCGTATGAGCGAAAAATATGGTGAAGAAATGGCATATTTAAATGGCTTTGGCGATAAGCAGTTATCTTATACAGACTTCATTGATAACTTTATTGATAAAGAAACGGTAGCAGATGCCTCAGTAGACGGTAATTCTAACGTTGGCAATAAGGATATGCGAACGCTAATGAATGAGATGCCGAAGCCGCATCGCAAATTATTAGCGTTTAATAAAATTTATTATGAAATCAATAAGCGTTATGGCTTTAAAGATGCAAATGATTGGTTAGAAAAAGAATGGACTAAAGCTTTATATATGCACGATGCTGATACCAGCACTTATGTACATTATTGTTTTGCTTATGATCTGAAAGACGTTGCAGAAAAAGGATTATTTTTCTTAAATAATTTTAATGCTGAACCACCAAAGCATTTGTCTACTTTTGTAGATTTCGTTAAAGAATTTATTAGCTTTGCCGCAAATAGAAGTTCTGGCGCGGTTGGCTTACCTAACCTTATTCCATATATGTATTACTTCTGGAAGAAGGATTGTGAAAATGGTTACGCTACTAAAGACAATGAATATTATGCTCGCCAACAAATTCAGCGATTTGTCTATGCAGTCAATCAGCCGTATGTACGCGATGGTATGCAAAGTGCATTTACTAATTGTTCTGTTTTTGATAAAGCTTATCTAGAAGCTTTGTTTGGCGGCGCGATATTCCCCGATGGTAGCTTTATGATTGATGAACTTGCTGGTATTCAAGAATTTCAGAAAGTTTTTATGCAAACCATCGCAGATATTCGGCAACGCAATATGTTTACCTTCCCCGTTGAAGTTATAGCGGCGTAATGTAGTAATACATTATGTAAACCTCGTGAATTCAGGGAAACTCTGTATAGTGGAATATTATTGAGGTGATATTATGCCCAAAAAGAAAAATATTCCATTACAAGAAATTATTGATTTACATAATCAAGGATTATATGACAAAGAAATAGCAGCTATATTTGGATGTTCAAGAGAAAATATTGTAAAGCGTCTAAATAAAGCAGGCTTTAATAATAGAAGAAGTAAAATTGATGATATTGCTTTGAGAAATAGAATTAGTAATAGTTTAAAAGGCAGATATATTGGAAAAAATAATCCTAATTATAAAGGATATTCTGCTGAAAAACAACTAGCACGAGATCTATTTAAAACAATTTCGAGAGAAATGCTAAGAGATTGTAATTTTACTTGTCAAATATGCGGGCAGCACGGTGGTAATTTACATACACATCATATAAAACCATTTAGTGTAATATTTGATAATTTTATTAATACTGCCTACTCTGGCAATATCGAAAATTTCTATCACGAGCTATTGGCTTACGATGATTTTACTAATAAAAATAATTTAATTGTTGTTTGTGAGAACTGTCATAAAGAAATCCACTATACAGACAATCCTGAACTAAGTCCATTTAGATGGAAAAGTGCAACGACTATCGAAAGCATAGAACAAGAACCTATCTTGTTTGAAGAAGCGAGTAGAGTAGAACCAAGTGGTTCGAAGTGCGAGGGTGCCTAAAAATGGTAATTAGGCATATGATATAGTCTGCTCTGTATGGCAACATACAGCCCTATGGTATAAGATTAACGACCTTATATAAACAACTAGGATTAACTATTTCACTATTAAGAAAGGACGGCAAATTTGCGGATGAAGCGTTCGCACGCTGGGGCATAGAGCACAACCGTATTTGGAGTGACTCCAATCTATTTATTGATGATAGTGTAAATTCTTTGAGCAATTGCTGCCGCTTAAAGAGTAATATTGAAGATTTAGGTTATTTTAATAGTATTGGCGGTACCGCATTAAAAGTCGGTTCTGTTAAAGTATCTACAGTAAATTTAGCCAGATTAGCTTTAGAGCACCCAAATGATGAAGAAGGGTACCTAATGGCGCTAAAGGAATTAGTTGAACTAGATTGTAAGGCGCTAGATTGCGTTCGTCATATTATTCGGCGTAATGTAGAAAAGGGTTTACTTCCTAATTTCTCCAAAGGTATTGTCGATTTTGAGCACTTATATAATACTGTTGGCATTATAGGCATCTATGAGACAATGAAAACATTTGGATATACAAGGGTGGATAAACTAGGTAATGTTTATTATACTCCTGCGGCTGACGCTTTTGGTAAGCGTATCTTCCAAATTTTACATCAGACTAAAGATGCTTTTGCCGCAGATAAAGATTATAAAATTAATGTAGAGCAAATTCCTGGGGAATCCGCCGCAGCAAAGATGCAAGCCGCCGATGAGTTCTTTTTCCCAAATACAGTAGTAAAAGATTTGCCTCTATATGGTAATCAATTCATTCCGCTTGGAATCAAGACTACAATGGTAGAACGCATTCGCATTGCTTCCTTGTTTGATTCTTATTGTAATGGTGGCAGTATTGCTCATTTGAATATTGATGCTCCATTTGATTCTTTCGATAAAGCTTGGGATGCAGTTAATTATATTGCCGATCAAGGTCTTACATATTTTGCTTTTAATACTAAAATTCAGGCTTGTGCCAAGAATCACGCATTCTATGGAACTAAATGCCCAATTTGCGGCGGAGACGTTGCCACTGAATATACACGAATTGTAGGGTTCTACACGCCAATTAAGTCTTGGTCAAAAGAAAGAAAAGCTGAATTTAAAATGCGACAATGGGAGCATATATAATGATAGAATTTTTTATAGAAGCTTATAAACAATACTGTCAAAATAATCATATAAAATACAATCCTCAAACTGCGATAAAAGAATTTATTAAATTTGCTAATCATATTAATAGATTAGGAGAAGAATATTTTAATTCTCCTTATTTTCAAGGAGCAGATTTAAATGAAACTTAAAGGAATTATAGATTATGATACAGTTAATTATAAACAACCCTGTCTTACATTACTTTTTGGATATTGCACTTTTAAATGTGATAAATTAAACGGTTGCCAAGTGTGCCAAAACAGCCACTTGGCGGCCGAACCTGATATTGAAATAAGTGGCGAGGAAATTTGGACTTTATATGAAAGTAATCCACTTACAAAAGCATTTTGTTTTCAAGGTTTAGAGCCTTTTGATACTTTTATGGATTTGATTGACTTAATTAAATTTATCCGTATTACAAAAAATTGTAACGATCCAATTGTAATCTATACAGGTTATAATAAAGGGGAAGACCCAATAGTTGAAATGTCTTTAAAACATTTCTCTAATATAATTATAAAATGGGGTCGTTTTATTTTAGGTCAAGAGCCGCATTACGATCCAATATTAGGAGTAAACCTAGCTTCTGATAATCAATATGGAGATGAGTTCACTTGAAACTACATGTAACAGAAGATAAAGAATTACGAGACTTAATTCGGGCAGGCTTGCGCGCGAACGACGGGTATTGCCCCTGTATTAAAGATAGTAAAAATAAAGAAGAATATAAATGCATTTGTCGTGAAATGCGCGAAGATATTAAAGTTGGTGAAACTTGCCACTGCGGTCTTTATATAAAAGATGAAATGTAATATTTGACTTTTTTAAAACTTTGATGTATAATAAAGTATAAAGAAAAGCAGTAGGTGATTTTATGGAATGGGGTCTAATAGCAGCACTATTAGTTATTGTAATTATTCTAGGAGTTAGACTATCACAAAAATAGTCTTTAGATAGCTCTGAAAAAACTCGGCTGGAAGAAGAAACCAAACATCTCTATTCAGAAGAAATAGATTTAAGGAAAAACATCGCTAAAGCGCAACAAGAGCTTAATCAAGTACAAAAGCAATATCAGTCTTATGTAGATAGCTATAATACAAAAAGCGAGGAACTTGATACTTATTTTGAAAATTAGCGTAGCTAGCGTTAGCAACAGCTAGACGACGAATTCTTTGCTAAGAATCAAGCCATCGCGGCAAAAGTATAGCAAAGTGCTGATAGAGCCCGACACGATATGGATTAGATAGACGACAATATAAAAGAAGCCTATGCTAATATGGAAACTCTTATCGCGCAATGGGATAAAAAAGCAGCTGACGCCCAATAGCGCTATGAATCGCTATTAGAGCCTCTTAAACTTTATGAGAAAGAGCGTCAAGATAAACTCTTTTATACAATTCAATTACCAGAAGAATTTTAGGATGACATTGAGTTTCTTTTAACTACAGTGGCGCAAAAAGTTCAGCATCCGGACATCATTAGTAAGTTAGTTTGGGCTGAATATGTTAAGCCAAATCTCGACAATACGTTTAAACGTATTGAAATAAAACCTGAGCCAGGTATTTATAAATTAACTAATATTGATAATGGAATGGCTTATATAGGAAAAAGCACCAATGTTAAAACAAGAATAGCCGATCACTTTAAATCCAGTATTGGAATTACCAGTATTGCTGATTAGGCAGTGCATCATGAAATTTTAAAAAGTGGCTTCTGGAATTGGTCAATAGAAATAATTACCTATTGCGAAAAAGATAAACTCAACGAGTTAGAAAAATATTATATTGATTTCTTTAATACTCAAACATATGGCTATAATAAAAATAAAGGCGGTGGCGGTTAATGGAAGAAAATAATGTTAATGAGCTTCCAAGTAAAGAAGAAATTCTTTAGTTGTTTATGAAGATAGAACAATGTACAAAAGAGGAAGCAGAAGAAAAGGTTGGCGCAGATACTGCTGAAGAAATTATGGCCAACATTAAAGAATTTAATTTAAAAAAGATAAATAATCAAATACCAGTTTTAAATCGAAGTCAGCGCCGAAAGCTAGCTAAAAAGCCCGGCTTTAGAAATAGTAAGGAAAGCATAGGCGAGACCGCGAAGAAATTAACATATATAGATTTAATTGTGAAGTTACGTGAATTAAACGCAAAGAGGGAGAAAGAAAATGAGAACACTACTAAAGACGACTGACCTGTATCTTGTAGATACTGAAGAAGAAGCAATGAAGATGATTGAAGAAGCTAAAGATAATCAAATCACCGGCGGCTATACTGTTACTAAGTCTGGATATACTATGAAGACTAAGAAGCTAAAGGGTGAAATCGTAGATGTATCTTTCAAGGTCAGTATTGAAAGAACTTTTAATGAGTGAGGATGAGAACGATGTCTGAGATTAAGCTAGAAAATTTAATTCAAATGAATCCGCAGTTGCAGCCGCTAGCTGATGTAGTTAATTCTATTGTAGAATTGCCAGATATGGCCTTTGAAGGTACCGCTAAGGATGAACTAAAGGAAATGATTTTATCTTCCCTAACACCTGATAAGCGCAAGCAAGCTATTGATAGTATGCTCCGCGGTTTTGATATGGAAGGATATAATCGTCAGGAAGCTAGTGATGCACTATCTGCGGCACGAGTGGTTCTAACTGAAGCTATTAATAATATTGAAACTACTGTTAATAAGAGAGAAGTAATTGAAGAACTATTCAATCTTATGTATGATATGTTTAATGAAGCCATGGAACGCTATCACAAGTATAATTTTGAACTTCCCATGACGCTTGACGAGGGCGCTACTGCTCCTACTTACGCGCATGATACCGATGCCGCGGCTGATCTATACGCGGCAGACACAATCGTGCTGCCAGCGCATAGTACAAGCAATATGGTACGAACTGGCGTACACATTCAACTTCCTGAAAATTGGATGGGGATTATCGTTCCTCGTTCTAGTATCGGTGCCAAGACTGGCTTACGTCTAAGTAACAGTATCGGGATTATTGACCAAGAATATCTCGGACAGCTGGGGGTTCTTTATGATAATATTTCTGATTCTGATTATACAATTAACGCAGGAGACCGTATTGCTCAACTACTAATTATGCCAAGTTATCGTTTTAAGGCAAAGGTAGTAGATCATCTAGAAGAAACAGAGCGGTCTTCAGATGGTTTTGGGAGCACTGGTAAGTAATGCCAATTAATATATATTCAGTTGCTAATCATTTGCAAGAAAACGGATGGCAATTAATTAGCACTGAATATAAAAATTTAAATACAGAATTAGAAATGATCTGTCCTGCTGGACATAAGCAAGTATAGACTTATGGCTAGTGGCGCAAACATGCCTTATGCGAGTAGTGCATGGCTAGTAGCCCGTTTAAAGGGGAAAAAAATAAAGTCCCGCCTAAGCGGGTTGAAGTATAGCGAGTGCTTGCGTTGGACGCCGCGACTGGTATTACAGGCTATTCTGTCTATGATAATGAAGAGTTAGTGAGTTACGGTACGTTTAAAGTTGATAAAGATTATCCAACAGAACAGCGTATTAATACTGTAAAGCACTGGCTCGCGGCGGCAATTGAATCTTGGTAGCCTGACTTCATAGGTCTTGAAAATATTTAGCTTTAGCAATTTGGTAATAGTTTCTAGGTAGAAACTTACAGAGCTTTAGCTAATTTATAGGGAGTATTAATTGATACTATTTTTGAATTCAATATACCTCATGACCTTGTATATGTTAGTTAGTGGCGCAATTACTGTGATGTTGGTAACGGCCACGGGCGCGAAAACAAAAAGAAGTAGGCGCAAGAAAAAGTTAAGTTATGGTACAATCAGGATTGTACTCAAGATGAAGCTGATGCTATTTGTATTGGTAAATACTTTGTACATTTGTTAAAGAATACTAAATCAAGTTGGGGAGAAGAAATATGAAAGTTACAATTAATGATATTCTAAATGCTGTTCCAGTTATGCGCGAACTAGCAGATACTTCTATGAAGATTAAGACTGCTTATAAGGTATCAAAGATTATGAGTGCTATTGACAAGGAGTATCAGTTATTTCAGGAAGCTAGAACAAAGCTAATTGAAAAGTATGGAGATAGAGATGAAAATCATGAATTAAAGATTGATGATAACGGAAATTATTCTATCCCGCCAGAAAATATATCTAATTTTAATGAAGAATTAAATGAAATACTTGTAGAAACTGTTGAATTAAATGTAAATCCGCTTAGTATTGATGAGCTAGACAATAATGATTTCACTCCAAATAAGATGATAAGTCTTATGCCATTTATGAGTGAAGAGTAAAAAAATAAAAGCCCCTCCGAAAGGAGGGGCTTATTTTTTATGGGTAATAATAGACTGTACAAGGGACTCTTGACGTTGTTGCTTCAGTCAGCGCTTGTAAAGAAAAATTAGAAAATAAAACCGATTGAACTCCATCGGATCTACTTACAGACATTCCAATTTGCGCTGTAATAGTAGTATCATCATCTCCGCATAGATTACGTAAGCTTTGTAGTGTAAAAGAGTAGTCTGACCATCCATTCATTGTTTGTTTTAGCGGTGGAAATGTTCGATCAATAACAGATGCATTACCATCTGCTTGACTGGTGCCATTATACTCGCTCACATAAACTTTTTTTGTATCTGTACTATTATTGGTTAATGTAATAGAAACAGAGCTAACGTTCAACGAAGATGTATCTGGATCATTACCAAATCCATATTGTGCTGAAAAACTTACAATGTATTTATACCAAGAAGCCCCGTTACCAAACGCTACATCAGATTCACGTGTACTTTGCCCGACAACAACTAAACCTCCTTTTGATCTATTAGTAGTAGTCGTAGATATATAATGAATTATAGCATCATATCCAGGTTTAATAAGTACCCAGTCATGTTTCTCTGCTTCCTACATTTTAGCTTCAATGCTAGCAACGTTTTTACGCCACGCATCGTCTCCTTTTGCATTGGGGTTCATAACAATAATATCATCACGACCCCAAATATCTTTTAATACACCATTAGCATCAGACATTTGGATTGTGCGTCCCTTGACCTACAAGCCATCACCGCTCATTTTAATAAAAGTATCAGCGTCTATATTTAAATTAATTATATTTGGTGTAATTGCAACCGTATTCGTACCAGCAGTTAAATTAATTGCATTTGGTTTAATTTCAACTGTATTCGAACTAGCAGTTAAATTAATTCCATTTTTACTTAATATAATTTCATTTACTTGGCCATTACCAGCTGCCGCGGCTAATTGAATCTGATTTGGGAAAATGTATACATGGTTAGAAGAAACATATGCCGAATTAGCAGATCTAGAAGCGTCATCAATAAAAATATGCTTTGATGAGCCTATAATATCAATACCAAGAGCGTCCATATATAATGCACCCTATAGCTATCTAATGCCACTACAATCACGAGTAACAGAATATATTCCTTTATTGTCAGCCTTTATTTCTGTTTTACCCACAATTGAGGGTTTATCATATACAGTTTCTATAGTATCTTTATTAGGATCATTGAGCCTAATAAGACCTTGGTTATATCCAAAAAACAAACAAAACCTATTCCTATCTGCGTGTAATCCTGAAAACGCAGTAACTGACTAATCTTGAATAGTTTGCGCGCTTGCTGAACTTAATAAAGTAATTCCACTGTTACTGCCATTGCCTGTTCCGCCGCTACTGCCATTGCCTGTTCCGCCGCTTTCTCCACCTGTTTGAAACACCATCCCAGACTAAGCAGTTACTGCTACAGCATACTCAAATCCATCACTGGCCAGGAATTTAGAGCTAAGACCGTTCATGGACTGCGCTACTATCTATCCATTTTCATTAGTCTCAACTGGAGTATTACTATTATTTAAATAGAAAGCCGTTGCATGAACTTCACCGGTGAATCTTCCTTGACCATTAATATAAACTCCGTTTTTATTTAAAAGAAACTAAAGATTTGGCTAAGCTCCTGACATATATGCCTAAAATTGCTTATTATTATCAATATACCCGAAAGTATTATTTCTAAATACTGTATTTTCATTAATAGCATTTAAATTAGTACCTACAGCCATAATACTCTTGCCAATATCATTACCTGCTTTAGAATTAGTCTATAATTTAAAATTATTAGCATTAATATAAAGATCGCCAGTAGAACCAATTTCTACACCGTTCTGAGAAATTCTAGTATAGCTTCCACTAGTAACTGTCTAAATAGTAGCTACATTTGACTCCGCACCCATAGCGTTTTGGGCATCTAAGCTTGCGGCATTAGCCGCTCCAAAAGTTATACCCTTATTATTCATTAGTACACTAGTATAACCAGAGTCTTGACTACCAAGTACTAAACCAAAATAATTATGTTTTATACACAAACCTTGTGTTGAATTACCTGCGGTATCAGAAGCACCCGAGCCAATCGTACTCTAAGCTCCCATTACTATACTATCTTCTTTTATTTGAACGGCAGTACCGGTTGTAGTACCGGATGTTTCGTTCTTATTATATACACCAAATAATAATCCTAAGTTATCTAATTTTTCTCTGGTTATCTTAGTATTATTATCTGTTATAGATTGTATATACAAATCAATTGCTGCATTGGTAATTTTTAAACCACTGCTATCATCTTTTAAGTCAGCTGGATTGCCAACACCCATTATTATTGACTTTGGTTTAATAGAAACAGCGGCAGAACTATTATCACCGCCAGCACCTAATAGTAATCCTTCATCGTTTAATCTAACACCAACCACATCTTTTTGACTAGTTGGATTATAAGTTCCTATTTTAATACCCTCAAATTCTTCCTGCCCAGCGGCTACAATATTAATACCCTTTTCTGATAAATCAACTAAAGAACGAGTTGAATTATTATTGCTTACTCGTATCGCCACTTCGCCCTTGTCTTTATCAATATGTACACCAGTCTCTTTAAATGAAATAGTTACAGCTTTTCTAATTGCTGAAGCCAAACTATTATCGTCTTCCTTTAAACTAGCAGTACCAAAGTTACGTAGTGCTTTTTCAATCTCTGGCGCCTCTTGACTACTTAATGCCTCTACCGCTGAAGAAATTCCCTAGATTGTAGTAGAACTATCATTTAGTATTTCAATTAAATTATTCTAAACTATAGCTCTTGAATCAAAATGAGCGTCCAAATAAGCGTCAAGTATATCGCCATATTTAACAACTTCTCCGTCGCCGGTTGGTTCTGGAACTGGCGTATTTGCTAACTAAGTAGCTAACTACTCTACTTTAACTGTTAACGCCGGTATAGTAGAAATAATACTTTCATTCTTCGACATTTGCTGAGTCTATGCAACAATCGAGCTAAATAAGTCTTCAAACTTATTATTATAATTCTTTATTGTAATTTTGTCTTCCCATGGCTTACTTAAACTCAATGACAATTCTGAAATATATCCTCTAACATTATCAAATTTCAGCAATGCATCATTTATATGTACAATACAAGCCAACATATCATATAGCGGTTTTTTATTCTCATCCTTATCATATTCTGGGAATGCCGTTACTGATGCTTCATAAGAAACTTTCGGTTGTGAATTTTCTTTTAGTATTTTAAGCGCGTCTAAATAGATAGCGGTATCAGCTGTAGAGACGGTGTAAGAATATGAAATCCATAAATTGGTTCTACTTTTCATAACACTTTGCGGACGTATAGTAATAGTATAATATGTACTATTTTGGTTAGATGAATTTACAACATCTTCAATATTCGGAAGAATGTAATAGTCTGTAAACTATTTTAATTCAGTACGCGAATCAGTGGTTTGATCTGGATACCAATATACACTTGTAGTCGTACTTGAAATTTTTAATTTTTCTGAGTTAATATATATACGAGGATAAATAGCCTATATATTGGGATTTGTGGGACTTGGAGAAAGCCAATAATTGCCAGAAGATGAAGTATTTTTAGTAAGCCAATAATTCGTTCCATTAATGAGAGGTACCATAAAAGTCTTATTGTTGTTTTCGCTCTTTTCATCTTCTGTATATAGTTCAAAACTAGACATGACTCCTATTCCAGCCGTTTTACTTTTAAACGGTTCATCGCGCCAATAACCATGATTTATAAGCCATGCGTATATATTTGGGGACTTGTCGCCTGGCTATGGTATATATATCTTTGTATTTACATACACGCCAGTAGTAAAATAATCTCTATTATCGGTATCAAATAGACTTGTATCTGTTATTACTAATACTGGCTTTATAGTATAGTCTTCACTATTGCTAGATCTATATCTAACATACATAATTTGCGCCTAACTACCAACTGCGCAATATTTTAAATACTTAAAACGCTAATCTTTTATATCCTAAATTTCTTTTTTTTGCTTAGCGGTTAAGTTATCATACCCATTATTAAAACTCGAAGCCTTTTGATATAAGTCTATCAAATATTGCGGCTCATAATAAACGAATGCTAGTTTATTAATATCTGTAAATTTGTCGCTAGATAAATCAAATATTGGATAATATATTTTACTTTGATCTGTCCCTTCTTCATAATAAATATTTTGTTCATCATCATAAAGCTCAGTATCCCAATATGGTTTTGAGTCTACTTTCTCATAACCGCTAACCTGAGTCATATCTTGTCTAACAACCGTGCCATAGTCAGTATAATCTTCAGGTTGCCAATAGCCTTCACGCAATGCGGGGCCCATCTGGCGTTCAAATCTATCCATAACTTGCTTTTTCTAATTAATTGCTGTCTATAAGCTCTTTTGATAGTCATTAAGATTCTTATCAACGCCATTGATCCAAGCCTTATAATTTTTTGTTTCTCTTGCTGCCTACTACTAAATTTTTGTATAGGTCTCTTTTAATGTTGTCCAGTAGCCATATGGAGAATATGAATACGTTGCATAAACTGCAGAAACGATTTCTCCATCTTTCTAAACATTATCCGCAGTTTTATCAAAATCGACCTAAACCAAGAATCCATCTTCTAATGTACGCTTAAGCTTACGTATCCAACCACTCAATTTGTGCCCTGTATCTGCAGAAGCGGTGTATGTGTTATATATTAAAATACTACTCGGATCTATACCTTTAGTAGTTAATTTAATATATGGTGCAACATTTGGATCACTACTTTTTACTACAGTAAACATCTAAGGATTGTTTTCTGTCAATTTAATTGTTCCTGTATTATTTGTTAAATTATTAACAAACTGATCACTTTCTTCAATTAATTTATTAGCATTTTTTAATTTAGATTCAGCAATCGCGAGTTTAGGAGTTAAATCCTATCTGCGGCGATTCATACGTTCTATTTGCATCTGAAGCCTTTTAATCTTTACATTTAAGCTTCTAATATCAGCTTCATATTGCGGCACCAAGTCATACAAATTTTTACCAATTGCGCCGCTCTTATAAAGGTAATCAAAATTCAACAAATAATCTTCTAGAGTGGCATTTGCTGGAGAATCAAGAATACTAATAGTATAGCTATCACCGCTATCATTTGGATCGCGCACAAACATTTTCGTAGTTATATCAGCCGAATCTATTTCGCGTTTAACCGAATCAGTATTATAGGGGTAATTAATATCAAAATGATTTTCGGCAGCGCCTTCCTAAAAGAAATTATTATAGAAAGTAACAACACGGGAAATAATATGATAGTTCTCATCATACCCATATTCATAGCGACAAAAAACGCCGAATGTCTCTGCAATTTTTTGTGTTAAATTATACTTATTGCTTTCAGATTCAGTTATTGTGCGCTGCTTCTCTTTACGGGACGCTATAGAAATCGCCTGTATGCGGTTTGAAGAACTATTTACATCCCATGAGGTCACATAAGGCTCTTCATATATTTTATTTTCTTCAATATTACCATCCTAACCCCAACGCATCCTTACTCTATAGTACCAAGTATTTGCTTTTATTAGTGCGGTAGGACTGCTAGGGTATGGCACTAAGCCTATTTTTTTAGCCCAATAATGTATATCAGCTTTCGGCTCCTCAGTGGTGCGGCCCTTATCTTCCCACTCTTTTCTTTCTAATTCGTATTCTTCACTTGATAGGGAAATTTTGTAGCCTACTTTTCCCAGCTCATTAAAAGCCAAACCTTCACAAGTGACGTCACAATAGACTTCATCCTTTTCGTGCCGTTCAACCACTTTTGTAATTAAAAATTCAAATACTTTTTCCAGCGCGGTTTTTTTATTAAAAATAACTTTAATTTTTCTCATATTGGCAATTAAATTGCCATTAGTTACATTATTCCAAATAGGATTTTCTATTAATTCTTTTCCCTTAAATAAATACATTGGTATGGAAAAAGAAAACTCCTAAGTGCCGTCAGTTTTTATAATCAACGGCTCATCCTATATTTGTCCTTTATTCTCTACAGTGAACGCCTTCAGGACGGTTATAAAATCGTCCTGAAGGGTCCAGATAGAGACTTCATAAGGTCTTTTGTCTAACATTATTTAGTCTCCTCCTTTTACTCTTAATAATACATATATCGGTATAAAAGCTTCACATTGCTCATATTATCCTCGCCGGCCATATCAAGATCATGGGTCATCACATAACTATATTCTGGATGATCTTTATCAGCAACTACTAAACCATTATTATTTAGTTGATTCTAACCATCTAAAATAAGATAGTCAGAACGCACCATGTCGCCGGCTTCTTCTTTTAATAATGGCAGATTTGCATATGACGATCCAAATGAGTGTCTAAAAGCCATATCATTATCATACTAATGAGCCTAATTCTCCGACAAATTTGCTTTATAATTATAAGCATATTCTTCATTCGCTTGTATACGTTGATAGAAATTATATTCTGTAAGTACTCGCCCAGTTTTACTATCAATAGTAAAAGTAAATATTGGTAAAACACCAGAAGTATCGCTTGTATCATAATAATCTATAACTGCAGCATTATTCTACCAACCTGCCTCGTAACCATTTCTAATTCCAGCTTGAAATGAATAGCTTGTAGATGAGTTCTCATTAAGTTTTATTATGTACGTATCTAAAAAATTACCAATATCTGTCAAACCTTGACCACCATCAGATGAAATTTTAGAATTCAACTTTTCTGATATATATGATTTACACTAATCATAAATTGAAATATAAGTATTATTCTGTGAATCATATTTAAATAAATGGTTTACGACCATACGATTCAGCTCTCGGAGAACCACTTGGTAGGTAGCTTCTGATGAGAAACCTGAATTTAATTTGAGTCTAAAATAGCTTATCATATTACAGGCTACACCATCATTTGGCTTATATCTAAATAGCCGCCGCAAAGCAAAAGCAATTCCGCGAGGAATAATATTATTTATATCCGTTTCATCCCCAAGCTCCATAAAGACAGCATCTCTAATCAACTAATGATGTACATTATCATATATAGCTTCACGCAATTCAACCATATCTGTAATTTCTCGATAGCCATTTTTATCCGGTTCAGCTTTCATTAAAACCTCTACAGCCTAATTATACGCGGTTAAAATACTCGGACTAGTAAAAGAAAAATTATGAGTATATTCATCGCTAGGCCCTCTTAATGTTATCGTATTATATGTTTTTTCCTATATTTGATTATTATAGCTAGAAGCACGTCCTTTAGAATATAAATTAGCAGGTTCAATAATATAAAGCTATTCATTATCAAAACGAACGCGCATATCAAACTATAAAATTGGCTTAGATGGAGCAGTTCCAGTATAATAATAATAAAGAGCGCCGCCATTTGTTAATGTAATATCCTTAATAGATTGTATTCCATCTCGAAGTCCGCCTATATATGCGCCATCATAACTTCCATCATCTCTAGTGCCGCGGACAAAAATTTCTGGTGTATTATTAATATTCGCAGTACCTATCTCTTCCGGCAAAGCTGTTCTCGCGTGATTCGCGGTACGTTTCGGCTCGCTCTCTGTTCCAAAATGAACATCTTTTTCCATCATACCAGAGAATGGTATACCATCTTCTTCAATAATTTTGAAAGCTTCCCGAGATGAATTTATATCTTCAATTTTACCTAAACTTGGATTAGACCAAGAACCTATTTTGCCAGATTTCTCTTCTAAGTAATTATTAATTGAATACCAAAACGGATCATCCATTTCAAACTTTAAATTAATAGACCCTTTATACATAGTAGTACTAGTTTCTTTAGTTATGCTTCCAAATGTACGAGTAATCCTCTTTTCAAAAGGCAAAAAGCTATACTGCGGTACTTCAGAAACTCTTGCCATAATTGCTCTATTCGGATGTTCTGCCAAAATTAATTCTCTTTCAATATTTGGTTTAAACCAATTCTAAAAACTAGCAAGCTATTTTTCAGTAATTTCGTCAGTATATAAAACTAAATCTAATATATTAGAATTATAATGACTTCCCCAATATAACTATCCATCCACAACTTCTAAATCAGTAGTCAAATTTGAAAACTCGGCAGAAATATTACGCTGTATAGCGTTATTAGTTGTTATAGCAATAAGATTAAAATCTTCTATATGCTTACCGCCCCACATAAAACTAATAAAAGAACGGTACATCATATCTGATCTATTGCCTGTATTTAAATGTGTAGCGTACCAAACCTGGGTACGAGGTGGCGCCGTAGACGCCACCTCATTACCTATCAGTACTGTTAATCCTTCATTATCAGCCATACTCATTTTACCTCCTTACACTATTAGTCGCGCCAGTCTTACGAGCGAGCTTAAGAAGTTCATCATAAGCCAACTGTCCAGCACGCTTCGCGTCATAATCATTAGCAATTTCTTCAATATTAAGATTTACATCAACATGTTCAATTATAATGTTATCTCCCTACTATTGTGTAGTAGTATTGCTAGCTTGCTATTCTGCCGTATTCCACAAATTGCGTAAAGATTGTAAAACAGATAAAGCTGAATTTGGTTTGTTAGCAAGAATCTCTTCACGAAGGATTCTAGTTTGTTCTGCGCTTAATACAGCTTCTGGTTTGGTTGGAGTGCCATGTAGCATAGCTAAGCCAGTGAAGTCATTCAAGCCACCCTTAGATTCCTTTGGAATATTTTCTAATAAACTTCCTTTAGGCCCAGCAGATATTTTTACCTGACTTGCAAGGCTCTTTTTCTTAGTAGTATCTTTATGCTCAGGCTTATCTACTGCTGCATAAGTAATTACAGCTTTATTTTCTCCAGTTGCTTTAACTTCTGCTGGCGAGACAGAAACTACTTTATAAGCTCCACCTAATGTGTTTGCAGTAGGTATATATTTTGAACCAACTGGAATGTCATTAACGATGACCTTATTTGTGAAATTGGGATAATCATGAATAACAGTTACAGAAGCAGTAAGACCGGAATCATCCTAATTATCATTAGAATCCCCTTCATTACCCTCGGAATTTCCTCCGCTTTCATTATTATTATTATTATTGTTATTATCATTATTATTATTTTTATTTTTATTTTTATTCTTAGCATTATCAGTTTTCTTCTTCTGTAAAACTGCGGTTGCAGCGGCGCGAGCTTCCGCTAAAGTACCACCATCAGTTAATACTTTTCTGAATGCGGCTTCTGCATCCTCTGCCGTTCTGTTATCCTTCCATTCGTTACTGTACTTTCCTTCTTTTTCAGAATCAGTTTTAAATGCTTTCCAAGCATTTGTCTAAGCGACGTCATCACGCTATGCAACATATTTTTCAATAGTAAATTGTAAATCTTGCATATCCTGACTCTTAGCTAATGCTGATTTACTACCCCAATCTTTAGTATTAGCGGTAATATAAGATAAGATGTCTCCAGTGGGTTGACTCATAATCTTATATACTTCTCCCCAAAGCAAGCCATTAGATTTCTCATACTCTAAAGTTTTAGTCATCAAATCAATCTAAGTATCTAACTTCTCGATTTGTAAATCGGAAGCTTCCTTAATAGCATCAATTTGATTCTATTGTGCAGTAAAGTACATATCTTGTTCTTGACTTTGAATCTATTCTTGTATACTAGCAATTTGAGCAGCAGAACCGCCAGTGCGCTGTAAAATGCTTAGCTAACGATAAAGTTTAGCTAATTCCTAATCATCCTTCTGTCCTTCGTATAGCTTCTTTTCTCTATCTAAAGTATCTTTTAATCCATCAGTAAACTTAGTAGTAGCTGCGGAAATAGCATCTTTCTAAGACTTAAGTTCGTCAATCTACTTTTGACGAGAGTCTTCGATCGCCTTTAAAACGCTTTGCTCTAAATCAAGTTGATTCTAACGTTGTTCATTTAAAATTTCATTTTGTTGCTTTTCAAGGTCTAAAAGACCATCCTCACCGTCAATGACGCCATTCCAAAGATCCTGCATTTCATCTCTATCAGCATCTATTTTATCATAGAAAGCCTATACTGCGGTTTTCTCCCAACCTTCTTGACTCTAATCAATTTCAGTACCAGAAGAATCATATTTCATATACTTCTCAAATCCCATTCCTTTAAGAATGGCATATTGTTCGGCGGCAGTATATAAAGGCTTACCAGTAGAGTCACGGCCAGACAACTCAGAGAACATTTCAAGTGCGGAAGAAAATTTAACTTGTGTATTAAACAAAGCCTTTCCAGTCTTTGAGTCTATCTTTACGCTGCCGTCTGAATTCTTTTGAGGCATATAGAATCCAGTAAATCCATCTTCGCTATCTTTATATTTAATTTGTCCATATTGATCAAAAGTATATAAAGCACTAAATGGATTATTTGTACTGTTAAGTTGTTCTCTACGTTCTTCAAAGTATGTTCTTCTACTTTCATTTAAATCTTTCTAAATACTAATTTGTTCTTTGAGTGAAGCTAAATTTCTCTTTTGGCTAGCGTAATAAGCAGCGCCATTCTTGATAAAGTCAGACTAAAGTTTCGCACGAACTTTTTCTTCATGAGTGATTTGCTTTTCAATTCTAGCAATATCTTGTAACCAGTCAAACCATAGTTCAAGCATATAAATGAAGTTGGCATTCTTCTTACCGCCGCCTCCACCACCGCCGCCGCCAAGGCCGGCAAGATCTCCAAGACCCATACTAGCAATGGATTCCCACAAAGCTTTTAGATTCTTTAATGTTGCTAATGCTGAAGATGCACTTGACATTGCGGGACCGCCATTAATATTACCAGTAGCAAGAGAAACAGCATTGCGTTCATTTGTTACTGGTATTCCGCGACCAGCTTTACCGCTATTTAATAGACGTTGAGTTTGTAAGTGATTGAAAACAATAGCATCTTTATCTAAATCAACCATTTCAGCGCCATTTTGTCCAACCACAAAATAACGGCCATTAGAAACTACCAATTCTGGACCAAGTTCTCCCATTAAAGTTGACTGAGAACCGCTAGCTAATGCAATGTTACCTTTTGCATGAGAAATATAAGGGCTTGTAGCTAAATCCATAAAAGAGCCATTAGAAATGCCTTCTACAGTTACATTGCCTTTACTTTCGCCTTCGCCCTCTGAACTGCTAGTACTAACCGTTACTTTAATTTTAATATCAATCTTATTTTTTTCTGGGATCTTGTTCATTGCATTGGCTAAATTTTGGACTAAACTATATTTTCCACCAGGAATATTACTCATTGCAGAAGCAATATTATTAACCTAAGTTTTCATAATATTGCTGTGGGCAGTAATATTAGTTGCAGCCTAAGCAACATTAGATTCAGCAGTAGCCGCTGCAGTTTCTAAAGCAGTAAAACCATTTTGAATAGCCGTTTGAATAGAAGTAAAATCTATTGTAGGAGCGGCTGGAGTACTTGGCTATTTTGGAGAACCTCCGCCCGTATCTCCACCACTATTTCCACCGCCAGTATTACCTCCGCTAAAGTTACCAGTCATAAATACGCTTAAACCGTCAATTACTTCTTTTAACTTAGCTTCAGAGGCCGGATCAATATTAAGAGTTAATGTACGAACTATAGCTTCTGTAGACATAATAAGGCTAGAAATTTCAGGAGCAGTATCTTCAGATAGATTAATAGTTAATGCTACAGCTACATCTTTTAGCCATTGTAGATTATTTGCTAATACGTCAGGATCAACTCCAGATTCTGGATTAGACCCAATATTTAGTACGGTAGAAAGTCCAGTAGCAAAAGCTGTCCAGTCAAATCCAGCTAGAGTATTAGCAGCATTTGCAATAGTTTGTAAAGCAGTCGCGGCTTCGGTTAAATTGGTTGGATCTTCTACAGAATTAAGAGCAATGACAATTTGATTTAATGCTTCTACAATAGCTGCTGTGATTGTTTCTTGAAGGCCAAAATCCATGCCTAAAACATTTTCACGTAGATATGCTTCTAATTTGCCCATGTCTATATCTCCAGTTTTTGGGTCAATAAACATTTTACCATCAAGTAGCATATCAATATCGCCCATTTTAACTTGCACATTGCCATCTGATGTAATGGACGCACTGTCTTTTAATAAATTAGGAGTACTTAATGCTTCTTTCAGTGCATTGCGAGCATCACCAGGATTTTTAAAACTTACTTCTGCGCCTTCAAATTGTAGCTGTTCTTGAATCTTTGTGCGGATACCAAATTCTTGCCAAATGTATTCATTATACATCTATTGTGTCATATCGGCGCTAAGCGGTTTGCCTTTATTTGCCTCTAATGCTTGTTGATAGACTTTAGACTTTTCAAACGCTCCTTTTAAAGCCTCTTCCTGTGTTTTACCAGTATATGTAGTTCCATTACCATCAGTAACTTCAAACTACAAACCTTTTTCGCCATCATATGTTGCTCTTATCGTTCCTTCTACGCCTACTTCAAGATCTGTCTATACAGTAGCTACAGCCGTAGTTGATGTACTTCCTTCAATCCAAGTTTCACCACTCGGTGTATATCCCAGTCCCTCTAGCGCGGCCGCATTTAAGTAATATCTAGCTTCATCAGTACCATCTTGTACCAAATGAGTTTTTCCATTTACTGTTACAGACGTAACCTTACTATTTGCATCTAATTGTACTTTACCATTTAAACGTAAAACCCATTTTAAATCATCAGCGTTTATAGGATTATTTTCATAGAAATCCTTTACAAGATTCTATAACTCTTCTTTATCTCCATTAGTAGCTTTCTTAAATTCCTCTAAAACTTGTTTTGTACTTGCGCTTTCCCATTTAATTTCAAGATGCTTTCCGCCAGAAAAGATAATGGTACGGTCAGGAGCTTCAAATACAGTCCCGCTTGGGAATATTTGATCAAATATTTCATACACGCTTGGCGCAATATTTTCTAGATTATAGTCGCCATTTTTCGCGGCTTCAACATAAGCATTAATTATGCTATAATATTGATCAAATGTTAGGCCCCACTCTTTTAATTTCTCTAATTGGGCATCCTAATTTCCTATTGATGGTAACGCTAATAACTCTTTTAAAGTAACTTTATCATTAATTTTAAATCCTTCAAGTCCTTCATTTAGTTCTTTATTAGTTTCAGCCAGCTCTAAAAGACGATTACAGACATCAATATATTCAGTAGTAAAACCTTGGAATTCACTCCATTCATGGCCTTCGCCAACAAGACCTTTAAATATATCTCCGATAGAAAATCCATCAATTCCATCTACTTCAATATCGCCAATCTATTCCATAGCTACGACAACTTCAAGCATCTTAATTAAACCATCAAGCATGTCTATCTAGGATTGAGCTATGGCTTTGATTCCGTCTTCAACGTTTCCTTGTAATCCCTCAGCTCCCGAAGCGAAATCTATACCTATATTAGATATATCAACTTTTAAATCGCCACTAGATGAGAACTTTAAAGCATCAAAACCTTTATTAACCAATTCAGCAGTCTTTTGTAAGTTACCATCAATCTCGACGCCAGCTACTGTAAAAGAACCAGTTAATTTTGCAATTTCACCCAACTCAGTAGCAAAATTATACCATGTAGTAATATCTAATAAACCTTTATCCTAACCAGTCGCTTTATTGGCGTTATTAATCGCGACTGCGGTTTTGCCAAATCCACTCATAAAGTTGATAGGATTATTAAATACTCCTGGTAACTTATTATTATACCAGTTAAAACTACTATCTTCTCTAGTCGAACGTATCTCATAAATTTTTTCAGCTAGCTCAAGTTCTTGCTCGTACTGCTCTATCTTAGTATTATCATGTTCATCTTTATAGGCGCGTAACTCATTAATTCTAGCTAATGTATCCTCCATTGTTCTATAATGGTCATCAGATTCGATTAGTGAATTAATAAGATCATCCAAAACTAGATCTGCTTGTAAAGAATCAATTTCTTTTAGCCTATTATATAACTATATAGCAGACTAAGTTGATAATTTTAACCCATTGGCAGTACGCGTAAATTGAAGCTCTAAACCTGTATCAAGGGAATCTGCCCATGCTTGTAACTCTTGAGCATTAACATTGCTTAATGAGCCGCCAATGCCGTTTTTAATTAAAGTCGTAAGATTAGATATATAGCTATTTATCGCATCTGCTAATTCAGCTAATTCCGCTGGTAACAAATAATTCTGCGCGCTAGCCACATCCATTATTTTTGTAACCAAACCAGGAATATCAACCGTTTCACTAAGAGTTAAGAAACCATCTTGTATACTTGCTCCGTATTCTGCAAATATTGCATTAATTAACTTGGGATCAAACAATGATTCAAGATAGACAGCATTTACTCTATCGCCGGGTTTTGCCTACAAAATATTTTTAATACTAGCAGTAATATTTTCGCCAAGTTTTTTATCAAGTGCAATCTAAGCATCTACATAGGCTTTATATGCTTCAGTATAGGCTTCAGAATCAGGGGCCCATTGCATCTTTTCTGCGAAAGCTTTAAAATCAAATATTTCAACTTTGCCATTTCCAAGACCACGAATACCCCATTCATTAGCGTTAGATAGGACTTCTTGCAATTTATATCCATAGCGTGCAAGCATGCTTCCTAAAGCATCATAGGTCATACCCATTGCATTACTTAAAGCATCAATTGCGTCAATCTCAGCTTGATCGCTAGCTGTTAATAGCTTAGCATAAGTAGAGTTTAATTCAGCAACTGTAGCAGTTTCTGTTTTATCCATCTATTGATATAATAAATTATAAGCTTTGGCTAAATCGCCCATAACAGTAATTACAGCAGTGCCATCATCTAACTCCTCGAGAGTATAACCAGCCGCTTCAAGAATTGGAATTGCAGTTCCTGTAATTATATCTCCAACGCCTTTTGTTAATTGCTCGGCAGCATCTAATAAACGTTGAGTGGCCGCTCGATATACAGACTAAACTTCTTCAGAAGTGACTTGATCTCCTTTTAAATCTTTTAATATCTTGACGCCATGTTCTCCGCCTTCATAAATACTTTGAGCCCAACTTAACATTGTAGATTCCAGTACGTTTTTCTATCCACGAGCCTCTACCAAATTCTAGAAAGACCGTATTAGCTGCTGACCAGCCTAATCCCTACTACGGGCATTAGTATCACTTAGAATACTAGTAACATCTATATTCTACTATGCAAGTAAAATTGTCTAATCCTGTATATATTGGTCAATAGCATCGCCGCTCATTCCGAGCTTCTTTAATTCTTTTTTCTGAGCATCAATATATTGCTTTAAATAATCATTCTTTAATGTGAACTAGTGTAGAATCGTGTCATATTCAAACATATCAGCGACAGATTTATTATCATTTAATAATTTATTATACTGTTCTACAAAAGACTGCATCTAAGTAGTATCAGAAGTCCCCTATAGAATATAATTTGTAGCAGTAGTAATTGAATCAAAAATTCCTTTTTGTAATTCTGCAACTGTCGCCTTAATTTTTGCAGCCAATGCTTGAATTTCTTCATTGTCAGAATCCGCAAAATCACTAGCTAATGCGTCCAAATTTAATCCAGTTTCAGTTAAATAATCATTAATACTAAAACCTAGACTATACAATGAAGCACTTAAACTAGTTATAAAGGTATCTTGTTCTTGTGCTGTAGCTTGACCACTAATAATTTTACTCCAATCTAAATTAGAAATATTATTGACGATAGTGTTCCTAGCATTGTTAACTGCCTAATCAACAATATTCGCTTCCTCGGCACTTAAAGTTTCTGTAGTCGCTCCTTCTCCGCCAACTGCTTCTACTAAATAATTTTCATAAGTTTCAAGAGCTAAAACAAATTTATCGCCAAACCGTTTGAAACCATAGTCTTCATTAAAATTCAGTAACGACAAGTCGGTTTTTTCAGCTAGAGTACCAATATCAGAATCAGATAATGAAGTTAAATTTGCGCTAATACCAGCCCAAGCATTCTAGGATTGCTCTAAAAATTGTTTTGCTGATTGCCAATTTTTAACTAAATCTGCTTCTGTCCATCCGGTATAATATTTTAAGTCGTCCGTGCTTAAGCCTGCTAGCATAGAGAATACTTTTAACTAATTTTCAGCATATTTCGCGGCATCATTAACAACTATCATACCATTCTCTAGATCGTCAGCATAACCGTCTGCGGTGAGCATGCTAATAAGTCCGGTATCTAATTGAGAAACATTTATTTCCTATCCGTCAGTAACAGTTGCTAGTGCGGCATCAGCTTGCTTTTTAACTAAAGTGCTAGCTTGATGATCTAAATTAATTAAATTATCTACATAAGTAGCATAAGCATTCTAGTAATCAAGAGTACCTACTAAATCTTCTAAATTCTAATTACCTTGTGCTAAGATGACACTAACAAACGCATCCCAATCAGTAATAGTTGATTTTCCAAAAGCATTTGTACTGATAGAGCCTTCTAAACCGCCCTTCCAAGTTCTAGTTGCCGCATCATAAAAATCAGATAATAACAGTCCAAAAGAATCAAATAAACTCTATAATCCTGCACTATCTAAAGATGCACCAGAAGATAAGGTACTAAGTAAACTATTTTCTGCACTAAAGGATGCGTCTATAACCTCTTTATAGGCAGCATTAAGCTCTGAAGTAGTAGCCTCTAAGCTATTTTTCATTGCTTCATAAAGATTAATATATGCATCTTCTAAGCTTACTATACCAGTGATTATACCAGTATTTAAATCTACATGAATATTGCCGCCGCTAAAGTTTTGAAGAATATTAGCAGTTTCTTTAGAGACTACATTACCAACCTATAAAGTTTTTAATGCTTCCATAGCAGTTGAATATTGTTCTACTTCTGCTCTATAAGCGGCTTTTATCTAATCTGCAGTCAACTCTTCAGAAGAATATTTTTGTAAAATTCCAATTGCGGCCGCGCCGCCAGCTCTTAATGTCTCAATATCTGTTTCAATTATATCGGCAATCTAGTCATCAGTGAAAGTAGAAGATTGTAACGCAGTCAATCGAGCTTTCATACTGCGCTCTATAGTTTTGTACGCTTTTCCTTCCTTACCTTTGATTTCGGCAGATAAGAAACTAGTAAAATCTATTTGAGAATACTAATCAATCTGGTCCTAAATATACTAATTTCTATCTTTTTCTGCAATATACCCAAGTCTAATTAATTCATCAGCCTACGCGGCAACAAAATTAATCATTTCTCGAGGATCAATAGTCCAAGACTTTAAAAGCTCATCATAATTAAATGTGGCCTCGCTTCCTAATAATGTCTTATACTACTAATTGAAAGCTTGCATTTCAGTAGCACTAGTAGTACCGCTGATACCGAGAGTAAAGGCAGTTGATATATTTTTAGTATAATTATCAATAATCTGCGCAAACAGACTATTAATTGAATCAGTAAACTCATATCCTGCTTCTATTAATTGCTACCTTAATTCCACAACATTTAACGTAGATGTGCCATTGCCATTATCTGTTAATAATGCATTAAAATCAATATCACGATACTCTGCAAAAGCAGACCGAAGATCAGCTACCATAGCTTTCGTAAGTTCAGCAGGTTTTTGTAAGGCAGCGGATAAAGCATTATGTTTTTTACCCTCATTGCTAATATCATATGCAAGCTAATTCAACTATCCAGTATAGGTTATATAATCTTCAAGACTAATAGTTCTTTGTCTAAGTTCCTAGTCAAGTAAATCAAAAGATTCATTAATAGAATCAGAAGTAGCTTTAAAGGTCTAACTAAATTCATCATAGTCAAAGCCCATTGCCGCAAAAGCTGTTTCAGTATCCTCGCCGGCGCGCCCCATATTCTTTAAGAATGTTTCAGCTTCTTTTTTAGAAAAAGATTGTTTAAAAATACTATCATAAGCTGTCTTTTTATTGTGAGACGCTTCTATTTCTTCTTCGATCTCTTTCTAAGTATCCTCCCAATACTAAGCCCAAGCATCAGTACTTTCAAACATACCTTTAGAAGCTTCCATTAAGGCTTGGATTAATAGATCTCGATAAGATTCGTCAGTAATATAAACAATATCTTTAATATCACTAACGTTTATTCCCATTGCTTTTGCAAAAGCATTTTCATCAAAACCTTCTTGTTGAGTAAACTAGGAAATATTCGCAAAGTCTCCAACATTAGTTTTTGATATATTTTTTAATGCGTTAGCAATCTGATATGCTGGACTTAATTCTTGTTTATGAGATTCAATACCTTCTAAATATTTAGCATATAAATTTTTATATTCTTGTGAAAGCATAAAATTGGCTTTTTTATCACCGGTGAGGCCCAATACATTTTCAATAAAGGAATCTAGCTAGCCTTCTTTAATATATGTATTACCCCACATATCGGTTTCAAATATATGGCCAAATCCTTTTCTTCCTTTTACGAATTTTCCAATAGTGCCATCAGGATTCGTAGTCGCGTGTGACGAAACTGCTTCTTGCCAAGTATTAGTCTCTAAATCATAGAAATCATTAATATCATACCCAAGATTAGTAAACATAGTAGTCATATCCTACATACTAAATTTACCACCTTTAGACATTGCGTTCTATAAGGAAGTTGCTGGAGCAAATTTTTCTTGCGCCATAAGCAAGAAAGCAGCATTTAACTCACCAATAGTTGCATTTGCTTTATTTTGCATTAAATTATATAATTCTTTATAAGTATCATATAAATTAAAAGCAGAAGTAACAACGCCATTATTGTCTACTGCACCAAGCGATACTAAAACTTTACCAAGTTCTGTATTAGTATCTACATATGAGCCAACAGTTAATTTAGAAGCATCATCCATAGCAGATGATAAAGAACTAGCGTATGTATGGAATATTTGATTTAATTCTTCAAATGTGGCCTCTGGATGTAATTTTTTATAGGCATCAACCGCGGCTTGTCCGCCAGCTTCTAGCGTTGCTAAGGTACTTTCTGCGAGGCTATTAGCGTCGTCAACAGTGTTTCCTAAAGATTCATAATAGGCTGATAAACTCGCTTTTATAGCCTCACGATTTGTCGAACTACGTTCACCTTTTAAGTAATTTTGTAGATCTGCTGCGTTTAAGAATACGTCTCGCAAATACTGTTGAATAAAAGCATCACGTTCTTCAGGCTTAATAATCTTATCAGCAATTAATTTATCAGCTTTCTTCCCAGCATAAGTAGTAGCCGCCGTGCTACTCAACCTATAAGATTTTGTATTAGGATCATAATTAAAAATGTTATCTGCATTTTCTTTAGTTAACTCCTCATATTCCTACTTAAATTTTTCTATTTCTTCTTGAGAAGTTGTACCCTTGCTTACATATTCAGCGGCCTTCTATACCTATTGCCCGTAGGCATCTACTTCGGCCGAGAATAAGACTTGTAATGCATTTTGTGTAGATTCATCTACTTCAATTAAACCGTTAGATATCCAATATTGCAATTTTCTTACGTCAAGCTAACGAGAGCCATCTGCGCCGACTTTAGTAAAAACTCTTTTTACGCCTTCATATGACCAATCAGGCCCTAATGCATTAGCTAATGCTTCAATATTATCTTCAGTTAAATTTTCTCTATTTTTTACAGCGTCAGTGAAAGCATTTTTCTCGGCCTATTCTTGTTCATTTCTAGCTTTATCAAGTTCTTTCTATTTGGCATTAATTTGCTCTTTTGAGGCGCCTCTTCTTTCTAGCTCTCGTACATCTTGCTCTAAGGCAGCGATATATGTATCATAATTTTTAACAATAACATTACCAAAAGCATCAATAGTCAAGCCTATTTCTTCTGCTGCGGCTTTAATCTCTTTCTCGGTAGCGTTTTCACTAATATCTATTCCACGAGAATCATGCAAATAAGTTAATAAGTCACCATAACCTATATTATCTTTTCCAATAACATTGTTAACTCCCGTCATTTTATTATGAGAATACTTATTAGTATGATATTGAGTTAAAGCTTTTATCTAATCATCTACATCTGTAAATGTTTCAGCAACATATTTTAAGAATGTTTTTGAATCCGCGGATAATTTTTCTGCGGCAATGGTTACATATTCGCCTACTTCAAACGTACTATTACCTAGATCAAACCAATCAGAATGCTAATCTCGTAAATCCGTTAACTATTTAATGTTAGCACTAGTAACTTTAATTTTATTGTCACCGCCACCAACAGAACCGATCATTGCATTGACAATTGTCTCGCGTACTTTTCCGAAGGTATCATAAATTAAAGTTGCATATTTTGATAAATATCCTTGTACTTCTTTCGGTAAGTTAGATATATCTCCTGATGCCACTGAAGAAATAATTTGCTCTTTAGACACACCATTTCTTGTTAATAATTCGTCAAATTGGTCTCCAGTTAACTGCTAAAATGCAATATCTACAAAACTACCTACATCTCCAGACATCAATTCGCTTCTAGCATTAAGTTCTTGAAGTTCTACATCTGTTAAATTCTATAAAGCTTCTGCTTCCTGTAATTTAGTGTCATAATAGTCTTGATACCATTCAGAGAATTTTAGATCCTTATTCTATTTCTTAGCAGCAGAAAAATCTTGTGCAACGCGCTCTAATACATCTGCTGATACTCCTAATTTTTTAGCCCATTTTATCCATTCTTTAGGTTTTACTGTAGTTAAATCTTGATCAGCCAATTGTTCAAATACATAATCAGGCTTCGAGTCGGCTAATGCCTATAAAGCATCCGCCTCTCCTTTCCGACGGTTAATTTCCTCTTGATACCAATCAGTAAAATCTTGACTCATATCAGTTTGATAATAAGACTAAGCCAAAGAATATAACGCGTCGGTATTCTTCACTCCCAAATAATTCCAAGCACCATATTTATTGGCCGCTTTAAAAGTATTGAAATCCTTTCCTTTTAGTAATTTTATCTATCTATTAATACCCCAAATATTATAATCATCTGTATAACCAGTCTTTTTATATTCATCTAGTAACGCAGGCGATATATTTCCACTAAAAGCGTATTGAGTAAGAAATCTATCACGTTCCTCTTCGCTATACTAGGACTATGCTGATTTTGTAATTGAAAAATTTTTTACAGCATTATACGACAATTGCTTATCATTTAAACCTGTTATATCTTCAGGACTCTAATTATTTATCGCGTTAGTCCAAGCATTAATTTCCTCTTGATGCCGGCCTTTTATTGCGTCTAAAGTTTCTTGGTCTTTAGTAGAATAAGCGTCGATAATTTCTTGATAATCATCATAGAACCATTTATCACCGCTCTTTCTAAATCCAGAATTTTCATCCCACAGATTAACTCCTAGTTTGTCAGCCATAGCTAAAGCTGCGTTAAAGTCCATACCTTTAGTAGCATTACTTACTGCTTTATCGACAGTATCAACTGATTTTGCTAAATTACGCCCGTAAGTTTCTAATTCAGCTATAGCATTAGCAGGGATAATTTTACGTATTTTTTCAAAGCCATTTGTAATGCTAGCTATAAACTATTCACTAACGCCTTCTATACCACTTATTTCAGAAGTTAATTTAGTAATACCAGCAATTGACCAATCTTCCCAGTTAAGAATTTTTGACTACACTTGTTCACGAATTTCTGGCGTATCAAAATAGTTATCATTAGCCATTGCAGAAAAAATATTGCCATAATACGTTGCCATTTCTGCTGCTTGTTGTGCATTTAACTGACCATTCGCGACCCATTGATCAATCTGATCCTAATAATTTACAATAGCTTCTAATTCAGAAGGCCCAAATACATTCTCTATATCATTATTCAAGTTTCTGTTTAAAATATTTTTAATAGAATACTACTAATTACCGCGCCTGTTATAAAAATTAGAAAATTTATCCATATTATAACTGGTATCGCCGTAATAAGATTCCATAATGCTCTGAACTGTATCATCATTGTATTTACCAATCTCTTTATTAAATTCAGTATCTAAATGAAACCGATTTTTTAAATACTCTTCTGTCTATTTTTTTGACATGGTAGGAAATCTTTTTGCAGTATTATTAAACTCCTACTGCTAAGTCTCACTTAGATCATTCCACCAAGCATCTAAATTTACTAAAGTGTCTTTCACATACTCGTCAAAGAGTGTTGGAATCTATAAGAATGTTTGTAAATTAGCATTATTATCTTCATATTTATTTTTTGTTAACCACTATTGATATTTACTATATAATGATTCTAGTATAGCCGCGCTCCCGCCTTCCATTCCCTAGTAAGCAGAAGAGCCTTCAAGCCAACCACTACTTATCATAGTATTTAATATGCCATTCTTGGCAGATTGTTTCATTGTATCCGCCCAATAATTAGCTCTACTAACTGGATCATTATAGATAATTTCATCATATGCTGCCAACATATATCCCATTAACCTAGGATCATAGCCTGCTTCTTGCGCACCTTCTTGCGTCATCTTTAATAATTGGTTACCAGCATCTAAAATTGCATTGGACGCATCTGACAAAGCCTTAGCAGTATCAGCGTTAGGATGGTTTGCACTCTCTGATTTTGCCCTGTTATATTCACCTAATAAATTAAGAATAGCTGCTGACTCAGGAGTAGTCTATTCATCAGGCCCAAGAACAGCTTTTCCAGTTTGAAATGAATTATAATAATCATTAACATTCTTCTAGCCTTGAGGACTTAATGCTGACCACCAAGCAACATTATAATGCCTTATTCCTGTATTGGCAACATCTGTATCTTCCCATCGTTTTTCTGCCTTTTTAGTATCCTATTTAGCCTATTCTATTACATAAGCATAATTAGCAGCTGCTGCCTTAATTGCCGCTTCAGCAGACTCCTTTCTGCTTGCCGCTAGCTTTCGTTCAGCCGCAGTAATATTAATAATAGCATTACCAGCACTATCTACACTTGAGATTAAATCTGGATAAACATCAGCCATTTTATTTGAGGCTTCTATATAAGCATTTTCAGCTTCTTGGCTATCATAACGTGCAGCCTTTAATTTTTCTAGCTGTTTGATTTGTTCATTTAAGTCTTTAGCGGTCTAAAATTTAGATAAATAATCATTATTTGCTGACGAAGCTTCTTCGCTTCTATCTTTTAATCTATCTTCATCTTTTCTAGCAATTAATCCTACATTCTACGCAATACCAGCTAAAAGTCCGGCACCGGCACCTATAGCTGTTCCTATACCAGGTGCAATCATATGGCCTATACTTGCTCCAGTAAGAGCCGTACTAGCAGTTCCCCACAACCCTTGTGCTGTTTTATCCTAACTATTTGCTGCAAAAGTTGAAGTTAATAAACTACCCATGCTTAATAATATGCCAGCATTATTCTTGGTAAAGCCCCACATTTTAGAGCCGACTTCACGCCATGAAAATTTCTGCTGCATCGCAGATTCCGTCTAACCTAGCCGGGTACGTTGTAACAAACCAGTATTAGCAGCCTATGTTTTCTATGCCTACATTTGTCGATAAGCTTCAAGTTCTTTATTATATTCAGCTTGTAACGCGGCAACCTAATCTTTGGTCATATTTTTTACTTCATCAGAATGTATTCTAGCCGCTAAAGTTTGAACTTTTTGAGCTTGGCTATAAAGACTAGCCATCTGCTATACTTGACTATTAAACCTTGCTTTAAAAGCTGTTAATGTATGTAAAACAACATTAGCAACATTATAGAAAGTAACTCCTATCTACGTTATAGCACCTATAGGAAATTTAGCCCATTTATTTAATTCGCCCAAATTTTTAATAAAAGCATTGCCGAAATCTAGCACACCTTTATATAATTCTTCAAAACCACTATCTGTATATAAAGACTAAATGCTAGTCTATAACTATTGAGTCTTTGCTTCAATACTATCTAACGTTTTTAAATATTGGAGCTAAGATGCATTTTCAGAATTAGCAGCTTCTTCACTCAATTCTTTTAATCTATCATAACTAGACACTAACGCTAGGAAACGAGATTGCTGTCTATTACCAGCCATTATAGTAGCTATATATCTTTGAGTATTCGTATCAATTGTATCCCAAGATTTAGCCAACTCCATAATAACGTCATCAAAGTCTCTAAATTCGCCTTGTGCGTTATGTAGGCTAATTCCAACAGTCTATAATGCTTTATCAACTTTATTTAGGCTATATTCCTCACCTTCACTATCAATTCCACTAGGATTCTCTTTCATTTCACCATAACGAGAAATAATAGACTTCATAGCAGAACCAATATTTTCTGGCGCTTCACGAGTAGCCTCAATCATAACTGCCATCATAGCAGTAGTATTTTCAAAAGATGCACCTACAGCTTGCGCAGAAGATGCTGTTTTACTCATAGCGGTAGCTAATTCTGTTACGCTACTTGCGGACTTTGCGGCTAACGCAGAGTAAACGTCTACAACAGTCTACGATTCACTCATTTCCATTTTAAAGGAACGCACGGCGTTAGTCATGTAGTTAGTAGCTTCAGCATATTCTAGTCCAGAAATGCGCGCTAATTTTAGAGTCTGCTCGGTCATTGACATAACACTAGCAGTATCCAAGCCTTGCTGATAATACAACTAAGAAACTTTATAAACGCCAGATATAGACGCAGCATACTGACGAGCCATGGCAGTATATTTCTACATCTAGCCCCACAATTCATCCTAAGTCATATTTGTAACAATTGCAATATCAGTAATTGTCTTATCCAGTTCTTTAACTGTACTAATAACTTTCCTTATTGCATTGTTAATCATACGAATAACAGCATAAATACTAAACCATCTCTAAGCAACGCCCTGTAATTTACCGATTAGCTATTCTTTCTTATGCGCCTTATCTAATTCAGCAGAATACTATTGCATTGCTATTTTTGTTTCATTTATAGATGCCGCAGCCGAAGCTGAAATTCTACCACCAGCATCATGAGCTTCTTGTGCCTTTGCTTCTTTATACTAACGTAGTGCCTCTTCTAACTCTTTAATTTTCTATCCCTATTCATCAATTTTCTAACGTAACTGCTAAATTTCAGGATTACTTTCTAAACTTTTCTTATAACCCTCTCCTGTCATTATAAGAGCTTGCTCTTTACCACGCTATTCTATGAGCCCTTTTACTTTTTCCATCGCAGCAGTCGGGGCTCTCTCTACTTCCTCTAATTTTTGTCTATAAGTTTCTAAAGCTTCAACCAATGCCTATATGCCTTCAGTTGCACCTTTTTCTTGAAATACAGATAGTACCTACTCAATAGAAGATTTTACAGTTTCGCTGCTTTGATCCATACTATTATAAGCAACAAATAATTGTTCTATTTTTGCTCTTAATTCATCTACTTTTAATGAATCTGTCTGTAAATATGCGTCTAAATTGAATACTTGCTTTGGATCTGTTAAACCAAGACCTTTAGCTAAAAAATCAGTTACATTAGCCGCAGTGACGCTCTAATGATTAACTTTTAAAACGTTATTTAATTCCTTAACTAAAAGACGGCCAAACCCATTTAATTTACTTCTCATACTTTCAATTGTATCAGGGGCAGTAAAAATCTCCGTTAACTAATCCAATAATTGATGGCCAATTGAATCTTCTTCCTTCATTGGGATTTTTAGATCGCGCATATACTAGGCTAAGCTATCATGTAATTTAGTAGCCATAGCACCTACTGAAGTTCCTAAATCCCATTGACTAGCATCTCCAATAGCACCTTGTATAATTGCCTATGGGTCAGCAAGAGCACCCTTTTTTGAGGCCGCATCTTTTGCCGCGGCTTGAAGCTGAGGGAGCTCAGTAAGTAAAGCTTGTATTTCTTTTTTCAGCTCATCACAATGGCCACGAGCCGCATTAATAGCATCTTCAAAAACCTAACTAAAATTTTCTAACCCCATTTGAGACGGGTCAATCTTTAATTCTGCAAAAACTTCTTGCATCCGTTTAGACTTGCTTAAAGCATCTTGTAGAACATTCTAAAACTCAGTCCCAGACGCAGAATCTAAAACCTACTAAGCATCCTTTAACTAACTAACTAAAGTTGCAGTCTATTCATTTATTTTGGTTAAATCAAGATTATCAATAGTCAAACTCTATAAGGTCTAACCAATATGAGCAAAGACTCCATCAATACTGTCAGCCTAATCAAACAGCCTAATCAAGCCACTTTCAGAACCAATTCTCACGTCCATATGCTTGGCCATTCTGTCAATAGTCTTCTCTACCGAATCCACTTCAGATTTTAACTATTTACCGACGCCAGACCCCACTTCTATATTCTAAAAAGCTTTACGAATCTATTCTATCTATTCTCTCCAGCCTTTAATCTTTGCTTCCATGGGGATAATTATTGTCCCGATTTCTGCAGCCATATCCCATCACTCTCCTTTTTCTCAAATAAAAAAAAGAGCCACTTCTATGAAGAAGTGGCTATTATAAATCTCCGTCTATATCGCTATTCAGACGAGTTATCTCTACTATTAAACCTGTATTCTCATTAGTATTAACTGGTAAACCAATGATATTAAAGGTTCCTACCGTTGGATCAGCCCTTTCTCCCAAGCGTAAGTTTATATCACTTACAACTCTTACTTTTGGCATATACAATAAATTTGTATAATCCAAACCCTCATTTTCATCCTTGGAGTAAAACTTACCCTCAAGAGTAAACAATCCATTAAATCTCTCTTTCTGAACCGTATATAGCAATGCGGTGTCATCATACTTATAGTAATAATCTATCACGTATTTTTCACCATTCTCCTCCGCATTTATCTATAAATTTTTATCTTCAAAAACCGCGACTCTATAAAAGCCTAAAGCGTTTTGCCCCATTAGCTTTCCATATACTTTTTTCTAAGCTACATCACAATTATACCTAAAGATAAAAGTTTTTTTATCTGGATAAGAAATTGGTAAATGTTGGATATAAAATACGTTATATACTTTATTGTCTTCCGGATTTTCATAAGGCTGCAATTCAAATGGCCCTTCACGCTTTGGGACATTTAAAGTATTACTACCTCTTTCAACCATATTAGTACTTAATAGTATACTCATACTAATAGAAGACAAAACTCCTTCTGATAACTAAAATCGTACTTCTGACCTATCTTCCCAAATAACCCGTGGCATATTAGACCAACCGCCGCGAGCCATGATTGTATTGTTGCGTTCAGATAATGTTGAGATACTAACATTTTCAAAGTAAAGAACTGGTTCATCTGCTTCAAGCATACGGGAGCCAAATTGCATTGGAGTTTTAGCGCGTAATACGGCCTCATATAATTCTTTAACTCCAAAATATTGATCAATCATTTACATCACCTAAAAAAATAAAGGGTCAGAGACCATGCGGTCTCTGACCTTTATTATTTTATTAAGAGCTCGCGGCATCCTGCATGCTGCCAACGTCGTCTCCAAGATCGTCATTATTTCCACCGCCAGTAGAATAACGAATAAGCTTCATCATCTCATTTTCGCCATCTTCATTAGTAGAACGTAGTACATTTAGAGTCATCTCAAAAGTAGAAGGATCGCCTTCAGCTTCTAGAGTGATAGTAACGTCAGAAGTTACCTTGGCCTTACCAATAACGAACTGGAACATCTCATCCTTACCAGTCTTTTCAGAACGCATAAAGGTGTCACCGACTACCTTATAAGTGCCTGGGAAGGTATCAGGAGAAATGGTTACTTCTACTGCGGAAGACTTGTCAGTTTGACCGCCCTCAACTTTTTCAACCCAGAACATACGAATATGATCACCAACTGCCGGAGAAGTCGCTTCAAGGTGAGCAAGATCGTTCTTAAACTTAATATCACTTAAACCATTATCTCCAACCTTTTTTGTACCGGTAGCAACAGTAATCTAAGTACGAGTACCTGCAGTTGCACTGTCATTTCCGCCACCTAAATTAATTAAACGGATTGGATGATTAGGATAAGCGATAGGAAAAATTTGAACACCGTCACGATCGGTAGGAACAGGAATATAAATAGTACCATCAGTTGTACCGGGCTTTACTACTACTTCAGCAGTACGATGAATATAAACAGGCTTTTTATCAGAGGGCTTTTTAATAGCACCGCCTAGCATAAAGCGTAGAGACTCTAGAGAAATTAAAGCGTCTTCTAGAGTTAGGTTAATTTCCTTACCATAGTCCCACTGAATTAGCTTCGGATTGCCCCAACCACCTTGAGCTGCGACATTCTCAGCAGTGGTCTCAATAGTAGAAACCTTTAGAGTGTCTAGATATAGTACAATATCACCGGCATAAACGCCAGCGGCTTTGTCATCGTCTAGGGCTTCAAAATATACATTGGCTACTTCTTTAATGCCATATTTATCAAAAATATTTACAGCCATATCGAATTACCTCCATTAATCATTCTTGTCATCATTAGCTATAGAACGCATCCAGTGCTTTAATTGAGATTTCTTTAATTTTGCACCTGCCATCGCAGCCTAATTATTAATATTAAATTGGTCGCGCCAGCCCATGCGTTTTAGCTAGTCATAAAAAGCATAGTAGGTCATATCCCAAATATTTACCATATTTAATCCGCAATTATTAATTGTCATACTGCCAATTAAATCTGATAACTTTAGGTCACTATGCTCTCGCTAGGCTTTTTTAGCCTTAGCTTTGCGAACTTTTTCTCGATTTTCACGCATTTTCATTTTTAAAGCCGCAACTTCTGAATCGTCATCTTTATTAATAACAATTTCTTCCCCCTCGACTTCGAGGAAAAATGCTCTACGAATAATACGCTGAAAATCGTAAAAGTTATCTTCTGTTAGTAAGTGTTTTTCTTCAATAGGCCCAACCACAATTTGTGCAGGCTCTAATGAAAAAATAATTGTATCATGAATAAAGAACTAAAAAGCTTCTTTTAAAACGCTATTCATTTTCTAATCCATCATTGCCATTAGAATAAGATATTGAAAATCTGTAACATTTTTTAAAATTTCTCGTAAGTCTTTATCCATGTCGTCCTTAAGTGGCGGCTTTACCATAGTTATTACACTTAAGTATTGCTAGAATTTATCATATCCTAAATCTACAATTTCACCCAATGTTGCTGGGTATATAGCACAGACATCATCTAATAATATTGGAGATCCTTTCTAAAATTTAAGGATCTCATTATCAGTTAAATTCATTAATCTTATATAGCATTGAATAGCCGCCAATCCAAGGAGAAAGTGTTAGGTTATCAGCGCGATAAAATTGTAACGTACCGATACCAACCATTTTTGCTTCATTAAACATAGTATCAATCTCCTGCATAATTAAGTATGGACGCAAAGATCTTTCATTTAAAAGCCATTCATCATATGGGCAAGCAATATCAAATCTTAACGTCGAAATCTTAAATTCTGGATTAAGCGTATTCACAATAAAACTATCAAAAATAGCAGTTACATAAGACATTTTTTCCGTGCTATCATCATAAATTTTCGGGACAATCAAAATCTATTTATTAATTAAATCTGACCCGTCAACATCCTTGTATTTATTTTTATCTAACGGATCGCGAACTTGATATTTTAATAAACGGCATAATTTCTAATTCTGCATTAATTTATTTGCGATTAAGAAAGTATTTTCACCCATCGCAGTAAAGTGACGTTGTGTTTCTAGTGCCATTTTAACCACCTCACCACAATGGAATAATAGTAATAGTCTTAGTAAACTTTGGCCACTAGTCTTCTTCTAATCCTGCTGTTGGAATACTCGCGGTCAAAATTACTTCTCCAAGTTCATTATCTGCATTAGCGTGTACTAAACAACTATCACTCTATTCTAACGCCTATACAGATGCTAATAAATTAGAAACGCTGAATACCACATTGTTTACAGTGTCCCCGGTACTACTAATCAAAGTATATGTACTACTTCTGTCAAGCCGCAACTTATCAGGGCCATCAATATAACAACTAAATTCAGTTGAACCAGAGCTAACTTTAATATCTATGTATAGCTCATCTGGCTCGATGTCATCACAATCAAGAAGCTTAATTTGCAATTTCGCCTCTCCTTCTCCCGTCGCCGTCAAGACCCCGTCTTGCACCGCGGCGACCTTTGGGTCAGAAGAAATATATTCTATTCTAGGCTCCTAAATCGGATAACCATTTTTAGTAATAGTAAATATTGGCTCAATTGGCTAATTAATTGTAAATACTTGAGTTACCGGCGCAGTTAAAACTTCATAGCGTGCGCGCTTGTCGGTATCAGCAATGCCGTCTTTATCGTAAATTAAATTAATTTTATTCTCAGTAAGAGATAAATAAATTGTTCCTGGGACACTAGTATGATCGTATTCAATAACTTGCCATGACTCTTCTTCAATAATAAAATTAGTTGCACGGTCAATCTTTCTACGCGGCATAAGAATTTCCGCGTACTTATTTGGCTGCGGCGTAATTAAGTTATTCCAAGTACGATAATTGCCTTTAATTTTAGAATCTACAGAACTAACTGTGTAACTCCATGACGACTGTAAATGTCCATTAGAGTCTATCCATTTTAATAAATAATTGCATCTAACTATAGAAAAAGTGCGATACGTTCCGTTAGTCTTTTTTTCTTCAGAAATCAATATCCATTTTTCTATAGAGCCGTCATCAAGAGTCCAGTTCATAATATCGCCAACTTGTAATGGCACATTATTGCTAACATTAAGAAACATTATTTTCTAGTATTCTTTATCTTTACTGGTTAAAATTATACCATCAAAATAAAGCCCTCTCTCTACTGAAAGATTACGTACAGTGTGCGGCGATTCTGCAAGCCATTTCCAAAAGGAACGAATGCCGCCACTTCTAATACGTTCCGCAGTTGTTTCGCCAAGATGATTTACACGAGAAAAATATGTATCAAGATAACTCATCTGGTATATCTAAATCTCCTATAAGATTCATACATTCAAAAATTGTCTTTCTAAAATGTTCATACGATAAATATTTTAAAATAGACAATTTGCCAAGCAATGGCCACCAGTTAATTGAATTGGCGCCAAGCCCGCGCACTTCAAGAATAATAGAATCCAAAAATTTTTCCCATTCTCCATCCTTTTCTTTTTCACATAGCAAACCATATAAACGACCTTTTAATTTATTTTTGTAGCCCTCAAAAGTAACATCATACGACATTCTTTTTACCTGCTAATTTTTTAAACAAATCGGCGGGTCGTTTTTCGCGCGATCTGTCATATACTCCTTCGGCGCGATGAATTTCTAACTGCACCGCGGCCTCTAGTTTATTTAATTTATCTAAATGATTTGCTTGTGAAAAATCCTTATCAGCGTACAACTACCGAATATTCTCCCAACTAGCAATGCATCGTTTAATCCACTCATGCTTCATATATAAAGCTAATAATTGAATTTCATCATTAGTTAAATCATTAATGAATTGCATTGCTTGCAATCCGCTCTCGTTTTCTTCTTCACTTGATTCAATTTCAAGTGATACTCGTGGGTACTTAAAGCGAAAAATAGCCATCCTTAGAAGCTCTTGCCAATCCCGCTCAACTATGGCAAGCTCCTCTTCAAGAGTCCATTCGTCGGCGGTAATACGAGCTAAAAAAGCATCGTATATTTTATGAAGTGGTGTTGCCATTATTCATTAACCAAGTGTTGTGTGTTAATCGCGCTAATAACGTCAACATCACAATACTTTTTAATCAAAGTAACAAAACCGCTATTCGTAACGCCAAGCTCTACAGCTAGCTTTACGACTGTATCTTTTTCAGCGGGAGCGGCAGTAGGAATAAATTTAGCAAAACTAGTAATATCCTGAGTCTCTAACATCTTACGTATGGTTGCCGCATCATATACCTTTTCATCAGCGTCAATCATTTGCTTATCTTCATCAACACCAGAGAACTGAATAAAATGATTGCGTACCAATGTATTAACTCCAGTATCAAAAGTCATATTTTCATATTCTTCATCTGTAATTGGAATCTCTCTACCTGGCTTTAGTTCTCTACGGAATCTCAAATCCGGTAAAACTACAATCACAGTAGAAGAACCAATGTTCTTAAGTTTAATCATAATAGTATCCTCCTTTTACCTCTAATGCTGGGGTGAGTGGTAAATTCACTCACCCCATTTATATATATTAGCCATTAACTAATGCAGAGTTATAAGCAGCCCAGCCACTGTCTTGATCTAGAGCACTATTGTAATAAATACCCCAATAATTAGGAGTAGAAACTACAGCGCAACCAACCTTGACATAAGCCTGTAGCTGAACACCATTGTCACCCTCATGCTCCCACTCACGGAAATAAGGAGAACCTTCAAAGCCTAGCTTGATTAGCTTCTCCTTGCCAGTAGGAATAACATAAGCAAAAGAGGGGTTCATAGCGAGCTTAGTATTGGTCTCATCAACAAAGGACTGTGGCATAATTACAACAGATACGCCATAGAACTTGCCAATATAGCCGCGCTCACGAATATCAATCATATCCTGATCAGAAATCTTGGTGGTGCTATTATAAACAATAGCATTTACCATATCAGAAGCGAATTCAGGCGCGCAATAAATAACAGGGGTGCCATAAGCCGCGACTACAGAGCATAGCTTACGTAGAGCAGCAGGGTCAAAAGCAGTAACAGTAACCTTGTTAGCCTGTGGACGACCAGCTAGCTTCCAAGTCTGTAGTAAGGCTTCTTGAACCATTTCAAAAATACGATCGACCATACCAGCATTGATTACTTCATAAACATCGGTAATGCTCTCAATGCCGTCTAGATAGCGCTCAAAGTCAATAATACCAGAACCACCGATAGCCTGTGTCCAAATATCAAAACGGTCACGGTCTAGACGGAAAGCTTCATAGTTACCAGACTCGGTAGCACGGGTAACAAACTGCTTACCACGCTGCTTACCACGAGTTACACGGAACTCAAGACGAGAGCCCTGTGGCACACGAACAACTTCAGTGAAGAAGTCTAAAGCAGACTGAATACTCTGAGGAAGAACTTCCTCTAAGTTCTGGGAAAGTAGTTCAAATAGGTCATACTTGTTGCGCTCGAACTTGTAACGATTAATATGGCCCTTTTCATCACAAAGTAGCTTTACTAGCTCATCATGTAGCGCAGCCTCATAGTCATAATTTTCGGCTGCGAACTCAGCGGGGACCTTGCGGCCAAACACGCCGTTCATTAGAATCTTAAGATTATTCATAGCTCGCACCTCCATTATAGACTAACGATCTCGTACTTAACGCCCTTTTCGCCGTTAGGTACAGTGTAATACTTAGTAACCTTACCATAAGTGCCGCCATTGGGCTGGGTCTTGGTTAGCTTTGGAACAGGGGAACCTGCTACAGCCACTACATATACGGGGGTAGTAGCAAAAGCATTTAGAGCGGTCTCTAAAGCAGTAACAGTAGCGAATTCAGCGGTATCATACTGTAAGCAATTGGTAGTTACAGTGTCGCCTAGATTTAGAATGCCCACGCGAGGATAATCGCCAGCAACCTTGCGGCCAAAGGTCTTTAGACCATAGTGATACATATCATATTCTTTTTCAGCGGTATAAACAATACCGATAGGGGTGTCAGTGGCAGCGGCAGGAGCGTCTAGATAGCCCTTGGACTTGTCAGCTACGACCCACATACCATTCTCACATACACCATACTTATTCGCGCCCTCGGCAAACTTCTCTCCTAGAGGGGTCTGAGAAACGACCATGCCAGTCTTGGAGAAGGCGACTTGATTTAATTCTAGAGTAGCATATTGCTCTAGTGGAAAACGTGTTAAAGCCATATCCATCTTCCTCCTTACTTTTTACGATATTTTTTCATTAATAAAGCGAATTGGGATTCAGGCTGCTCCGGTAGCGGTACCTTCTCCGCAGGCACGTCATTATCAGTTAAACGCTGCTTAGCAAACATAATTGCTAACTTGCCTTCCAATTCATCATAGGAAAAGTCCTTTACACCTTCTCTAATTGGTGCAATTTCTTCAGTTGTAAGAACTTTTTCATACTTTTCAATTAATTCATTCTTACGGGCTAGTTCATATTCATTAATCTTAGCCTCGTAGGTAGTTACGGTAGATTGTAACTACTCATTTTGCGTCTGAAGCTCTTCAATTTTTTGCTGTAAAGATTCTAACTCAGTGATACGTTCATTAGCCGCAAACAATTGCTGCTCAAGTTCAGCGACACGATTATCTTCTGCTGGTGCAGCGGGTTCTTCCTCAAATTTAATTGCGGGTGTTTCCTCAGCCACAATAGAAGTATCAAGATTAATAACGCTAGCATCTACTGTAATACTAGTGTCCACTGTAACATCACTATCGCTGTTTTCTTCAAAATTAGTTACAATCTTTTCAGGAGTTTCTTCAGCTGGAGAGTCAGCCGCAACCGGTTCGACAACTTCAGTCGCTTCGGTTATTTCTTGATTTTCAAAATTCTCCATCGGATGTTCTCCTCCCGTTGTATTATTTTCAGCCTATTTTACCTTCTCTTTTAGTTCAGATAAAAGTACAGCAAATTTTTCATATTGCGTCTTATAAGAATTATCTTCTTTCGAGAAGAAATGAGATACTGAAAAGCAAGGTTCATGAGTCCCTATAATACATAATCCTAACATGTCACCCTGCGTATATACAAAATATTCGACCCCATCAAAGTCAGCCCAATCGCCTTTAATAGTATTTATATCCAGTTCCATTGACTGATTCTGACCTTGAATTTTACGGGCTTCTTCGTAGTATTTAGAAAAAATTACAATTGAAAATACTGCATAATCACGAGTAACGCCATCCGTATCAGTCAGTGGCTCCCAGCCTACAAAATCTTCTACATAACCATATGCGTTCGCTAATGTTGGGCCTGTATGGGATGCCCAATTCTATGATTCTGGATCGAAGAATCCTACAATAGGCGTATCGCCGTGAGTTGCGGATTCAATTAAATGCTAGGCATATTCGTCTGTAATATAAGAGCCATTGCGATTAGCGTATTTGCTAAAAACTGCAACTTTTAATCTACTACCAGTGCCAATATCTGGGCCGCCATTCATAGATACTTCTTGAGCGGGAGAATTAAGGATTATTGTATCAAAATAAATCGGTATCTATTTATCCATGTTCATTCTCCTTAACCTTGGGCCTCGATATTGGCCTAAGTTTTTTCAGATTTTTTCTCATCAGGAAGTTCTGGACGACCTCCCGTATTTGTGATGTCTTTTACCTACGTGGTTTTTGTTGTATTTTGTGTTCCTGAATTACTTTTTTCTTCATCAGCCACCTCTGTTCCAGAAGTAGTATAAGAAGACTGTAATGGAACCATGCGCATAGACATTTTTAAAAAGTCATTTTCAAAATCCATTAGGCTTAACTGACTATTTTGCTTAATACCATACGCGGCCGCAACCAGCATTTTAGAATAACCATATTGGGCACAACGTAAATAACTGTTTTGCATATCATCACGATTAAATACAGTAATTGGTAAAATCTAGAAATCAAATGTTAGCCCCTTACGAGAAAAGCGTTCATTTAAGAAGAATTTAATGAGTGCCTCATATACATTCATGTAAGCATTCATTAGAGATTCATCTTTCTTAATAGAGTAAGAAAGAGATGAGCTATTAACTGCATTGAATAATATTTCGCCGCGGCCCATGGCATCCCACGCATTTTTTCTATATTTTTCAATTCTATCAGCGGACTAAGTTGCACTAGAACTTTCTTGTAAACTTTCCAAATCTGTGTCACCAAAAGTAGTTAATACATCAACAGTATCAATTTCTTTTAGCATTTCCGCAACAGAAGCATGGATGTCAGCAACCTCGTCAAGCTAAAAAACAAGTTCACCATTGGAATCTATTGGCATTTTCTGAATTAGTAATTTATATAATTCATTTTCGTCTCGCTTTTCTTCGCGTTTGGTAGCGTCATCTAATTTTTTTAGTTCTGGGATACTAGCAACCAAAAGCGGCGTTTGATCTAATCCAGAAAAACATAAGCTAATACCACCTTGCGCGGCTGAAATAGCGACCCATGGATCATCTCTGCGCTTTGCACGTACCCAGCGTCGCCATGCTTTCTACACAACAGTAGGAAAACTTTCAACAGCTTCCTCACGAAGGGCTTCATCAGTTATTCTTTCAAAATAATTTAAATTAAATTCCAAAATATTTAAATTATTAAAATCCTTAAAACGAGTGCGGCAATATTCAACAGGTAAATCCTAAATTGTAACCTGACCGTTTTTCTCGCGTAATATACCATTATAAATACCGGTAATTAACCATTCGGTAGTTATGCGGCCCAATGTTGTTGGTAAATCTAACTTATCTATAAAATCGCATGCATTATAGAAAGACTTAATTATTTGAGTCTATGACCCCTTGCCTTCCTAAAATACAGGAATTATAACACTTTCATAGAGAAATAAGTGAGCTAAGAAATCAATATTATTGCGGTACTCACCGTTTGTACGATAATAATATCGTGATAATTCGCGTAAAGACTCTAAGTCTCCAGTACGAATAATCTATAAAATTTCTTCTAGAGTAAAATCATCCGCAACAGGATTTGTATTATAATAGCCCCATCTCTTATAACTACGAGTGTCAGCTGGAACACGAGATGCAACCGCACGCCTATAAGCTTTAAAATCTCCTTTATTATTTGAATCCAACTTTTTCACCCCCTTTATCCATGCTTTTTAAAGAAAATAAAGTCTTTGAAATTTCTCTTTTTCCTTGATCTAAATTCTTTATCTTCATAATATTTAATACGATATAAACCATATTCAAGCGCAGAAAAACGGTCTTTTTCAATCGAACGGGAAATACGTTCAATTTTAAATTGGTTCTAAACTCCAGTAGGCTTTAATTTTAAATTATTTAACTCATCAATGAGACGCGAGGTCATCTCATATGGTAACAAAAATACACGCCTATCATAGAGCGTCATGCGCTTGCCTTTCTATGTACTTAATAATTTTTCTTTTACAACGCGCTCATTCGCAAGTAATGAAACTGTACCATTATTAATCTGTGCGAAGAAATTAGAATGAATTTCATCATCATTGGACGCGCCAGCTTTAATATCATAAATGATTGCATTATACTCCGTCATCGGTTCTGTAGTAGGAGTGCTTTTCTACGGAGGTAAATGATATTCATTATTAAATACATAATATGCCGGAAATTGCTCCCCGGTGGAGAGGTCAGAAGATGGTAATGCCATAGCATCTAATAAACCAATGCCGGGGCCATTACCGTCTATAACCACTTCGCGCGGCTTAAATAACTCAATTAATTTTTTTAATCTAGGAGCTTGCTAACTAATATAGTTTTCTCCATGGATTACTTCTGTATATACAACATTCTTTTTATAAGTCTCTTTTCCGGGAATTACCTTAAATACCATAATGGCTGTATTAGCAGAATAACGAGCTACGTCGACCCCAATCATATAAAAAGTATTTGGATTAGTTGGATTCTCTTGCGCTTTTCTCTCACATTTTAATAAAGTTCTTCGAGAATTAATGCGCTTAGAATCCAGCCAAGCATCTTTATTATTACCAGTCCAAATAGATAGGGACTCACGCGAAAAACTTTCTTCATTCATAGTAGAGGAATTACGCTAATCTTCCATCATCTTTTTATTAATAATTCCATAATAAAGCGGCACTTCATAGCTCAAACCCCAAACAAAATAATCCTCTGGATGGAGAACAGCATTAACCGCGCATTCTATTAATTTACCATACATAAATACAGTACGTTCGCGCGCGGTTGTAATAAAAGTTTGTGTAGAAACAGGTTCTTCTGGATTTAATGTTCCGTCAACTTCACGACGTGGAACATTCATTTGCGGCAGTAGCACTTCATTATAGTCATCTTCTTCTATAGTCGCAGCCTCTTCCAGAATGCCAGCAGTAGCACGTAAGCCGCGGCTGGTATCTTTAGAAACTACTGTAATATGGCTACCGTTTTTAAAATGCAATTCATAATAGTTTCCGCTCTTTTTTTGACCGCTCTGACCATCATCTATTCTATTCGTAAGTTCATTCCTTAATATAGGCCAATGACGAAAAAACTCTTCAAATTTAGCTTCCGCAGTTTTAATTACAGTACCTTTTACGTCAGAAGCAATAAATATATTTGAATTGGGAAGTAGAATTGCTTTTACTAAAGCACTAAGATAAGCGGTGAAGGATTTAGAAGTAGCACGAGTTGCAGTCCAGAAATGATACCGATAGCGCATACAAGCTCTTAAAGCTATGCGCTAAAAAGGCTATAGATGCCAATGCTTCGCATCATCTACATCTTGCAAAGCATCAAGCATTAAGTCTGGATACAGTATCCATAAATTTAAATAGTTTGTAAAAAGTTCTTGATTTGCGTCTAAAAACTATGTCGTAAGGGTTACACCTTTTTCTATTGGAATACCATCACGAAGGACAGGGGACTAAATTTCACTCATTAGTATCCCCTCCCTATAGTTCATTTAAAAGCTCATCTTCTTCTTCATACTCTATATTTGCGGTCTCGTCAAATTCTACTTTTTCGTTTTCAATTTCTTCAAGGCGTTCAGTCATATTGTAACGAGCGCGGCGGTCTTCTACTTGTTCTGCAAAGTTGCCTTCATTTATTACTAATCTCTTCAAATAGTTTTGAATGTTTTGCATCATAAAGTCAATAGAGTCTTGCGGCTCGGTGTGCCATTTTGGATGCCAACCTTTCTTACCATAGTAAACCATAAGTTCGCCAACTGATTCAAAGTCAGCCGCGTTTTTGGCATTACTAGCTTCAAAGTGATAGGTTTTTACAATATTGTCGGCGGCGTCCATCAATTTTTTTACGTCTTGTCCGGCGCGCAATCCTTTCTTTATATTAAGCTAAATTTCACAGAAGTCACGCGCTTTTTCTTGAAGGATAGGTGTGGAAACGTTTTGGGTAGCAATAATACTATCATAAAAATTCTATAGCCAAAGAAGTTCGTCTTTAGTATAGGAAGACGACCAAGTCTTTTTAAGTTTAGAAATTTTAGCCGCGCTTAAAGCTTCAATTTCTTCATCAAGAGTTTCTTGCTCTCTAGCTAGCCGCCATCGCTCATTTTCTTCAACCCAAGTCAATGAACTATAATGTTCATCTAATAGGGTATTAAAGTATGCGGTGAGAGTATGCTCTTTGTATACAGTATACATTTGCGTCCACTTATTCAAATCTAATGGTACGTCTAAATAACGGCAAAGTCTATCAACCTCTCCTAAATTACTCTAATCTACCATCGTTTCTAGGCAACTCGTACAAATCATAGAACGATGCCCCGGGAAGAACTTAGATGGTGTATTACAAAAATCAGTTATCGGTTTCTCTTGTCGGCATTTCAGACATTTGCGCTTTTTTAACTCTTCTGTCATTTGATGACTAACCTCCCTACTCAATGCGCTTGCGGCGCTCACATTCTTTACAATTAGAAGAAAAGCCATCTTTACGACTACGATTCTTTACATAGAATAAAGGATCACGAGGCAACATACGCCCGCAAGTGCGGCAAGCCTTTCTTTCGGATTGCGGCGTCTCTAATAAGAGACGATGCTTCTTTGCGGTTGTTGCGAATTTTTCTGGAATTTCGCGCGCCAATATTACGCAGAGATGATTTTCGTTGTAGGTGAGCCCAAATTTTACCTATAAATTATAAGTAATAACATTATAGGGTACCTTCTCTATTTTGCACTGCAGAATAAATTCTCTTACAGGCGAAAAGTTACACATGGCGCGATAGCGCTCGAAGTCAAAGATTAGAGTACGTCCGTAAGTATCTAGCTTCTCATAGAATTGGTCATAAAGCGCATCGTAGTTCGCAATTAAAGCTCGTATGTGGGCGGGGTCTTCCCAATCGAAGTGGTGTTGGCGCACCATCCATTTTACTTCAGTTTCGCCCTGTGCGTTTACCCTTGTCTCATAGTCTTCTAGGTTGTGAGAGACGGAAGAAAGATAGGAGTCGGCAATTTTCTTCTCCCATTGCGGCACTGTTATCCAATAGAAACAGTCGGAATTCCAATCTACGTACTGCGCCTTTGGATGATCTATAGAGAGGAAGTGAAGAGTAGGTTTGTAGGCATCCTTTAAATAGTATTGGTGTCTCCTCATATCAATTAGGTTATGCTTTAGGCGATAAAGGCGATAGGGGTCGTCAAAAAGGATGTCGTTTTCGGTTGGGGCTACTTTGCCTTCTAGTACATGTATCCAGTGCTCAACTCTATCAATGGAGTCCCAAAGTTCCTACATTCCCGGAATATCCCCATCCCCTATATCTATGAGTTCTCCTGTCTTCCTATCGTATTTCGGCCTTTGTATTGTGGGCTTCTTGCGGAGGTAGGGGTCACGTTTGGTTGCGGTTTGTAGCTGTTGCTGGTCGGCAAGCGGGTTATCCAATATTTCATCAAGCGATAGGTTCTTGTCTTCTTTGGTTTTAAAGGAATTATAGCGTGTTTTTCCGTTGTTTACTTCACCACGCTATACGGCGTTATAGCCTTTTTCATCCTTTCCATATAATATATAGTCTCCCATCTATTCAAGCTCTGCGGGAGTTGGATTTTTTTCAAGTTTATCTAATATATCTATGACTGCGGCTACACGGTCAGTATCGCGGTCAATGCTATAGTCTAGTGAGTAGGGTTTTTTCATGTAATACACCTCCCCCTTAGTTACAATTTTACCATATTTTTTTTAAGAAGTCAAGTATTTGAAAAATAAAAAATTGGTGGAATTTGTGGAAGGCCGCGAAGCGGCCCCGGATCTGGGCGGTTCATATCCGAAAAGCCGCCCCGCCCTGCCGCGCTTGCAATGGTTGCGCCCCGTCTGTAAAGCTGTAAAGCTGACCCGCAAAAAAATTTTTCGATTTTTTGAAAAAAGGGCTTGCAATTCGCTGTATTTGTGTTATACTATCCTTGTCACCGGGGGAACCGGGACAGGGAAAGCAAAAATGCTTACCCTACAAAAACAGGCCGCCTATAATAGGCAGGAAGGAAGGTATCCCATGAAGACTATGCACCGCCCCGGCTGGACTCGCATGATGGCGCGTTTGGCTTGCGAAGCCGCGAAGGGCTCCACCGCCGAAGCCCATGACGTCTCGGCCAAACTGGCTGAAGCCATCGTCCGCGCTTGCTTTTCGAAGCGCGGCACGACCGAAGACAAGCGCGCGCGCGCGGCTGGCCGCATTGACGGCTATTGCTACAGCCCGTTCACGGGCAAGCGCACCCCGGTGGAGACGAAGACGGGCGGCACCGTGAACTACGACGACCCGGGCGACAACTGGACGGCCGACGATGTCCTGCCGGGTGTGAAGCTGGTGGCTTTTCCGGTCATGACCCGGATTCACCACTGGTTCGAAATCCCCGAGTGGACGGCCATCATGACCCGCGAGGACTTTATCCGCTATGCGGAAGCCGCCAGCCGCAACGGCATCCGGGGCACGTTCCACCGCACCAGCCCCGGCACGAAGGGCAGGCCGCGCGTTCTCGCCTACCAGCCGACCCCGCTCGGCAAGATGCGGGACGCCATCGCGGCCGACATCGAGGCCGGCATCCTCTACACGCTCGACACCTACATGCTCGAGCATGACTGCCCCGACCTCGACCTGTAACACAACCAGCCGGGCGGCCGCGAGGCCGCCCGGCCACCGAAAAGAAAAGGAGGAGCCTACAATGAAACCCATCATCATCATCCTGCTTTCCGTCACCTTCCACTGCCCGACCGCCGACGTCACCGACCGCATCCGCGAGGCCCTTGCCCAGTGGCAGGCGGACGGCCCGGACGCGGACTATCCGCCCACCTTTTACGGTATGCCCGACGAGCTCGGACGGTACCGCTTGACCGCCACCTTTGCCCGGCGCGTCGACCGCTTTGATTGGATGCTCAGGCGCGAGGCCATCCGGGCCAGCTTGATCGAGGCCGCCGGAGAAGCCGTTGAGCCCGAGGAATGGTACGACGAGGCCACATGGTGGCAGTGGCACGCGACCACCGTCATCGCGGACGGGAAGGCCCGCCGGGTGGAGTAAGCGACCGCAAGCCCGGGCCGCAAGGCCCGGGCCGAATGAGAAAAGGAGGCACATTCCATGAGCAAGTATTACCAGACCAACAAGCTGACCGCTTTGTTCCGGCGCGTGTTCCGTGAGCAGAAGAGCGAGGAGGGCGAATTGCTGATTAGCTATGCCGAGGAGCTGATTTACAAGATGAGCCGCGAGGACTTTCCGGCTTTCCGGCGGTTCATGCAGGATTTCGGGCTTGAAGTCAGCGCGGACGACCTGCTCGAGTGGTGGGAAGAAAACGAGTAAAAAAGGCCGCCGGAAGGCGGCTTTTTCGCGCGGACGAAAAAGTTAGATGTTCCGCGGTTAGTTAGTCATAACTAACCGGAAAAGTTAGATGTTCATAGGCGGTTAGTCATAACTAACCGCAAAGTTAGATGTTGGGCGGTTAGTTATGACTAACTAACTGCAAAGTTAGATGTTCGAACATCTAACTTTCCCGCCAAACATCTAAATCGCGGCTGTACATCCGCGCGCGGATATGCTATAATAACCATGGTACAAGGGTACCACAAAAAAGAAGGGAGCTGTTTCAAGAATGCTAGAACTGCTGCGGAAACTGGAAAACAATGGTGGTCTGACTCTGCGCAATGGTGTAGCTATCAGCTACAAAGCTGGGTATCAAGTGGCCGACTATGGTGTGGAAGCTGCTACAGCTGAAGAAGCTGCAAAAGCTGTTGAAACCATGAAGGGAAATTGTGGCATTTGGCTGTCTGAAGGAATTTACTACATCGACCACAGCATGCACATCAAAACCTTGCGTGACGCCTTGCGTATCGGCCGCGAACATGCACAGCAGACAATTCTGCGGTGGCGTGATATGGAATTAATTTCTTGCAAATGAGCGCTTGCGCTCATTTTTAAAAGTTAGATGTTCAACATCTAACTTCTGGTTTGCGTTTTGCGCCGAAATATGCTATAATACAATTGTCCCGAGGAGGACAAGAAAAAAAGGAGGAATCACCCAATGAAAAACATCCAGTACATTCCCGACCATCGCTATGCCCATGCCTACATCCGCGCCTATGAAAACGGACAGCTGGAGCTAGTCAGCTACAGCACCGTGGTCATCACCGTGACGCCTGACCGGGAGCTGGTGGTGCATGGCCTGTACAGCATGACCACGCGTAAACATATTGGCTGGTTCATGCGGTTGCTCGGCCTGACCTATCAGGACGCCAAAAACGCCTACGAAAACAATCAGACGTTGCACGTGTAAAAAAGTGCCCATCCGGGCACTTTTTACTTGTCTTCAAAAGTTAGATGTTCAACATCTAATAGGCGTGATTGACTTCTGCCGCCAATGTGATATAATAGACTTGTCCAAAGGACAGAAGCAACACCACAAAGGAGGAAACACAATGTATCTCTTCTTCTCCTACCACAACGGTTACATCCCTTGCGGCAACGATGGCATGATGCAGGTTCCTACCAATGTACGCAGCTGGAAGCAGCTGGAGCAGCTGGCAAGGAGCTGGCAAGGTCGTCGCGCTGGCTGTGTCTGGCTGATCCGCACGTGGACAAAAGAAATGAGCGAAATGAGTCCGAGTCGATTCGATGAGTACGTGGCACGCAATGGCCGCATGGTCACTTGCAGGTAATGCAGGAACACCACACATAGTGTGGTGTTCTTCTTCTGCTACAACTTAGATGTTCAACATCTAAGTATCTCATTGACTCAATCAAAGGAATATGCTATAATCTAATCGTTCCAAAGGGAACGCACCACACCACACCACACCATGACAAGGAGGAAACACAATGTACTACTACCAGCACAAGGAATATGGCCATTTGGTCACGGAAGACGAACTGTTCGCGGACGCGGAATCTCTCGGCTATGATGACGTTACTGACCCCTGCTCTGTGGAATATGGCAATTTCGGCCTATACTACACTCTGACCAACATCAAAGTGTAACCCACTTTGAACAAATATAACGGATGAAAATCCGTTATATTTTATTTTGAAAATTATAGATGTTGAACATCTAGAATTATAAAAGTAAAATCCCTTAACATCCTAATTTAAAAATTCATATTCAATATTAAATATAAATTGCAATTTAAATTTGAAATCCTAAAACACAACCCATAAAAATTATCGTTAAATAAAATCTTAAAACATATCCGCTTTATTATATCGTTTATAAATTTCACATTACAAAAAATATTTATAAAAAATATTTCAAAAACAATTATAAATTATGTATCCTAAAACTAGCCTTATATTATAAAATTCATTTATAAAATAATAATGTGTTTTAAAAATCATTACTATTTTCCTAAAGCTATACCGCAATTCGATTTTCATTTTGTAATCTTTTTTCTGTACTAAATCCGCAATTAATTATCCCATTACCATAATGCAATATTTATTGCAATTTAATTTTTAAATTCAGAAAATAAAATCCTAAAATATATTACAATTAAAATTCCTATAAGGGATGGACGTCATTGATAATGGAGAATTAAATTACTATTTGAATTTGAATTCATAATATATTTGCAATATATTATTTTAATTCAATTCTCCCGAAACGTCTTAATAAATTTTAAAGTTACCTAACAAATTTAAAATTAAATAATAAATTATTTTCTACAATAAAAAACCGATCTAATATTCCTATAACTTCCGCCATTTGAAATACAAATTAACAAGACAAAACCCATAAGATTTCTTATATTAAATTCCCAATACTATATAATAAATCAGTTACATAATTTAAACTTCAAATTATTCCACTTAAATTAATATGTTTATAAGAAATAAAATCCCGATACAGTAACCATAATTTAAAAAATAATTGTAAATTTTTTTATACATAATTCTTTACGAAAACTAATCCTAAAACATGCCTTACTAATTATAATATACATTATTAAATATAACATTTAAAAATGAAAACATATATACTTATTATAATTAAAGTATATAAATAAAATCCTAATACTAGTAAGCATCATGTAATAATAATATAAATAATTATAATTTAATTTTAAATTTAACAATATACATTTATTATTAATTATAAACTCATCTTCCCACAATAGTAACCATATTAATTATTCTTCATATTATTATTAATTGCAATTAATATTATTATTAGCATCATTATTACATTCCGTTCTCGCATAAACAATTACCTTTAATAAATTAATTAATAAAACTTAAAACCTTATAAACATATGCTAAAATATATTTCTGCTTTATATTTCTCAAACCAATATTCCCATTAGTCATCTTTCAATAATTAGATGTTCCACATCTATCTATCTTCTTTACAAAAAATCAAATCCATGCTATAATACAATTGTTCCGAGGGAGGAACACAGCGGGATGAACTCCAATGCGTGAGGTGCCAGCCGCTATACAAATTGGTTTAAGTCCTCCACCGAGAACAATATAATTCCAATCAGCGTGACAGATTCCCGGGAATCATCATGATATGATTGGAATTATATTTTTATTTTCATTGTAAAATGTATGCGTAAAAATGTTTTCAAAAATCTTAAAATTTTATTTTATATTTGTATAACTAGCTCAGATGAGATTTCATTTTAAAATGATACAAAATATACCCCATCCCTATTTGGAATTTCATTCCGAAAAGTTAGATGTTTATCATCTAATATAACACTTGCATCAATCCTAAAAATGTGGTATGATACAGACGTTGGGAGGTGATACCCTTGGGCTAAGAGGGTCGGAGTTCCCGCGAGACCGAAAGGCGGGGCGCCAAAGTCGGGCGCAATAATACGACTAAAACAGGACATACTGTCCTGTTTTTATTTTATCAAAAGTTAGATGTTCAACATCTAATTGCAGGCTTGCAATCTAACAGAAAATATGATATACTCTAATCACGGTGAGAGAAACAGACTCACCGAAAAAGGAGGAAAGTAATCATGTTCATGAAAGAAAAGAATGAGACCATCAAGACCAGCCTCGCGCCCGTCGTACTCAACACTCCCGCCTATACCTCTCATTATTCTTGGTGGTACGGCTACCACTCCATGGAGCTGTACCTGCAGCGGATGGGCAACCGCGAAACCTTCGCCCTCTACGTGTGATGCGGCTCAGGCCGCATTTTCAAAACTTAGATGTTGAACATCTAATAACATACTTGTGTTTATCCAGCAAATATGATATACTTTAATCACGGTGAAGGACAACACCGGAAGAAAAGAAAGGGGGAAAACCAAAATGTACGAAATCTACGACCTGTATACCAAAGAGACCCTTCTCGACGGCTACACCACCGAGGCCGCCGCCCGGCGCGCGGCATGGATCATCTTCCGTGACCACATGTGGGGCGTGCGGAAAACGGCGTGAGCCGTTTTCCAAAGTTAGATGTTCAACATCTAATACCAACTGCAATTTCAAATCAAAACTATTGACTTCTTTTCCGGCATATGGTATCATATAGCCACGGGGAAGACACCCCCGGAAATGAAGGAGGTTGAAACCATGTACACCATCTACGAATGCTACATCTACGACGGCAACACCCGCGAACGTTGCGAGAGCATGCGCCACGTCAGCAAAGAGAAAATGACTGAGATTCTCACCCACTACTCCACCATGGAAGGATATGGCGACTACTGGTGGTTGGAAGCCGAGGAAGAGGGCTGATGCCCTCTTTTTATTTGCCCTTCCAAAGTTAGATGTTCAACATCTAATATTCTGCTTGCTTTTCCCCTCACTATATGGTATACTTTAATCACGGTGAGAGACAATCACCGAGAAAGGAAGGAAATACCATGAAGGAAATGCTCAAAGCTCTCAAGAATAACGGCGGCTTGACCCTCCGCAACGGGATCTCTGTCAGCTACAAGACCGGTTATCAGGTAGCTGACTACGGCATCGAATGCCGGACGGTGGAAGAAGCTGCGGCCGCGGTTGAATCCATGAAAAGCAGCTGCGGGGTCTGGTACTCGGATGGGATCTACTACATCGACCATTCTTTCCGGGTCAAGACAAAGCGCGAGGCTCTGGAGATCGGACGCAAACACAATCAGATCAGCGTCCTGCGGTGGGCGGATATGTCTCTGGTGTATTGCTAAGGGGCATACGCCCCTTTTCAAAACTTAGATGTTCAACATCTAACTTAAAACTTGCAATAATAGCAAAAGTGTGCTATACTCTAATCACGGTGAGGAGCACCGAAGAATGAAGGAGGAAACAACAATGACGAATTGCAAGGTTAACAACGTTCCCCAGTACGCGCACAACTACCGCTATTGGGTAGTGCGTGCGGTTGAAGGAGAGCTGTGGTTCTGGGGTGCATGGAATGATGAGGACCGCGCCAACGAAGTTGCCGCGGAGCTGCTCAACGGCGCGATTGTGGTCAACATGTGACCACAATTCTTATCTTAGATGTTGAACATCTAACCTGCCTATTGACAATAAATCAGAACTATGGTATACTCTATATACAGTAAGAAACAACCTTACTGAAAAGAAAGGAGTTAGCACAATGACTAACGAAGAGATGCTCCAGCAGGAAGAAGAAAATTGGCTCCTTTGGTGGGAAGAGACTCATCAGGATACCCCCGAAGATGATTACAGCTGGGAAGATGACTATCAGTAATGATAGTCATCTTACACAAGTTAGATGTTCAACATCTAACTATGCACTTGCACAAAAAAGAAAAATGTGATACAATAGAATCACGGTGAGAGACAAAATACCTTCACCGAAAGAAAGGAAGGAACACCATGAACAACTACGCCAGCGAAAAAGCCAACATCAATCTCCGCCACGTTGACAACCGCAATGCGTGGTCGTCGTACTACGACGGCAACAAGCTGCGCCCTTGGGAATGGCTCAGTGACATCTGCCAGGTTTGGTGGAACAGGGTGTTTATCAGCTGACGGCGCAAGCCGTCCTCGAGAAGTTAGATGTTCAACATCTAATATACCTCTTGCACTTTTCGGCGTTGTATGCTATAATCTAATCACGGTAAGGGAAGAGCCTACCGGAAAGAAAAGGAGGACGAAACAATGTCTTACATCGAGAAGTTCAACGGCCACCGCCACGCCCAGTGCTACATGCGTCACTACAACGACGACACGACCGCCCTCATCAGCTACAACACCGTTGTGGCGGAGCTGGATGACGAGGGCTGGATCCGCGTCAACGGGCTGTACAGTGCGACCACCCGCAAGCATTTGGGCTGGTTCGCCAAGGAGCTGGCGCGCATGTTCAACATCCGCCTGACCTACCACGACTTGCGCGACCTGTACACCAGCGGCGACATGCTGAACCTGCTGACGGGCGAGGTGCGGGAGGTGTGACCTCCCGCCCTTTTTGCAACCGCAAGTTAGATGTTCAACATCTAACAATCAGGTTGACTTTCTACCGGATATATGCTATACTATCATTGTTCCCAGAGGGAACAAAGAAAAGGAGGATGCCCCATGAAGTACATCAACATCACCGTCACCGTCTTCTCCGAGCGCGCCGCCCGTTGCAACCACGCCAACCTGTACCTGACCGAGTGGGACACGGATTGGGAGCTGGTTGTCCCCATGCCCACGAAAGTTGGCTTTGAGAAGCTGCGTGAATATGCCCGGAAGCTGGGTGTGAAGCCGCAGCTGGAGTTCAACCCGTTTGACTCCAGCATCCGCTCCTGGTCCGTCAACGGATTCCTCAAGGACTAAGCCCTTCGGGGCTTTTCTTAAATTAGATGTTCAACATCTAATTAATGATTTGATTTTTGTCATGAATTGTGCTATAATACAATTGTTCCGAGAGGGAACCACCTAAAACATATGGAGGGAACACGAATGAAGTACATCACCGTCATCACCATGGACACCCGCGCCACCATGCATCCCGACTACAAGACCTCCACCATCGAGCGCATCTATGGAACTGTGCATTCCACCGAATACGCCACCTTGCCGCAGGCGTTGGAGCTGGCGCATGAGCTGGAGAAGGACAACCAGCGCCGCCGCGTTTCCTACCACCACGACCACGCCAACGACCTCACCTATTACACCTTCACGAAGGACGCTTAAGCGTCCTTTTCAAATAGTTAGATGTTCAACATCTAATTGTCCTCTTGCATTCTTCCGCATTCCATGCTATAATACAACTGTACAAAGGAGGTAGGAAACCATGACAGAAATCATGACGAAGCACTGCTCTCACTGGCGCGCCGAGCGCGTGCAGCACATCATCAACGACATCGGTCTGGGTCAGGTTGTACGGGAGAAGTATGTCCGCGACGTGGCAGCTGGGACAGCTGGCAAGTATGTGTGCATCACTGACACCGGCATCACCATCATCAAGGATGAAGCCAAGGCCAAAATCATCACCATGTATGTCACCACTTTCCGGGAGCTGGTCACCGTGTATGGCGGTCAGAAAAAAATTCCTCCGTACCTGCGCAAGCGTGTAGACCGCAATCAGAGCAAGTACACCGAAGGCGGCAAGACCATCTGGAAGTAATCGGCGCAAGCCGATTCTTCCACAATTAGATGTTCAACATCTAACTACAGATTTGACTTCCACAGAAAATTCTGCTATAATACCATTGTAAACAGGAGAAGGAAAACTCCTACAAAACCAGAAAGGATAACCGATATGAAGAACTCCACTCTGACCGCCATCATGAACTACCTGAACGGCGAGACCATCACCAACCTCGACGAAATCCGCGATGAGCTGGCGATTGAAATCGCCCATCGTTCTGCGAAGGCCATCGCCAATCGGGAGCTGTATGCCGCCATGCACGACATCGTGATGGGCACCCTCGCCAAGGCGGACGCGCCCATGACCGTCCACGAAATCTACACCGCTGGCATAGACGAACTGCCCGAAGGTGCCACGAAGTCCAAGATTCAGTACGCTCTGCGGGCGCTGTGGGCGGATGAAGTCACCAAGCACGACAATGGCAAGAATCCGTTCACTTACTCCAAGGCGTGATAGGAGGGGCGCAAGCCCTTCCTTTTATTTTGTATTCTTAGATGTTCAACATCTAACTATCGCCCTTGCGTTTTCCCGTAACCTATGATATAATACAATTGTTCAAAGGAGGATGCGGACATGAAGAAAGTAATCTGGTTCGACATGGATGGAACCATTGCCGACCTTTACGGGGTAGACAATTGGCTTGACAAATTGCGAGCAGCAGATGAGTCGCCGTATGCTAACGCGCCTGTCATGCTTAACATGAATACCTTTGCTCGGTATCTCAATCGTGCGCGGGAGCTGGGGTATCAGATTGGCATCATCAGCTGGTTATCCAAATTATCTTCTACCGAATATGACATGCGGGTGACAGCTGCTAAACGAAAATGGTTATCCAATCATCTCCGTTCTGTCGCATGGGACTTCATCCATATTGTACCATATGGCACCCCCAAATCTACCTTCATCGTTACCAAAGAAGACATCCTGTTTGATGATGAGAAGCCGAACCGTGACAATTGGAACGGTGTTGCCTACCAACCTTCGCAGATAATGAGTGTTCTCCGGGCGCTTTAACCAGCGCTCACCAAGTTAGATGTTTAACATCTAAAATAAAGTTTGACTTCTTCGCGCATTTATGCTATAATCACAATTGTCAGGTGGGAACACCAAGACACAACAAAGCAAAGGGGAATGAAAAATGAGCAAAGTGTATGTCCTGACCAACGAAACCGTGCATTGCCTGATTGGCGTGTTCTCCACACACAAGGCCGCTACTGCCGCCATGCTGAATGTGTCCTCTGGCTGGAGCGTTGACGACGTGAAGCTGGGCCCGGTGTGCGATGAGTACAAGTTCATCTCCCCCGATGAGTGCGAAGTCCAGGAATACTGCATCGAGCAGGCGGAGCTGGACGACCCCATGTTCCTGCCGTGATTGTCACGGCATTTCAACATTAGATGTTCAACATCTAATTCTTCACAATCAAACTCTTGCTTTTCCTAAAAATCTATGCTATAATACAACTGTAATCAAGGGAAGGAAAACCCTCCAAACCAGAAAGGAAACTTGCTATGACTCAGATGGACATGAAGCGCACCGCCCGTTCTCTCACCGTCAATGCTCTCGCCGCGATTCTTGAAGAACTCGGCGCCGTCCAGTTCGCTGATGCCTCCTACGCTGTCCTTCAGGAAGTGGATGGTCAGGAAGTGTGGACGGAAATCACCGTCAAGGCGAAGTCCTTCACCCCCACGAGGACCTCTCCTGCCTTCGACCCCTTCGTCACTGCCGAAGAATGGAAGACCGATAAGGAAATCAAGGCTAAGGAAAAGGAAGAAAAGGAAAAGGCGAAAGCTGCTAAGCTGGCGGCTAAGGCTAAGAAGGAAGCCGAGGAAGAAGTGGCGGAGTAATCCGCCACACTTCCAACCTTAGATGTTGAACATCTAACTATTGATTTGACATATGGCAACAAGTATGCTATAATGGATACTGTCAGGAGGGGATATGCAATGAAGAAATTCGGTTATGCGATGGTCGCGGGTATGATGTTCTTCTTCCTCGGATGGATTTTCATCCGCACCACGTGGACTCTGGCAGGTGTGCTCATTTGCATTTGCCTCGGGTGGGTGGCAACAAAAATTGATGAAGAAAGGTCTTGACAAAAACCTACCCCTGTGATATAATAAGAACGTACCAAGAAAGGAGCTGGCAATAATGGAGACTTACGACATCTTCTACATTCACGAAGGCCAAGAGGGTATCATGCGCTCGCACTGTCTGGAAGAGTCCATCGACTATCTGATTGACAACAGTTGTGTGATTACCGACATCCGCGACATGAGCACGGGTAAAATGTATCGGGTCGCGACAAATGTGAGGAGGGTTGAAAATGAGTAATCTGCCCGAAGAACGTTGCCCAAAGTGCGGCTCGTATGACATTGAATGGATTGATTCCCAGTCCTACTATGATGATGACTTGAATTGGTTGGAGTGGCGCTGTGAGTGCTTTGAGTGCCATACCCGATTCCGTATCAACACCGCTTATCGCGCAATCAGGCGAGAGATTGAAGTGGAGGAAACAAACTAAATGAATAACCTCTCATATATCAAGGCTATGATTTCTCAATACCGCAAGAACTCCGATGGCATCGACAATTATAAAATTAAAAAGGTTGGAAAGTACACCGTCATCTCTATTGTAACAGATGATTGGTACTGCCCTGCCGCAGAAATGTGGTTCGATAAAGAAGGTAAATTCTGCGGATTTAACGACCCAGAAATTTAACCAACAGGCCAATTACAAATTGGCCTGTTTTCCTAAGTTAGATGTTCAACATCTAACTATCAATTTGACAACCTACCCCCTATATGCTATAATCAGAGTGTACCAAGGAGGGAGCACAATGACTCACATCGAAAAGAAAATCGCCATCTACCCCAGCAGCACCAGTCTCACGCGCCACACGAACAACCGCGCTCTGCGCAAGCGTATGAACAGGCGCGACCGTCGGCGGCTCAACAAATTTCTTCTGGAAAACGCTTGACAAATCCTCCACCATATGATATAATCAGAGTGTACCAAAGAGAAAGGGGAAATCACTATGAAGGAAAAGTTCTGGGATGTCTACGATGGCATCGGCGCATTCTTCCGCGACCTTCGCTCTGAGTATCGGAACCGCTTGATTCGACATTGCCTGCGCCATATCTGCTTAGATTCTGGCACTGCCCGTATGATGATACACAAACTGAGCAAAGGGGAAATACAGTATTACTTGGCAGAATATGATGAGTGTGAAGCCTACTGGCAGGAACACGGCTCCCCGTTTGACAAGTGAAAGGAGCAACACAATGAAGAAAAAGACAAACACCACGAATGCCGCCATTGACAAAATCTACGCTCTGAAAGCCGCCTTGGAAGGTATCGGTGCGCATTGCGAGCTTTACTTGGACGCACAATGGTTCTGCACTGACCACAAACTGCATCGTGGCATTGAATTGCACACGGATATCGACACGGGCGAAGATGACTTGTCTTTCCACTTCACTCCCGATGGTCGCCACATCATTGACTGCCGCCAAGCCCCTGTTGTTGAATGAAAGGAAGTGCTGATATGACCTACACCGTGACTGTGACCCGTGATGACACTCTGGAACTGGTGACTCTGAATGAAGAGTCCCTGAGCAACGCCCTGTGCGATGCCGCCTTCGCTATGAAGGAAGAGCACACGACTTCGGTGGCTGTGCGTAACGATGATGCCGCCCAGACTTGTCGGTTCTGGTGGGCACTGTGGGATACAGAGGGGGTATATCCGTGCTGAGCAAGTATCAGAAGAAGACCAGTATCGAGGTTCCTATGATTGAGGTGCATTGCACCGACTGTGATGCAGACTTCGAAGTCTCTCTCTACTACGCCACCATTGTCAACGTGTTTGACAATGGGTCTTGCGAACACGAACCGCATTACATTTTCTGGTGTCCCTACTGTAAGAAGGAATATCTGGTGCGCGTATAAGCGTGCCTTCTAAACTTAGATGTTTAACATCTAATTACATTTTAGAATCCTAATTCTTTACCCCATTTTGCACTTGACAATAACTTTCCCATATGCTATAATACCATTGTAGAAAGGAAGTGTAAGGAATGAGCAAGTGGAAGAAGATTCGCCACGATTTCCGCAAGGCTACCAAGGAACTGAACAAATTCGCAAGACTCTTTGCGCCCAAGGTTAAGTGCCGACTGGATGGGGAGTTTGCCGCCGAAAAGGGTAAGCGTATCAACTACTCCATCGTTTTGTCCCAGAAAGAAACCAAATGGTTCTGCGAAGACTTCATTCGCCGCTATCCTGCCGCGAAGGGTCTTGATGCTTTTACACTTTCTTTTCTCCACGAACTTGGGCACATTGTTACATGGGATGATATGATTGATGATAGTAAGGAACGTGCCGCGCTCTTCAACGCCGCCAGCGACTACGAAAGCAACATCAAATATTTCAATCTCTATAACGAACGTTTGGCAACGGATTGGGCAGGTACGTTCATTACCGAAAACCCCACCTATGTCCGTGACTTTGAAATAATCATTCTGCGCAAACTCGAAAAGGCGTGGCGGCATTACGATGGCTAATGCCATCAACCGCAATTAGATGTTCAACATCTAACCTTCCTCAAATTCATTATTGACTTTTGCCGCATAATCGACTATAATAACAATTGTCAGGAGGGCAAAGCGAACGAGACGCGAGGTACCCGCCCTTGTCCCACTTGCTGACGAGCAAGCCCAAAATAACCAATAAAAAAAGTTTGGGAAACCTCTTGACAATCCACACAAAGTGTGGTACAATAAGACTGTGCCAAAGAGCACAACACGAGCGGGAAGGAAAACCCAACAAACCAGAAAGGAATGATAGTATGATGACTATCAACACTCTGAACACCCTGCTGACCCTGACCACTGACGAAACCATCGTTGCCGAACTGACTGCCGAGCTGGAGAAGGCTAAGAAGGCTGCCGACAAGAAGGCGGAAGTCGCTGCCGCTAAGGAAGCTGAGTACGCTGCTGCGCACGATGTCGTCATGGGCGTGCTGGCCGATGCCGTCGCGCCTGTCACGCTGGCGGAGCTTTACGAAGCGTGCGGCGAGGAACTCACCATCAGCAAGTCCAAGCTCGCGTATGCCCTGCGCGTCTACTGGGCTGACGAGGTTGAGAAGACCGAAGGCAAGGTCAACCTCTACTCCCGCAAGGCGTAAGCCACACCCCCGGGGAGGGTAATACCCCTCCCCGCTCATGGGGAGTGATTGACACATCAGGGTAGTGTCCGCTGTGAGTAATCACCGACTCCGGGCAAACAGGAGCTAATGCGTAAGGGCAATGAGCATTTAATTGCACGCGCCGAAGTGGATACACACATCCACTGGGGTTCAATTCCCCCACTCTCCACCAGTGCCGCCTATGTGCGGCTTTTTTTTTGAAATTTCAATTAGATGTTGAACATCTAAGTCCAGAAAAATAACTACTTGACTTTTTCCTGATAATCGACTATAATCATAATTGTCAGGAGGGAACAGAAGCCAACTTCCCAAGGCGCCTGCGAGGTTGGACAGTTTCTGACCGGAGTGCACACTCCAAAATAAGATGAAAATTCTCTCTTCCCCTCTTGACAAAATAAAAATCCGTGATATAATACGGATGTAGACAGGGGAAGGAAAACCCCTAAAAACCAGAAAGGAAATTGCTATGAGCAAGATGACCAACGTGAATGCCCTGACCTTCGTCCTCGAGAACACTGACAACCTGCCTGATGAAGTTGTCGAGCGCCTGAATGCCATGATTGCTTCGCTGAACAAGCGCGCCGATAGCGCCAAGTCCCGTGAGCGCAAGCCTTCCGCCAAGGACATCGCCCACCAGCAGGAGATGGATGAACTGCGCGAGAAGGTTGTCGCCGCCCTCAACGCCGAACCCAACCGCCTGTTCGCTTGCAAGGAACTTGCCGAGATGGTCGGTGTCTCCACGCCCAAGATGTCCGCTGTGCTGATTTCTCTGAACAAGGCCAACCGTGTTCTGCGCTCCATGAATGACAAGGGCAAGGACATTCGTTGGCAGTCCATGGAACCCCAGGCCGAGTAAAAAAATACCCCGAGCAATCGGGGTATTTTTTATATACCTTAGTTAGATGTTGAACATCTATAAAAAAAAAAAATAAACTGGGTCATTTCTGACCCAGCACACCGCCGTATCGTGCATCAATCACCCTGTCATCATAGACCGTTTCCGTTCCCATATCCTCCATCGTCATCGCCACCACATCGCCCAC